CAGATCCTAAGCCAGTTCCTTCTTCAGATCCTAAGCCAGTTCCTTCTTCAGATCCTAAGCCAGTTCCTTCTTCAGATCCTAAGCCAGTTCCTTCTTCAGATCCTAAGCCAGTTCCTTCTGCAGAGCCTAAGCCAGTTCCTTCTTCAGATCCTAAGCCAGTTCCTTCCAAATTTTTGAAAATACAACAACGTAATTCAATAGAACGCCTTGTTTTTTGTTCTGATGTTATTCTAAATGAACCATGAACTACTCCTTTCTTTTCAGCATTTTTTGTAGCTGAACGAAAAAAATATACTTCTGATTCTTTCATATTTTCTTTATATATTGCTTCTAATCCTTCTTTAAAACGTATAGATGCTGCTTGTGAACCCGATACGAGCTGCACTGGAACATAATCTCTAATTTCTATGTTGTTTATATTTAAAAAACCTAAAGGCCAATCCTGAACATTTGTAGTGGGAAACCAAATATTAATAACATCTATAAGTTGTTTTTTTGGTGGACATTTAATAGGAATAGCCCATTGTTGTTGTTCTAAACAATGTCTATCATAAGTTGCATCAAAACTAATATAATCTAAATGCATCAAAGGATTTCCTGGAATTTGACAAGATTCCGCATTACACCCTGCCAAACGAAAAAGTAAATGTCTACTACAAACAGCCGTAATATTATCAATTCCAGTTAATTCTGTGTATTTTTTTTTTATCCATGATTCTAAAAAATTTATAGATGATTGTACGTGTTCATCCTGCCAATCTGGAAATTTGTCGGTTGGTTCTAAATTTTTTGATTTTTCAAATACACTCGAAAGATGGCTCATATCTTCAACATCAAATTGTAATGTTTGAAAACCATTCTCAATAAATTTGTAATCATCCATATTAGAGTATGGTTTAACATTTACATTATTATTTGTTATTTGTGTTTTATCAAGAGCGTGAAGTCCTAAGTCTATAAGGCTATCTGCTAAAAATCCATCTCCTAAAAATGACAAAACAACCCTATTTTCTTCAGTAGGCGCATTTCCTGGTTTTAATTCAGAACCAGCACTAGTATTTCCAGGAATTGATTGTGACATATATATATATATAAATACTGGTATAAAATTTAATATACACAGAACGTTTTTATTATCAAAAAAATACTATAAAGGACCTATATATACATTGTAAAGGATTCTAATGTTTGGTTTGTACTACAAATGGAAAGTACAATTGTCAACGTTTGTTATATTGTGGTTTGCTTGCCAAAATCATTAGATGATATATTTTATTTAGGAGCACATAGCAATTTTTGGTTGTATTTGGAAACCCTATTCGTTCGACGGTTCGAATAGCTTGTTCGCAAGACTCTATGAATGTGCTAATTTCTTTAATTTTTGCTGGTTTTCGCACAGATTCTCTAATTGACTTACGACAATTTGCTATAGTATAAATATTAGTACGTTCTTCGTGTCCAATCGGAATACTATTCATAATATTCTTATTTTTCATAATTTTTTGACCGATTACCTGAATTTTCAATGATATATGTCGCGCCATGATTTTAAGTTTGGGCATACGGACTTTCTTGAATACAAACAAATCAGGTAAATATTTGCTAGTTATCAAAACATGTCGCATATTTGGACCAAATAGAAATTCGCCAATAACACCAACTACGTCTTCGGGCATAGTATTTAATCGTTTTAGAACAGACGCTTCAATGCGTCTTTCCTTATTATCGCCTTTTTCACTACGTTTCCTATCGTTTTCCTTTTTACGAGCACAAAATTCAATATCTTTTAGCTCCGCACTTAGTTTACTACGACATTCATTCAGCAGAGACGACACATGATTTTCCATGACATTCAAATATTGCAGTCTATTTAAGCTTGTACATCGTAAACTATCAATATCTACATTGTCTTCTTTAAAATACCTCCACTGATTTAACTTGTTTTTTAAATTTTGTTCGTATAGTTTTTTGAATTCGGACGTTAGCGCATTTTGAATAGGAGTCTTCTTAGGATTTTTATCTGCATGACAACTTTCATAATTGAACAAAACAACTTCTAGTTCTTCCATTATTTATTTCTTTATTCATCCGGCGGTACAGTAATAATCAATTTTTATCAGTCGGTAAAATGCCGCAAATCCGTTTTGTCAGGGCCATTCACGTGAATAAATATTGGTTTTGCGCCCTTATATTCATATCCGTCGTCAACACGCTTTACCAAAGACAAATCTATTCCATAAGTATTGAAAAAAATTCTGTTTTTATAATCAAGCGCAAAATTGTTATTGGACTCTAAGAACCGTGCTGTCCAAAAGGCTTGGTCATCATCTTTATCATTATACTGATATTGTGAAATATATTGTCGAAGCGCCCATGCTTTGCCAATAAAAAGACCACTATTTAAATAAGGGAATTCGCAATCTTTATATGTATAATATTTTGCATAAGACGGCACTGGATTACAAGTAGTTTCGCAGCCGAAAACAATAGGTTTATCAAATTCTAAATATCGTTTAACAATTTCGTCCTGACAACCAAAATAAAGGACATCGTAAGCATCTGTAAACAAAACAATGTCGTCATCGAGAACATCCGTCCTTAATAAAAAATCACGTACTTCTTTTAATTTAACGCCGAAATTTCCGGTGGCATTCCATCCAATAGACCTATTTTCTTGCGCCCCAAGAACAGTAATGTTCTCGTTTTGACGCTCGACACGGGCTTTTATTCGATTTAAAATTTCATGTGGTTTTGTTGCCACGGTTATATAATGTAGACGGTTTTTGTACATTGTATACCGAAGTATTTTTCCTTTATGTTTATTTAGCTAATTTTTAATATAAGTTTAAAATATAAGATGTCGTCGTTTTACGAAGTAGTAAAAAATTATTTAACCCCTTATTATTGGTATTTTTTAATTATTGTTTCTTTTGTCATCTTTGGATTATTAGGAAAATATGCATATGATACTTATTATACTGCAGGTTATGCCGAAGGAAATAAAGATTTTAAAGATGTGGCTAACGCAGAGATACGCGACAGGGACGCAAATGTTTATTTTTTCTTCGTGGACTGGTGCCCCCATTGTAAGACGGCGTTACCCGACTGGATAAAATTTAAGAATCAATTCGACGGCCAAGAAGTAAACGGATATACAGTAAACTGTATTGATATGAACTGCACAGATGAAAATGAGGCAGTAACGCAAGCAATTCAAGAATATAAAATCGAAGGTTATCCTACTATTAAAATGAATAAGGATAACAAAGTTATTGATTTTGACGCCAAGATTTCATATGGAACATTAGAAAAATTTGTTAATATGATGACAAACCAATAATAAATCTATTTTTAATAAATATATTTATTTCTCTTCTGAGTCTACGCAGAATTCATTGATATAACTATCTGTTCCAATTTGAATAAGTCGCAAACGCTCTTCAATCTTAGAACTCGTATTAAAAATATCGCTTATCGATAAAGGAGGACAATCAATAAATATTTCGCGGTATATATTTATTGGCACTCTGTTATTCAAAACCCGTTCTATGGTCTTATAAAAAATATTTAATACGTAATCAAACAATGTTGAATCATTAGTTACATGATAATTTAATCGTATTATTGGTTTACGACAGAGTCCAAATATTTCTTCAGGATCAGCTCCATTATCAATACAATAATTCACAGGATAATTACATACCATTCCCCCGTCAGTATAACATTTGTCTTCATTTAAATAGGGCTGGAACAAAACAGGTAGGCAACAAGAACAATAAACTGCATCAATAATGCGCCAATCAGGGTGCGTTTTGTAAGAAAACTGAATAGGAGTGAAATTATTGATATTTACTGCGAAAAAATGCATGTCGATTCCAGTGTTCTCATAAAATTCCTTCATTGTAATATTTATCGACATATCTTTCCCATTAAAGAGTGGTAGAAATATTTCTTCTATTGTTTTTACATCATATATACCGCGACTATTAAAAACCGTAAATATGTTTTGAATATTAAAATTAAAAATTTGCTGCCATGGCCGTTTTATAATATAATCATCGAGAACAGTCCAATCATATTTTAGGGCAATTATTAATCCAAATAGTGCACCCGCGCTAGTACCAAATATAGATTTAATGTCATCTATTGACCATAAACCTCGCTTATTACTTTCTCGTAGAGCTCCATAAAATGAGAACCCGGCAACGCCGCCCCCGGACAATACGATATGTTTAATTTTTTTGTCTGTGTTTTCCATTATTATATTATTTGACGAAGCATTTATGTTTTTTGTGATAGAATTAAATTTATTGCATATATATAGGAATGTCTTGTATTTTATTTGCTGATGAAGAAGAAACCAATCGCAAAATAAACATCGACGAGCTCTATGAAAAGAAACAGAAAAAAGATTTAAAAATGGTATCTATTTTCAATAAAATATTAAATCGTATTCATAAACGAATTACAAACACTGCACGTATCAAAGTCGAAGAAAAACATATTTGGTTTGTGGTTCCTGAATATATATTTGGAGAACCTTGTTATAGTAAAGGAGATTGCATTGGATATTTAGTGGCAAAATTGGAAGATAATGGCTTTCATGTAAGATATGTATATCCAAGTAATTTATTTATTAGTTGGCTACATTGGATACCATCATATGTTCGAACAGAAGTTAAAAAGAAAACCGGAATTGTTCTCGATGAAAGGGGTAATATTATAACCAAGGTAGAAGACGAAGAAGAAAATAACCAAAAATCATCCAATGAAAAAGGTGCAACAACTAAAAATCAGAAACAATATACTCCAATTAATAATTATAAACCAACTGGTAATTTAATATACGGAAAAGAAATGTTTGAGAAATTAGAGAAAAGAGTAAATATGCCTTAAGCACAAAAAATTGATTGTTACCTTCTATTTATCTTAATAAACACACATAGAATGGTTGAACCTATAAAAAAAATTACTATTCGCGTAAAACTACGTAAAATAAACTGCGATGAAAATATAAATTCTATGACTGAAATACATTTAGCAGAACAAAAGCTAGTAAACAAAACTCAAAAAAAGAAAAAAGTCATGAGTAATGAGAACAAATCCAAACTTTGGGAAATATTTGATTCTGATAAAAAAACTTTATACGACGAACCCATTGATAAAATAGAATGTTTATATAGCGCTACCGGCCAACATGATATGTGTTCTACTTGTAATTCGTATCTGATAATTATGGAGGATGGGTTTCCGACGTGTACAAATCCTGAATGTTGTATTATGTATAAAGATGTGCTCGATTATTCTCCTGAGTGGCGCTTCTATGGTGCAGAAGATAAAAACGCAAATGATCCTACGCGGTGTGGTAATCCTATTAATCCCCTTTTGGTTGAATCCTCTTTTGGTTGTAAAGTACTATGTAGTAATAACTCATCATACGAAATGAAAAAAATTCGTAAGTGGACGGAATGGCAATCTATGCCGCATAAAGAAAAATCGCTTTACGACGAATTTCAATTTATTACACATATGGCACAAAACTCTGGAATACCAAAGATATTTATTGACGACGCGATGGTATTACACAAAGATATTTCCGAACAGAAGATGTTTCGTGGCATGAATCGTGATGGGATTAAAGCCGCGTCTATTTATATTTCATGTAGATTGAATGGTTGTCCTAGAACAGCACATGAAATCGCTGAGATATTTAAGTTAGATAAAACTAGCGCTACGAACGGATGTTCTATGGCAGTTAATATTTTACACAATATTGAACGAAATATGGACCCGTCACAAAAAAAAGATTTATGTGTTACATTACCCAGTTCGTTTATTGACCGTTACTGTAGCCGTATGAATTTTAATAAAGAAATGACAATGTTGGCCAAATTTGTTACTAATAAAATTGAAAAGAATAATATTATTACGGATAATATTCCTCACGCAATTGCTGCTGGAGTGGTATATTTTGTATCTCAAATTTGTGGACTTAATACAAATAAGGTGGATATTAAAAATGTTAGTGGGGTTAGCGAGGTAACAATTAATAAATGCTATAAAAAACTGGACAGCATTAAAGATTCACTGGTGCCAAAATCTATTTTAGACAAATATGTTTTGTAAATGGGGAATTGTAGGTTCTCTAGAGTTTAGACAAATCCACTAAAATTTTATGGGTGCATATAATATAATTTATGTCGGACACTTCTGAAAACATTACTGTTGAAATTTTCGAACCCATTATTGATAATATAACCGAGGAAGTACCTGTTACTGAGGAACCGGTTTCCAATGAAGTGCCCGTTACCGAGGAGCCGGTTGTCAAGGAAGTGCCCGTTACCGAGGAACCTGTTGTCGAGGAGCCGGTTGTCGAAGAAGTGCCCGTTACCGAGGAGCTTGTTGTCGAGGAACCTGTTGCTGAGGAGCCTGTTGTCGAGGAGCCCGTTACTGAGGAGCCCGTTACTGAGGAGCCTGTTGCTGAGGAGCCGGTTGTCGAGGAACCTGTTACCGAGGAACCTGTTACCGAGGAACCAGTGCAAGAAGCAACATTATCTATTGAGAGGACAGAATCAGACGCGCCAGTTTCTGAGAATGAATTATCAGAGACAAACGAGGTATCGGTTCCTGAATTAAAACCTGAGCCTATACATGTAGCTGATCCTGTTCCAAAATACGTTTTTATTGTCCCTTACCGCGACCGCCAACAACAGTTGGCTTTCTTCAAAAAACATATGTCCTTTGTTCTCGAAGACACGAACCCAAATTATTATAAAATTTTTTTTATCCACCAGTGCGACCAACGTTCGTTCAATCGTGGCGCAATGAAAAACATTGGTTTTTTATACATCAAAGATACGTATCCCAATGACTACCGAAACATTACTTTGGTGTTTAACGATATTGATACCATGCCGTACACTAAGAATTTTTTCAATTATGATACTACACCAGGAAACGTGAAACATTTTTATGGTTTCAAATACGCACTTGGTGGTATTGTATCGATAAAGGCCGGCGACTTTGAGAGAATCAACGGATACCCTAATTTCTGGGCCTGGGGATATGAAGACAATTTATTACAAAAACGCGTTCTCAATAACGGTATTTTTATTGATAGAAATCAATATTATCCTTTGATGGATAAAAACATTTTCCAAATGAAGGATGGATTAGAGAGATTAGTAAATCGCGCGGAATTTGACAAATTCTTAGGACTTACACTTGAAGGCATATCAAATATCCAAGGGCTTCAATATGATTATGATGAACAAACCGGTTTTGTAAACGTAAAATCATTCATAACGGGAACGGAAGAGTTACAAAATCAATCTACGGCACATAATTTAACCAACGGCAATCGTCCATTTAATGCTCCTATTCTAGGAGGGCGCCGTCGTCCTGCAATGGGGATGTCGTTTTTTTAAATCATCAATTTGTGTAAAATTTAAATATAAATAAAACATTTCTATATTAGATTAAATGTTTTATATTTTATTACTAACAATAACAATAATATATTTAATCAAACAATACGAAATTTTTGAATACCAACCATATATAAAACCACAATATGGATTAGCTGAATCAACAGATGATTATGTTTCTCCAATAATAATAGACAATTTTATAACAGAAGAAGAGGCAAAATATATCCTAGACCTAGCCCGGGAAAAATTTGTTCCAAGTGTCCTTTTTGGAAATTATAGAATGAATGATATTCGCAATAGCAAAAGTGTTTGGTTACCAACACACGACCAAACTATAAGTTCTATTATACAAAGAGCATGTAGTAAAGTGGGACTTCCTTTTAAAAACTCAGAAGGGTTACAAGTAGTAAAATATGACGCAAACGGATATTTCAAACAACATTATGATACTACTCACAAAATAGAAAAACAATCAAGCGACTTCTTTTCGCACGGAGGACATAGATTAGCGACAATTATTGTTTATTTGAATGATGATTTTGAAGGCGGAGAAACACATTTTGTAAATCTTCAGAAACACATAAAACCAAATAAATACGGGGGTATATTATTCTATTCTTTAGATAAAAACGGCAATAAATGTCACCCCAAATCTTTACATGAAGGTACAAAAGTTATATCAGGTAATAAGTACATTGCAAATATTTGGATAAGACAAAATAAATTTATATAATCAATATATATTGATTATATAATGAAAGCATTATATATTGCGCTATGTCTAATACTTATTTTTATTATTATTTGTTTTTCAATATTATCTACACCGCCTGTTGAAACATTTGCTGAATTAGGTTACGCAGATGATGATGACGACTATATATACCCAACCGTATATAATAATTTTATTACTCCTCACGAGGCTAATTACATATTAAGTCAAGCGGAACCGAAATTTGCGGATAGCGAAACAATTGGAGGAGGCGTAGATACAACAACCCGTAAAAGTAAAACGGCTTGGTTAGATAAAAACGACCCCACTATAAAAAAAATCATTGAACGTGTATGCGCAATAAATAATTATTCTAGCGAAAATGCTGAACACTTACAGGTAGTTAAATACGGCCCTGGTGGATTTTACAACCCTCATCACGACAGCACGGGCGACGATAATCCAGAAAGTAACGAATTTTTGAAATCGGGCGGACATAGAATAGCAACTATGTTAATATATTTGAACGACGAGTTTGAAGGTGGTGCTACTAGATTTGTAAATTTAGCAAAAGACGTAAAACCTCCCAAATATGGTAGTATTTTATTTTACCCATTAGATAAAAATAACAACCGTTGCCATCCAAAAGCATTACATGCCGGATTACCTTTAAAATCAGGACAAAAATGTATTGCCAATGTATGGATTCGACAGGGCCCCTTTACTAATACCTGCGATTAGGCCTCGATTATTTTATATGTTAAACCAATATCACTTTGACTTTCCCATATTCCTGATATTTTTAATATAAACTGTGGCGAAATAGCCTGTCCGTCTTTTCTGGCACTATATAATTTTATAGTTCCTGACATAAGTTGTTTATAAATTGAAACAACGGAATTTTTACCACCCTTATTTGTATGTGTTTGTTTATAATATTCAATGATTCTATGCTCTATCTTAGATAGTTCTTGAATAAATATATTATTCTGCGACGAATCAATAGCAAGCCTTGCGCTATGTTTATTGCCACTTCTTTCAATCGATTGAATTTCTAGAGGCATTGACAAATAAACACTATTCAGTGAAAAACACTCATCAGAATAAATAATTTTGGAGAATGTACCGTCCATAATGATGTTTTGTTTTGGCTGCAAAAAATACATATATCCTAATTGAAAATTTGAATTGTCAAGTATAATGTTCATACGATAAATAAAGTTGTTTAGATATGTTTATTTGGTTTTGATTTAAAATATAATATATTAGATATATTATATATAGCTATGGCTGAAATATTTTTAAATGATGTAGCCTTTGATAAGAATAATTTAATTATTAAATGGAAAGGCAAAACGTTTAATCAAATTACTTCTCGTATTCAAATGAACACGCGTGGGAAATCATCTACTTTTAAAAAGGCAGAATATTTCCGTGCGCTTCCTATTTTGTTACCCAGGCGCGAGATTGCGACGAACTTTAATAGTAATTCTGTATGCGATGCCCGTATGTCATTATCTATTAATGTATTTGACCAACCCGGGGGTAGTATCATAAATTCGTCTGTAAAAACAAACAACAACGGTTTAGTAAATACCATGGATAATTTAATACCAAACAATATTTGTGAAGACATAGGCACTTGTTTGGCGTTTGTTTCCCCTTCTGAAACTGCAAAACGCCGTGTTCGAAGTGCTGGAATGATTAAGCGTCAGTTTGATATTTCCAAGGGCAACGACAAAACCTATTTTGTCGATAAAGCGCAATATTTGGTCAGTCGTAATCTTACGTTTCAACAAAATCAATATAATTATATTCGTTCAGGTAATGCCAAAGCCGAACCAGGTGACGCCCTTTCTTCGCAAAATTTATATTCTGCACAAGGACTTAGCCACTGTAAAAAATATTATATACCGACAGATTGTAGTTTTTCATATCAATGGGTATTTCCAAATTCAACTGATAATACGAAAGCTGACGGCTATTCAGTACAAGGCGGAAATAATATTTATTTTTATAACCAGGTTGATGTTTCTGCAGGATATTATACGGTTGATGATGTTAACAATGTTTTACATCTTACTATGTTGAAAAACGGACATTATTTAATAAACAAAGCTACACAGTCAAAAGTGTTTACTATTTATTTTGCTTACAATCCGATTTACAATAAAATGGAATTACATAGTTCAAAAATTGATGCACTCGTTTTTTCTACCATTAATTATACAAAACCCTTTTCTCCAGGCTGGGACCCTACTATTTATCCTCCCGCATTCAATTACCAAAATTTGGTTGCCTGGCCGATACCATCTGGTGAAACATTATCTGGTAATTCTGCGTTAAAAGACTCAGTTGTGCCCGTTGTAGTTATTTATAATAATGCATTTACGAATGCAATCGGTTTTAGTCCTGGTATTTATCCTACAAATCCTATATTGACATATGTGGATAGATTAAATGCCGCGTATTCACTAAAACAAAATTTGACGAATGTTGATAATTACGCTCTTTCCAATTATGGTCCTGGTATTCAACCCGTTTATAAATCCGTGGTTTATAAACCCAGCAATCCACAATTTGCTAGTCAGGGTGGAGTTAGTGCCAGTTCCGCAACCCAGCGCGTTCGTTATAACACAATTACAAACAATACTGCAGTTTATCAAAAGGCTTACGGAACGTCAGTAGCAAACGCACTAGCATACGGAGTTCCTGAAAATGGTTATACCATCAAAGACAAACTTGGTTATCCATCGCGTAGCACGCCAAGATTTGCGCCACTATCGACTGTAATGCAATGCGCAACGTGTAACACTTGGGACCCGCAAAATTCAACAAAAATGAATTAAGAATAAATAGCTTTTACCATTCGTCCTGTTCTTGCATATTCGCTTTTTTCATAATCAAATGTCCCAAAACATCGCACCAAGAATCTATCGTGACCATCATATTTTGGGAAAAAAGGAGAGCGTCCATGAACGGCACGACAATTATCTATCAATATAATTTCACCAGGCTTTAAATTATGTTGAAACCGTTTTTCATAATAGATAGCAATAATTTTCCTTAATAAATGTTCTCCCATTTCATCAGAACTAAACATCAAATCTTGGTCAAATATAAGTTGTGGGTTGTCAATCGGTCCATGGATGATTGCCATTGGCCCTCGAACATCTCCTTCTGCGAATTCCTGTCCATGTAATTTAAAGGATAAATCAACTCCTGTTTTCCATAAGGGTTCTCGAAGTAATTGTAATTCTTCAAATGTCATATAATTTAATATTTCATTTACGGGTAAAATATACGTTAGCGCTTGCTTATCACCTTTTAAACAGGCCAAACTTAATATATCTGGCCGTAATTGTGAAAATGCCTGTTCGGTATGAATTTCTAGCTCAATGTTACTACCAACACTAGTTTGGTTTTTAGCTAGAGCTTGAATAGGAACAATGTCTTGAAAAAGTTGGCCATATCCTTCAGCTTCATATGCCAACATTTCGCCAATAGCACTATTTAAAATGGCTTGAACACGTGCTAATAAAGTGGTTTCGCCTATCTTGCTTTTGTTATCAGACGGAGTTTTGACAATGGATACATGTAGTCCACGAAACAATAAATATCCACTTTTTGTGCCTCGTTTTGAGAACTCGCGTAAATGTTCTCGAATTCTACCTGGGATTTGTTTTGTTAATTGTTTAGCTTGTTCACAGAATTCGTTCGGATCATCCGAAGGACTTGCGCAAATTTGTCTCGCTAAATAATTTAAAACAACGACTTCCTGGTCATTAAAATCAATTATATATTGTTCCATAATATATAATTATCGTTTTTTTATGGTTCTGCGCTTACGCACCAACCTACCTCCATTTTGAACCGACAGAACTGTAGTCCATGTACCAGTTTCATCAATAGGAGATAATCGTCTTACTGTTTTGCGTATTAGTTTACTACGATCTCGCGAAATACTCTGGTTTATTATTTTTTCACGTAATGACCTGCGTTTATGATTTGGTATAACGGACATTTATTTATACTGAGAAAATTATGCAATATCATCAGCGCAAAACATATTATTTGTTGAGAACACATTGGCTTCTACGCCGTTTTTTTTACACCACTGTAAACATTTCTGAATATTTGTTTTAACTAGGCCGTCTATTTTTTCTTGTTTTTGTTTGATTTCTATTAGCGACGTCGTATAATGAATGTTCTCAATTTGTTGTTGTCCTAATATTGAATTATATTCCTCTAATTTTGAAATAAAATAATAAGATAACGGCAAGTTCAAAAAACGATGAATGTATTTATCTGAAGGCACCACTAACATTGCTTCAAATGTCTTCTGTAAAAACGGATAAAAATGCTCGTGATTTGAGAACAAGAAATCGCGGCATACAATATATTTCTCTGAATTAGCATAGCGACTTGTTTGTGGCTTAATAATATAAACCTTATCATAAAAAGACGATAAAATATACAAAATATCTATAGTATGATGCATAAAACTATCGAATATTTTGAGAACAAACGACCCGCCCCTTTTCTGAAGAACTACTGCATAACAAACTTGCGCGAAAAGTAGCTGACTTATGCTAATTTCCTGTTTATTAAAATCCATTGAAAAATCAAATCCACCATCGCCGGTAACAAAATCCATGGACGATCCGTATTTTTTACGACAATACTCCAAATTAGCCATAGATAAAATATTACCCGTATTATCAGCACCACATTCAATATAAACGTTCTCGTTTTTCTTTAAAAACGCGTCGCTTTTTTTCCATCCAGGAATATTATTGTCATTCATTTCGTCCAAAATTGTCATTCCAATATAAATGTCCTTATTATTCTTACGCGTATTACACAAGGCTTCTATAAATCCACCCGGCCCTTCCGCCAAATGAAAACTACGCATAGATTTTACGCCAAAATTCATATTAAATGTGTTAAGCATTTCTATCATTTTAAAATAAGACCGTGAAAGAGGCTTATATGTAGAAATACTTTTCTTTTTAAACGGGACTACGCTATGAATATACTCATAAGGATTGGTATATTTTTTAAATATATCCCACTCGCATTCGTGGTCATCCAATTTCATTTTAATATTATACAAATAATGGGATAGAGAATTCGAAATATGAGGTTCTGGTTCTACGTCATCGGGTATACATTGTATATATTTATGAATTAAAAAACTAGTTTTGGGTAATAGATAATATGTCATTTTATGTCGATACATAAAATAAAAAATACTATTTATATCGTTGTTACATGATTATTTTATAAGGGTTTTATGGTTGGTTTTTTGATAGTTAGTTTTTTTATAACAGGCGTCGGATCAACAGTTATTGATACTGTCTGAGCCAATGGTTCGGTAACAGGTTCCGGTTGAGTCAACGGCTCCGGCTCTACAGACTGGCCCTCTTCTGAGTATCGTTCTAGTACTATCTTAGGCTTTTTAATCTTACGAATTGCTGGTTTTGGCGCAGTTGGCGCAGTAATTTCCGGGTGCGCTTTTTCCATTTCTTTAATATCCTGCGTAATAACTTCCTCTATAGATTCAGCCATTTTATTTTGCTGTTCTATTATTTTCGCTATTTTGTCCGTATTTACGTTACGTACCTTCTTGAATATAAAATATCGATTCATAAACGAAATTTGTTTTTCTTCTTGAGTCATATTCTGCGCCTTACCATAATCCAGTCCGGCCCGTTGACTACGTTTTATTTCGTTTTCCATATTGGCATAAAGTTCCGAAAACATACCTGCGCTATCAGGAAGTCCCATTTTTATACACTCTGATTTGAAGACTGGAACAAACCCATAATCTTCCATAATACGCACCACATAATCGAAATTTACCAAATACTCTTGTAAATACTGATTAATACTCTCTTGATATACATTAATTGGATAACCAACACTCAAATCGTCGTCAGGAAAGCCAGTTTGGTCATATAATTTTACGATTTCAAATATCTTTCTGCCTTCGCTCATAATTATAATGCTCTCATCCTTTTGCTTATCCTTCAGTAAATTGAACACAGTTTTGCCGTCATAACAAGTTCCAATGAAATAACCGTTTATGCGTGTGCATTCAGCTACGTTTCTCAAAAACTCATGAAGCGTCTTTTTACTCTCGAAGAAATAATGAAAGGCGAATTGGACAGAACTAATATGAAAACCAGTCTGTGCTGTTCCGTAATGTTTATATACACCATGGCCGAGGGCTCTCTCGTCTTTAGGTCCAACACCGAATAGCGCATTTGTAATCTCTTTATCTTTTTCTGTACCAAATGCTTTACCAGAGCGAATATTTAACGATGAATTACCTGTAACGAAAAGCGCGTCGGGAGTGTCTCTATCTTTTCTCTTTGAACGTAAATAACGAGCACAAGCTCCGTCTAAACGATTTTGAATATTGTCTTTAAATACGTCAACTCCGAATACAAATGAAATATGTGCGTTTATCCATTTTGATAAATCACCAGCCTTGCCTACAGCATAATCCATCAAAATATCTTGTGGATTTGACACCCCAACAATCAACTTTTTCTTCACGTATAAATTATGGAAATCACGAAGACCTTGAGTGCTCGTTTGTTCATTTGACCGATTATAATATACATCTTCTGTTACTACTTCTTGAGCAATATTTTCGCCAGTACTAATCATTTCCTCCGTAATAGGATGATGAATAGAATGCCAATTAGCATTAGCTACGTGGTATGCATTACCGTAGTTCTTAGCACCAGCATTTAATTCGCTAGTTTTATCATAACGTACCCTGAGCGGTACCCATGCCCATCCGTCCTTGTTTGTTGATTCATATTTAAACTCAACAATCATATTTTCATCAAAATATTCTCCTTCTTCGGTTACCATAAATACGTTGTTTCCATCTTGCTTCAAAAGAACATTGCAATACCTTGCTTCTGGATGATAAGGATTGGTAGGGCAGAAAGGCACATGTTTATAATCTTTGGCATATCCCACGACAGGTTCTGGAATTTTACCATCTACCACATCCTGAAACGGATTTACAAAAGCATGTTGTTTATTACGAATATCAAAACCGCAATGTAATTCGATAGTTTTATATTGAATAACGTCTTGAACACCTTGCATATTTTTTCCCTCTTGGAAAATATGATGTACTTCAGGTTTTCCTTTCTTATCAAGTTTGTTAATAACTAAGAAGTCAATTGTGTTGAATGCAGGCGGCTTCCATTTCATAGAGTGCTCCCATGTTATTTTTTCAAGAGGTCCTGCTTTACCTATTTCTTTTGAGCCAACCCCACAATTTGAAGGAGTAAAGATAATACCATCCGTAGTATATTCAAAAAGACCATCGTTTTGCTTCGTAAGAATCTTTGAACAACATTGAAATATAGATTCGTTTTCTGTACACAGGTAAAACTCCTTACATTTTACAATAAAATTTGCCGATTTTGTCTGTTTTGCATCAACCGTTTCTTGTTTGTCAGCTATGGATAGTGGCTTGATGGCGTCAATAATAGCATTCAAAAGAGGAAGGCGAAATGTATTTTCTTTGTCTCCCATATCCTCTGCTACAAATCCATATTCACGGACGTTGAGTTTATTAACATAATAAAGGTCAAAAGCAGCATATAAATTAATATATTTTCCTGATTTGTCGTATTTAATATGTTCTCCGTCTAAAATAGAATTCCATACACGCTTCTCTTTTGAAACCGTGCCTGTGAAAATAACGTTCATATTAGTATCAATCAAATATATTTTACCTTCATAATTGACAAACAATAGTTTTCGTTCCCCATCCGCCTTATCTGTTACTGTATAATTCTTTCGAATATTTGGTATCGTCGACGAATCTTTTGGCTCAATAATGTTTTCCATTTGTATTGTAAACGATGAAGGGCCAATAAAGTCTTTTGACATAATTTTACGAGATTGATATTCGTCACCATGCACTAATTTCATATATTGGTCAATTACGACTTTTTGTTCATGATAAGAAATCGGATATTTTGTCATTTGAAGCCCCGATAGAACAGTTCGAATACATTTTCGCAAAACGCCCATAATAGATTCAGTACTATTGAACAAAGTTCCTGTTCCAATACGACTATTATCCATTTCAAGTTCTATTTCGTATGTTTCGGGGTTAGTAAATACACCAGCCTCTTGTATAGTATATGTAGGCATTGGTTTACGGTAAGTTGTCTTAGAACCTTTTACAATACTTAGGTCAGCAAACACAGGAAAATCTGGGTGTCTAAACCGCACACGATTCATGCAACGGAAAATTTTCTGCGAATTTGACCATTCCGCAATAATATTACGAGCAAGGGGATGATTCGTATGAAACTCTTCTTCGTTCTGATAAGAGGCACGAAAATTATAATCCGCAATATCTACGGCCCTAATTTTTTCGCCGTTTTTTGCTAATGCGTTAGTTTTGCGCGTGAATTTCAATTTATTGAAAACGGTAGACGGTAAATCTATCAACTTCTGGATACTGTTTGTCTTACAATAATGCTGAATCAGATCCGTCCCCACAATTTCCGCGCGAATATTCGACATCGTACGCTCCCCTGTTTGAGGATGCAAATAATCGCTATACACACGTAAAATTTGTGTTCCGTCTTCGTTATCTACTTTAAAACCACATGCATAGAGTTGTTTTACCACGTTATCATAATCGATTTTGCTAATAGATTTGGATAATTTCGGATTCGAACCAAAACGGATTTCAAATTCTGCAGACTTTTTATCCATACGAAATAACGGATTGTTTTCTAAATATTGACCCACCATTTTTTCAAATTCTTTCTTTGCTCGCGCGCGCGCAGCATCCTCTATTTTTTTAATATCGTCATTAGATTCGTCGGTTATGGGTTCATTGTCTTCCACTTTATTCATCAAATAGTATAGTATATAGTTAATTCATATATTATTTTGATAATATAATCAATTTTTTGTTGTTATTTGACCTATCTATTATTTACCATACATCTTTATTTATAATTTTTTGATTCATTAATCACAACTGCATGTCAGTGCGAATTTTATTAGAAAAACTTTAGTTGTTTGCATAATATATAATGGGTAGAAAACACTACTATTATTCCAGCGACGAATATTCGTGCGACGAAAATTCAGATAATGAATCTTCTTGTGAAGGGCAACGTAAACATTCTTGTAAAAAATGCAAAAAACCTCTATGTAAAAGCTGCGGAAAAACAAGCTGCAAAAAAGCGCAACCAAAATCATCTGTTTGTAAGTCGTGTAAAAAGAAGGAAGGACAATGCGATAACAAAAAAGACTGTAAGTGTGTTATTATTACGGTAAATTAATTTTGTAACTGCATATTGTATCACAAATTATTTTGTTTTTATAAAATCTTGTATAGTCAAAGTATATATAATTTTTGATTATATGCCCAAAAATCAGTCTTGTTGTTCTGATGACGAATGTTCGGTAGATAGCGACCGTGGTTGCAAACCAAGACGACCTCGATGCCGGTCTAGCTCTCCAAGTAAACCAAAAAAATGCAAAGATGGCAAAGACGGTAAAAACGGTAAAAACGGATTAGACGGTAAAGATGGAAAAGATGGGGAAAACGGCAATTCTGGTAAACCTGGCCGTGATGGTAAAGATGGCCGTGATGGTAAAGACGGAGAAAATGGTAAAGATGGGGAAGACGGTCGTGATGGACGCGATGGTAAGGATGGTAAAGATGGTAAAGATGGGGAAGACGGACAGGATGGAGAGGATGGCCGTGACGGAAGAAATGGTAAAGATGGAGAGAATGGCCGTGACGGTAAAAACGGTAAAGACGGAGAAGACGGACAGGATGGACAAGACGGACAAGATGGCTGCGACGGAGAAGACGGTAAAGACGGATGCACAGGACCACCTGGTCCTTGCGGCCCTCGTGGACATCAGGGCGAAAAAGGATGCCCAGGAGAACGAGGCCCACGTGGGCATCCCGGAGAAAAAGGATGTCCTGGAGAAAAAGGACCCAAAGGCGACACTGGACCTAAAGGAGATAAAGGAGATAAGGGAGATAAAGGAGATAAGGGAGACACAGGACCAAAAGGCCACACTGGCGAAACTGGTTTGATTGGACCAATTGGACCAGCAGGACTTGATGGACCCGCAGGACCAATTGGACCCGCAGGACTTGATGGACCTATTGGACCTATTGGACCCACAGGCCCAGTTGGACCGGTTGGAACCGCAGGACCAGTTGGACCAGCAGGACCAATAGGACCCATTGGACCCCCCGGACTCCCATCAATTTCCAATTTCGCAGATTTTTATGGCCTAATGAGTAATAATGACATAGTAAACGATAATCCTAATGCCATCGCACCTGGTTCATCAGTTAATTTTCCAAATCCTCTTGTGAATCCATATGGCTCAATACAACGCTTATACGGAACTAGCACAAATTCGTTCAGTTTACCACCAAGTGGACTTTTTGAAATCACATTTCAAGTCGGAGTACAAAATACTGGCGAATTGGTTGTTGTATTAAACGGACAAGAACAGTTAATGACGGTTGTAGGTAAAAGCGGCGGTGGATTATTAGTTGGTGTATCTATAATATCTACTCCTCCTATCAACAATTCTACTCTTAGTATTAATAATCCATCCATCGCGGCTCCAGGAGGATTAAAAATCGACGAATCAAGCGGGCCTTTATCAAAGCCATTTTCCTGTCATCTTATTATTAAACAACTCGCATAATTTATTTATTTATTGATATGTATAATAAATAAATTATTTATATATTACTCTGTTAATTAGTTTTGAAACATGATATATTGTAATGTAAACGGAGGTATCCATTTGCCGTTTATATTTTGCGGAACAAACTCCCAAAGGAAAGGTGTCCAAATATAATCATTTGTTGCCAGATAACACAAATAAGTATGAATATAATAAGGACCCGCAATTGTTTTTATCATAGCGTCTAATAAAGACGCAAACGAAAAAGATAATAAACAACTTCCATTTTGACATTGAAAATATGAAAAAAACATGTTCATAGTAATATAATAATCATGCGTTCTATCTTGATGGAACAAAGTTTTTAAACCCACTTCGTTTGCGTATTTTGAGAAACCGTCTGTTCCAAACGGATACCAACCGTCATTACCCGCCCATAAAAAATACATACGCAAAAGATATTCAGATGAATAGTTAAATATTGAACTACTGTCAATAAAATTTGTATTATAATGACACGCCGTAATAAAATATTTTCCGGTTGGGTTTAAAACGGATTTTATTATATTTGAATATTTTTTATAATGCTCTGCGTGATCTTTTCCGCTCGTAAGAATATATTCTAGATTACCACATTGTATAATAATATCATACGTTCCAATTTTTTCCGGCGTTATATCCCAGGAATTCATATGGAATGCTTCAAATCCTTTTTTTTTGACACGTTTCACTTGTTCATTAGAAATCGAAAGTCCTGTCGGTCGTAGTTCATAATGTTCATAAATATAGTCCATAAAATCCCCGTCTCCAAAGCCTATTTCTAAAATTTTCATACCAGGTTTAATATCCAATTTTTTACATATTAATTCAAATTTTCTATCATCTGTTGTTTTTTTTAAAACACTTGCTTCGGGTAATTTTTCATTGTTTACATCATAAATAACAGCATTTGGGTTGTTTATAGATTCGAGATAAGTTTTTTTACACCAATCATATATTTTTTTATTGTTTTCTGAACTGATGTCTTTAGTGTCAAAACCTATTATTTCATCAAAATTTGCTTCTGAAAAGTTGGATAATACTTGGTTTTTTTTGGTTATGTTATTCCAAAAATCACTATATTGATATTCTGTTGCTATATACGGTTCCATATGATAACCTTTGTATTTTAACGTTTCTAAAACTCCTTCTAAAACTAAAGGAATAAACAATAAAAAATAATTTTTTGTTGTGTATGCAAAGTATAGAGAAAAACTCACGCTTAAATTCCTAACCAATGCACGTAAAGAAAATTTTTTTGTTTTTGTATATGCGTAAGTAACGATTGCTTGAACGCAAATCGTAAATATAAAAACATACAACACTCCAAATTTTTTAAAAAGCAATTTTAATTTCATTTATATAATGACATATTTTTTTGTTGTAATATAATTTACTCGCTACCAAAAAAAGATCCCTTGCCAATCTTAAAATCCCCCAACCTCATAATCGTATCATGATTGTTCTTCATAATTTCTTTAATCAAATCTTTGATAGAAATTAAACCCACAAACTCGCTCGACTTCTCGTCCATAACAAGCAAATGACGAATATCTTTAAACAACATCTTATTCATACACATTTCGAGACTATCGTCCTTCTTAGCAATCATCAAATTCGGTTCATACGTGCAAATATCCTTTACGGTCAATGTTGTCGACTGTCCCTCGACACACGCTACTTTGTTAATATAATCGCGCTCTGAACAAACACCTACAATCTTATCTGCCGAATCCATTACCGCCAAGCATCCAATATTGAAAGACTTAAAACGAACAGCCGCCTCCTTTACCGGCGCCGACTCCTTTATCTTAAAATCTATCTTATGATAACAAGAGCTTTTAAATAAAGTATATGCATCCACAGAACCAGACGAAAATCTACGAATCGTACGCGCTAACAACATGATATTCTATATATCATGTTTTTTTTAAATTGTTTTTCCCAATTATTTCCATACACATAGCTCACGAACGGTATCATATAATTCCACTTTCGTATATTTTTTATTTTCATCATAAATAGATAATTTGCGCGCCAAGTCAATCAAATCTTGCGCTTTATAATGCGACGCTGCCTTCATCGGCTTCAAATAATTATCCAAAACCATATATTTTTCGCGTAGCTCTATGAGTCGACCAGTGGATATCCATTCAAGCTGTGCTCTATATTTCCCGTATTTGTCTTTAAATAACACATACGTATGTCGATCAGAGTCCTGTTGGTCGGCCGTCGCCCAATATTCCAGCATACAACGACCTTCCGAACAAATCAACAAAACATTTATATCATAAAACACAGTTAATGCGCCTAATACACTTAAACTAGTCTCTTTCTGAGATGTCAAAAGCTCTGATAAAATCTCTTGGATTAGAACATTTGTTACTTTATGATTCGTTGATTTGATTCTTAGTTTATTTTCATTTATAAACTTAGCCAAACGCTGTTTTTCCTCCAACTCTTTAACCCCATAATTATGCCCAATTCTTTGATATTCTGTGTGCCCATGATGTATTACATAGAGACACCAAAACAATGTATCCTGCTGTCTAGGCTGAAAAAACTCAGGTTCTGAGTCAGGTTCATAGCCGTGGTCCACTTCCTTTAGCGTATCAACCTCTTTCTCAACAAGAATTACTTCGCGCTTCATAGCACTATACACAAAATCATCTTTTGTTTCCTTGGTTAACATAAATTTCTTATATGTTGAAATATTATAATCATTAAATAATTTGTTAGGATAATAGGTCAGACTGCTCATTGACTAGTTATAAGATAAAAGCATTTCCTCTTTATTATCTTTTTCAATAAAGTACGTGTTCTTGAAATCTTCTTTTTGTTGTTCTGTAGTATTTAATGATTGCTCTTGTTGTTTAGTGTATTGAACATATTCATGAATTTGATCAATAGTATCTTTATTCAAAAACGAAAGATTAATATAACAACCGCTTTTGTTTTCATTTATTTTACATAGATTCTTCGATAAAATTTTGAGAACCTCAATTTGATGATATTTATTCATTGATTCGATACTTTTTTTTATTAATTCAAGAGCTTCGACCTCCATTAGTAATGATAATTCAATGCTCAATATTTTATATAGTTTTATTTTCTCATTTACTATTATAACTATGGAATTAATAGAAACACTACTTAAAAAATATTTATATGAAGAAAGATGGTATATTGTTATTATTGCTGCATTTAGCTTAGCTTTAAATTTTTTCCAAGTAAACGGAATTTCTATTATTACGGCTAATATCATCGAAAGCATTCAAAAAAATAAACTCGATGTTGCAAAAATGAACTACTTTTATTTTGTGGTTGTTACGGTTCTCTTTTTAATGTTTTATCACGGCTATAAATATTACCAAAATCTTTTATTTACAAAACTACCCAATTGGTTAAAGCGCGAATTAGTTAAATTTATTATTGTCTCTAATAATGAGAACATTTCTTCTATTAATTTTTCAAAGTTAACGTCCCCGATTAATCGTATTACTAACTCAATATATGGAGTTTTTTATCGTATATTAGTTCATATGTTTCCTGACTTGGTATTCCTATTTGTTATTAATTTTTATTTTATATCTATGAGTATTCCGTTTGGACTGGTATTTTTTATTGCAAACGCGTTTCTATTAATATATATGTTCACTGGATGGTCAGAAGTAATAGACCACAGAAAAGAATACGAGGAGCATGCTAACGCGAATGAAAAATTCCTCATCGACATGTTAAACAATATAGAAAAAATTATTTATCGCGGAAAAGGCGCAGACGAAATAAATCGTTATTCTAGTCAAAGCGAGGTTTCTACCGAAAAGGCCGTTACTTTTTATAAAAAGGTCGATCAACGAGTTCTTGTATTAAACGTAATTTTGTCTATTACAATTTTTATTTTAATCGGTGGGCTTTTTTATTTATATACTAAAAAGCGTATATCCATTGAAACTTTTATAGCCTTTTTCACAATTTTGCTCTTATATCGTGATCGCATGAGTGGAAATTATGAATCGCTTGTAGACTATATCGAGTTTTTCGGTAAATTAAATTACGTAACAGATATGTTTACTGAATTAGTTGGAGAATACCAAGAAACCAAGGATAAAGAATATAAGCAGACGGAATTAAAATTCGATAGAATCCGTTTTGAAAACATTTCCTATAAATATCCAGGAACAGATACTCTAGTATTTGACAGATTCAATATTGATTTGGATACAAAAGATAAAATTATTGGTATTACGGGAATATCAGGAAAAGGAAAGTCCACGCTTGTCAAATTATTGGTAAAATTATACAGACCAACTGACGGCTCCATATATATCGACGAAATAAATATTGCTGACATTGACCCGAATTATCTACGTAAACACATTACATACGTAAACCAAAACTCCAAAATGTTCGATATTCGTATTATAGATAATATATTATATGGGTGTAACGACCACGATGCATGCAATGGACATCTTAATGAAATAGTTAAATATCCCAAAATAAAAGAACTCTATGATAAATTAGATTTACATAATGGAACCGTAGGTAGCCTGGGAGAAAAACTATCTGGAGGACAGCGCCAAATCACGAACATTATTGGTGGCCTAGTAAATCCTTGTAAAATATTAGTTCTTGACGAACCAACAAATGCTCTCGACCCCGAACTGAAGAATGAAATTATAAAACTCATTCAGGATTTCAAAAAACATAAAAAATGTATTATTATTATTACTCACGATGAAGCCGTCTATCCTATTTTTACCGAAAAGATAACAATATAATATTTAATCTTGTTGAATCGTAATTGGCCTTTTTTGCTCGACTGCCTGGTTTTCCATCAACTTAGCGATAACACAAATAAACGGGTCATTGAGTTCAAATCGAATACCAATAACACGCACCGTAATTTTTGTATTCTCTTTTGCTTGACCAAATGCCTTATCATTATATTGATGATCACGCGCTACAAATATGGTTAGTGGCACAATACCATCCTCGTCAGTAACTTCAGCATGAATTCCTGCCTTAGTAATCGTTTTAACCATGCACTCAATAAGCATTCCCTCAATAGGATAGCAAATCATACATTCAAATACGGTTTCAAATGTTATTTGATCTCCAGCAATATCTCCGCTAGAATAAGTAAGAATCCGCACCGAATTGGGCTTAATAAATCCTTCGGCAATACAACGGCCCTCGGTTCCTTTTGATATCATATTCTCTAAATTACGCTTAATATTTTTACCCACTTGATTTATTGATAAAGCCACGCGTTTTGTCAACATAGATTTCATATATACGCCGTAAATTTGAGGTTTTTGATTAGGCTTTGCCATTTACTACTATAATGATATAAAATTATGTTTATATCATTCCAATTCAATTTTTTATGTCATGTTATTTTATGCAATGTTAGTAAAAAAAAGGACTAATAAAAACATAACGAATAAAAAACGGGGAGGTGCTTTAGTTTTACCTGCTATCGGTGTTGGAATTATAGCTACTTTGATTAAACCATTTATTGAAAAAAAGGAGGACTTTGATTATAATTTAGGAACAGAAATAGAAGTAACTAGTGACGTAACATATGAATGCGTGGGAATAAAGGCAATTCCTCCAGATTATCAAAACGACGATAGCACAGGAGAAGTAGCAAAGAGAACAGCTAGTTATTTATCGCAAAGTGCTGGTCTTTCTTTAGCAGATGGAGTTGACAGAATAATATTCAAAAATCACGATTATTTGGAGTTTTTTAATAAAGAATATTTGTTTAACAAAGGTTATTATGGTAGCGCAGAAGAATTTAAAAATCTTTTAAAATCAGGTGCCAGCTCTACTTTTTTGAACTCGCGTAATAATAGTCCAATTATGTATCCAGGAACCCGCGTAAACGTTAAAATCCCGGGTTTTTTAAATTCAAGCATGGTGGCTAGGTTAGTTAAAAAAATACAGATAGGATACGTCGCTGAAAAACCATACTATCACTACATAGTAGAATATAAAAAAAAAACAGACCAAAAGTCTTGGAAAGACCTTGCTTCATCTTCTGCTAAAAGTTTGAGTGGTATGACCGAACTTTATCAATTAGACAATCCAATAAAAGAAACGAGACTAAAACTAGAAGCATTTGGACCTACGCTACCTTTTTCAAATATTGCACTAAATGATACTAAAGAGTGTTGTCCTTGTTCAAAGGAAACTCCTTCTAGCGGCGGCGCTAATATTAATGATACCACAAATATTATAAATCCTTTAATTACCGGTCAGCAACAAGAGCAGATACAAGAAATACAGCCACAAATACAGCCACAAATACAGCCACAAATACAGCCACAAATACAGCCACAAATACAGCCACAAATACAGCCAGAAATGCAGCCACAAATACAGCCAGAAATACAGCCACAAATACAGCCAGAAATGCAGCCACAAATACAGCCAGAAATACAGCCACAAATACAGCCACAAATCCAGCCAGAAATAAATAGCGCAACAAATTCAAATCCTTATTATAAACAATATCCGTGTGCCATTCCTGCCGGGTTAGTTACAAAAAACATGAGTTCTGCAGTACCATTATTTTATAAATTGAACGAGGAAATTAATATACCGTTTGAAAATCCGGATATGTTTATTGTCTTTCATATGCTGAAATATCAATTTAAAAAAACTTTAAATTTGGGTAGAATAAATCTTTTATATCACATTTTAAGTTCGTTTGGTAAAGCAATGCGTCAGAATGAGCCGTACTATAATACTTTAAAAGGATTCTCTATTCCTGAAGATCCAAAACTAAGAAAAAATTTAGATGCAGTAGCAACAACGCCACAAGAAGTCGTTGCAAAGTTTACAGAGCAAACCAATAAACAACTTGCAAAAGAAAAAGCAGATGACGATAAAGAAACTGATACAGAATCAACACCAATAACAGAACAACAAGTAACAGGACAACAAGCACAAACTGCCGGGAAAAAACGCACAACAAAATCTAAGCGTTCTCGAAAAAACAAAACAAAAAAAATATTGAAAGGTGGTTTACATTTTAGTGGAACTGTTGATGGAGATATTGGTGTAATTAATGATAAAATATCAAAATATATTTTTGGTAAAAATTTGAGAACGCCAGAATGGAGAGATAAACTGTTTGATAGTAACCATCCTTTAAAATATGTCGAAGAAGAACAAAAAATGTTTTTGGCATTAGCAATTATATATTATAAGAACATGACCAATACAGAACAAAAACAAAAGTATGACGATTTTTTTATGGAACCTAATCCGTTCAGTAACTATTTGGATGAAACTCAAAACAAGGACCTTACTACTGATATTGAAATGGAACTAAAAAATTATGAAGGCAAAACTCCTTATCAAATGGTTTTGATATTAGCGGATTTGGTTTGGACAAACAGAAAACATCAAGTTGGTCAAGTCGGTGGACTATTTAATATACCCAACATCGGCATAAGGAAATCAGTAAACAAAAGCATACAATACGTCGGAGAAAGTATAGCAAAAAACAACATGTTTTTAAATAAAATATTTGATTATGCATTCAAACGCATGGTTTTTTATAAATTAAAGAAGTTATTTATTCCTGTTACAGTAAATGCTGAAACCAAAACGCTTACACCAGAACAGAAAAATAGTTTATATGAAACTGTTAATTTTTATAGGAAAATAAAATTCAGTACTCTATCTTCTGCCGATTTTTCATGCACAACCACAACAAACAATGCTTTGGCTATTGTTAGTAATCCATTTGCTGGTGTCATGGGTTACGGGTCTACGTTCTCAAACCTTCCACCAGCTTTACAAACGGCATCACAACTTAACACTCCACAATGTTATATTACAACGTTGTTGTACGCTTATATTCTATTTTTTATGTAAACTGCATTTCAGAAAATAATATGGTTATTTTCTGAAAGAATACTAAAACGCAATATTATTTAATATTGCACGTTCGGTATCAAAAAACACCGTCTCTGACGAATGACGTAAAATCATCTCGGCAATTACGCAAAGGCCTATTTTCATCATTTTTTCACTATTTTTTGTATTATACGTCTTAGACCCTAATATTTTATTCAGTGTTTTTATAATATCGCCTTTGGTTTCGTTTTCTAATCTTGAGCCCGTATTTCTTTCCACAGACGTATCTTTTACTTTAAAAACAACATCTTTGCTTTTGCTAAACATCTGCATAAACCCTATTACTTTATCTTTAAAACCAGCTGCTCTTACAATATATTTATCGATAATGAGTTGGCCCAATTTTTTCTTATCACTCTGTTTTGCTTCCGTCCAAGGGTTACCTTCTTCTTGTGATTGAACATATATTTTACATACATTTTCGTCGGCAAGAATAATTCCGCGCACTAATTTGTTTTCAACTATCTTTTCATCAAAATATTCTTTTATTAATACTTCGTTCTCATTTTTGGCTTGAAAAGCGGGAGCACAAACATTTATGGTAAGAGTTAATTTATTTACAAATTTAAGACTATCCAAATAGTGACAATATACAAATCGTGTTATTTCTGAAAGTGGTATTTTATGAATATCTATTAAAATTGGAATGACCTTATTAACGTGTTTATACCAATCGACTTCTCCTTTATCTAGTTCTCCCTGTGGGTTCAGAGCGTACTCTAAGTTTTTCTTTAAATCAACTAATATTTCATCGTAAGACATAGGTTTTTCTGATTCTTCTTCCTCATCCTCGTCTTCTTCTGCTGGTGTATCTAATCCAGTTTTGCGTGCGCGTTTTACTGGTTCCGGTATTTTTATAACTACCGATTCGTGTTTAAAATCAACAGGAGCAGTACGCTCAAAAGTAGATGCGCTTTCGTCGTTTATTTCGATTGGCTGAAAAGCATAATATTCCCCTTTATTAATTAAATATCCGCGCCGTCCGTATTTATCTAACAAATACTCGTTTTTATCTTCAATAAACTGCGTAATAGTATAATAAATTTGCTCTTTGGGATATACTTTTATAGCATTTACAAAGTTCTCAATTTGAGACCATTTATAAACCGATTGTTCACGAAACATCTCACGTATACGTTTCAAAATCATTTCATAATTTGTCTTTACGAATTCTTCTCCGTAAGTATCTTTGATAATATCTGTTTCGGGATTTATTTCTTGATTGGGAGAACATGTAAAAGAACAATTATCCATATAATCACAAACATTTGTAAACGGTTTATCGCCAATTTGATAATCCACCGTTTTTCTACTGGCTAAATTTATTTTTACATTTGCGTTCTCGGCTATCGCCAGGAATTTTTCTACAGTAAAGTTTGTTTGGCCTATATTCAATAAACAATCTACAGCCGTTTCCTTTAATAATCTTGTAACCTGTCCAATCTGTTTTGTCTTCTTCTCTGCAAGGCGATATACATACAAATCGGCGGGTTCAATATCATTTGTTGGCTGAGTCCCGTGTAAATATATTTCTACATTTCGTTCTTCGAATGGTAAGGCGCAATGACTCAAATTACGAACTCCGCGACCTACGATTTGTTCTATACGATTCATATTATACCAAGGCTCTAAAATATGTATTTGACGAATACATTTAAAATCCAGCCCTTCAGAAGCAGCTTTTGAAATCAAAATAACTTTTACTTGGCCACCATCATTGTTCTCTGGACTAGTAATATATTTCATATCTTCGCCATTATTCGGAGAAAAATACTTGTCTCCTGTAATCATAACATATTTTGCTGGTTTAAATTGTCCATTTGATTCGCTTTTCGGTAACAATGTAATGGCGTCGATCGGTTCAGCAGGTGGGGTTTTAAATAAATTTCTTGTATGCTGTGCTGTTCCAAAACGTGAGAATCCCAACTCTTCTAGTGCTAATGCTAGTGGCACTGCACCACCGTCAATATACTGCGAATAAACCAAAACTATACCATTTGAATTCATAATACAATCGCATATTTTGGCAATTTTACTACTATAATTACCTATGTTTTCACTACTAAAAATTGGACCATATTGGCTAACAACATTTGGTTTATATTCAAAATCATAGCGTAATGGCGGACCTTCCGACGTTTTATAATTTACGATTTGTGCTAGTCCGCGTTTTCCTATCATATCATCAATTATAGACTTTCCTTCTTCTGTAGATATTTCTGTTTGCTCATTTGATTGCTGAATTGTTAGTTCTGGAGTAGGCGCTGCTGTATTTTGTTGAAGCTTGCTATCAACAATAGCGTCAAGTCGACTATTTGGATAAACAATATTTAATGCTTCAAGTGGTACCAATAATAAAGTATATCCAAAACTTTCCATGTTCTCAAAAGATGGCATATTTATTTCTAGTCCATAAGCATTAGTTTTATTAAAAGATTTTGTCATTAAATAATTCATTATAAACTCATATCCATGACCTTGATATTGGCCAATAGGACTTACAAATACCGGCGTAGATTGTATGGGTGTTTCAATTGGTTTATTATTCATTTGAACTCTTGGATATGTTATTTCCGTAATTAAACTCTCTGGTGCAAAAAGGTCGGGGTATGCACGTATGGGGAAAGTATAAGGGTTCTCTCCGCGTACATAAGATACGTAACCAGTCAATTTTCGCACCAAAATGTCTCTACCTCCTTCAATGATACGTCCATCGTCAAGTTTCTTTTCCTCTTTAAAATTGCCCTCTTTATCAAATATATCATTTATAGATACTGTCGCGCGCTTGTCGTTTAAATTAATAAGATTCAACAACCAGACAATTTCTTTATATGAATTATACATAGGCGTTGCAGACAATAATAATAAACGCATATTATCCGAGTGTCTAGCTACGGTCATTAATAATTCTGCTGTGCGTTTTTCTTTATTTTCGTCAGTGATGCGTATGTTATGTACCTCATCTATAATAATAAGCCGATTATTAAAGTTTTTTTTTATCTTTTTAATTTCTATTGCCTTTTTCTCTTTTTGTGAGAACCCGGTGTCTTGTGAAATATTTGTCACTTTACTAATATAATTTGCAAGTTCTCCGTAACCCATAAAGACATAATATTGATGAATAAGACCATTTATTTCGGCGACAACACGTTCTCGTGTTAGTCCTTTCAGACTGGTAGGGTTAATTTCGCGTAATAACAAATTACCTACGCATGTATCCAAATTCCATAAGCCATTGATTTCCTTTAGTTTTTTGTCGTTAAATAACTGCGTGCGGAAATTTACCTGTACGTTTGGAGACGCAACAATCATAATTTTTTGTGTTACACCGACTTGTTTCAAATAAGCACGCATTTCCTCTGCAACACCAATAGCACTACAGGTTTTTCCTGTTCCCAAAGAGTGGTATAATAATAAACTATTATAAGGCGTTTGAAATGAAAGGAAATTTTTAACAAAGAGTTGATGAGGCATTAGCTCGAAATCGGCGTTACACATAATTTCGGCCTGTTTTTTAACATCATAAATGGTTCCGTCATATTTTGTATCATTAAACTCTTTACGCTTTGCTATTTTAATATTAAAATTTGGATCATTCAAATGGGGATATAAATAATCATATTCTACGCTGTCTCTGTTTGCTTCAAATTCTTTTCGCTCTTTTTCTAATAAAGGGTTTCTCGTCTCCGTTTGATATTGTAGGGACTCTTCGACATTAGGTGCTTCGACATTAGGTGTTTCGACATTAGCCGCTGTTTCTGGAGATGTAGTCAGCTGACTTTGATCAGAAGAGATGGATTCGTTTGCTGGAGTAAAAATGGGTTCACTAATTGGTTTTGCTACGGCTAATTCAACTGTTTGCTCTTCTGCTTTAAATTTTGGTTTTATTTTACGATATATCGGTTCACATAAGCCGGTGTCCTTGTTTTTGTGTTCTCCAACAGGGCAGCGTTCTTCGGTGTCATCAAATGGCTCAGGAGGAGGAGGAACTTCTTCTTTAGTATTTGCCTCGGGCGAACTAAACGCCCGCGCAATCAATTCTAAAAAAGGAACAGTTTCTTTTACTACTGCCTGTTTTCCGTCTAATGGACCTGGATTTTTTGGAACGATTGGCTCTTCTTTTAATATGCTACTAAGTGGTTTAGGTTTTTCTTGGGCTACCGGTTCTTCGCCTACAGGAAAATAGCGGGCGTAATAATCATTATAATACAAATTAATAAAATCCTTTATTCCCAATAAACGACTTGTTTTACCTTTGTCTGTGTATTCTATACCGGTCATCATTTCAGAATTATGGCGCATTTTTCTACCAGCAATTTTATTCCCACGATATTCACCAGACGTATTTGTATGATTTATTCTAAATTTTTCTACTCCAGTTATTTCAGCAAAAATATACGATAGAGCACGACGGTCTACCTTTTTATTATTAATAAACACTTGATATGTTTCTGATGCCTTTCCGGTAATTTTTGTTCTACCCGTTTCTTTGGGTTCGGTAATACGAACTACCTCTTCTCCGTCTCGAATACCAATAAGTATCTCCTTTATTAAATTGACTGCTTGTTGTCTTGCCTTTTGTTCTTCTGCTTCGCTCAAAGTCGGCAAATCATTTATGCCGCCAACGTGCTTATATGTTTTATTATGTTTATCATTATGATTTCTATATTTTTTGGAATACATTATATATAGAATATAATATATTTTTGAATGGTAGAACTTACTTATGGTAGACATAGATTAACAAAAAACAACCAATAATAAATAGGGCATACAATAAATGTTTTCTTATGTGTAATGTTTCAGAAATTTTTGTCATTCTTGGTTTGTATTCAGCATGATATTTATCTAAAGCCACAGGTAATGACAATTCTTCTTTTCCTAATTCGGAATTAATTTTGTTATGAACAAAAAACGTCCACCGTACAAAAGATTCTCGACTATCTAGATATGGCACAATAGGATATTTATCTAATAACCTACTAAATTTATCGCCCATTTCTTGGTCCGGCATAAACAAAGGAAAATTTTGTATTAAATCGTAATATTTACGTTTGGTAATTTGATTTGGCCATTGTGGATAGGATTCGGCAACAGTATGTAAAAAAAACCAATAATGTGGGCCCCAAACTTCAGGACTAAATTTCATTCAATATGATAAATATATAAAGATTGGGGATTATAATATTGTAACGAAACCGAAAACATATAATGAACGATAATTATTGCAACAATTGCGGAAAAGCCGGCCACGTATTTCATCAATGTAAAATGCCTATAACTAGCATAGGAATAATTGTCTTTCGACGCAATCCAACCAGTAAAAACCAATTTGAATATTTAATGATTTGTAGAAAAGACACGTTGGGTTTTATAGATTTTATGCGCGGCAAATATTCCGTTTATAATAAACCATACGTGTTAAATATGATGAAGCAAATGACAGATTCGGAAAAGGAATGTTTAAATACACTTGATTTTAATGAATTATGGAAGCGTATTTGGGGAAACGAAGAAATATCAAATCAATATAAAATTGAAGAAGTGGTGTCCAGAGAAAAATTCAATTCATTAAAGCATGGAATATTAAATAAAAACGATTTTTACACGCTAGCTGATATTATTGAAGAGAGTAATCTGAATGACAAATGGACTGAACCCGAATGGGGTTTTCCAAAGGGCCGTCGTAATTACCAAGAAAAAGACATAGAATGCGCTCTACGCGAATTTGAAGAAGAAACTGGACTAAAGAACATAAAATTTATCGAAAATCTGTTACCTTACGAAGAGATATTTACTGGTTCAAATTTTAAATCGTATAAGCACAAGTATTTTATAGGACATATGAACTACGAAGATACGTTAATCACAGGAAATTTTGAAAAGTCAGAGGTAAGTAAAATGGCTTGGTTAAGTTATGACGATTGTATCGAATGTATTCGACATTATAATTTAGAAAAAAAACGCACTCTTTTAAACATACATTCTACATTAACGAAATATAAATTATTATAATTTTCTCATAGTAATATAATGAGATTTGAAATACTTTTAATCGCAATAACAGCATTTGTAGTAGCTAATATTTATACGGACGGTAAATATTTAAAAACTTTATATTCATGGAAAAAATATTATCAAATGGTGGGCGTAGTTTTTGGTGCCCTAATGATTTATTGGTTAATAAAAAAAAATCCAGCACAGGCTGGTCAAATACTAAATGCATCAAACGACTACGTTAAATATTTACCAGTGGATAAAAGTACATCTAGTATATTAACTCCAATATTAGACTTTACATCAAAACAAAACTTTTCCGAAAACGGGACATCCTATGGAGGACAACCAATTATTGACCCAAGACAAAAATCATCAGAGACAAAATTAATGGGATCAGGACGTGGAAGCACAAAACGTTCGGTTAGCGAAACAAAGAAAAAATTCGTAGCGTCGAATCAAAATTGGCAATGCGGAAACTGTGGAAAACAATTAAATGCATGGTTTGAAGTAGACCATAAAATTCGATTAGAATATGGGGGCACAAATCACGTCGATAATTTAGTAGCTTTATGTAGAGAATGTCATGGAGAAAAAACTGCTATGGAAAATTTATAATGTATAATATATACAGTTATTATATATTATATGAATACACAAATAACAACAACATCAAATTCATACACGGCTTACGGAGTGTATTTTTTTGGATATATAATAGTGTTGATATCGCTTGTCTTATATTTTGTATATTCAGATAACGAAAAAGCATTTAATTACTCGACTCTGGGTTTTGTTATATTGACGTTTCTTGTTTTGGGCATCACGTTTTATTATTTTTATCCCTACATGAAAAATAAAGGTACGGATTTGACAATTACGTTTATTATGGCGGCTATTATAACTTTTGCATCAACCATATCCTGGATTTTTTTGACGGTCGAACAAGAGAATCTTCAAATACTAGGCAATGTATTTTTAGTTGTATTTATTATTTTTCTCATCATTGGACTTGCCGCAGTTTTTTATATATTTGGAGACTATTTAAAACAAAGACGAGGATTAGCAGGTCTTATCATTAATTTTATATTCTTTATTCCTTGTCTTTTACTAGATTTTATTGAATTTATGAAATACGAGATGCATATGACCACTAAAACGGAATACATTTTGTTATTTTGTGAAATTGTATTAATTATTGGTTACTTTTTTGCTATACCTATTATAAACGCTACTCTTGCATCAGGTACAGTATATTTATTGAAAACACCCGTGTTTTTAAATAAACAAAAAATTTTATTAGATGATACTTCAGTTCTTTCTATTAAAAAGAAAACAGATTTATCATTAGTTTCGAATACTACGATGGCTAATATAACAAATGCACCCACCGTAACTTCAGCTCGCTCGTTATACAACCCCATCAATACATCAGCGCGTTTATACAGTTCTAATTTCGCAATATCAATGTGGACTTATTTAAATGTACAAACTAGGGAATTTTCGGTAGATATGGCGGGAAATTCTTATGAAGCAAATATATTCTCCTATGGCGCGGGAAAACCCAAGATTAATTATACTAATGATATAAATGACGCGAACCATCGAGACAAATATAATTTTTATTTTACAGATTCAGCAACCACGCCAAATTATCAAATAACTATGCCTAGCCAAAAATGGAACAATATTGTTTTTAATTATTCTGGAGATAAGGTAGATTTATTTATTAACGGCAATTTGGAAACGACATTTTATTTTGATGATACAAACAAAATTCCTCATTATAGTGAAATAGATAATATTACAGTAGGACAAAACAATAAGGGTCTCCATGGCGCAATTTGTAATGTGGTTTATTACAAAAATAATTTATTAAATAATCAAATAGTAAATGATTATAATGTTTTGATGTTAAAAAATCCCCCTGTGGCTCAAATATAGCTTTTTATGTAAATTAATTTGTTCCGTTAATTTATATAAAAATGAATGTTACAGTAATCGCTTTAGGAATTTTATTATTGGTATTAATCTATGTTTTATATTTATATTTATCTCCTAGTTATTCATCATTGATTACTTCTGCATCTTTATTAACAAATACGCCTCCTTTGACGGGTATTGAAAGTCCCACATCTCCAAGATACGCATACGGACTTTGGTTATACGTAAACTCATGGAATAATACGTCCACAAACAAATACATATTCACGCGAAACAATAATATTCAACTTTATTTAGATAAGACACAATTAAATCTCTATCTTGATGTTTACATGAACACCGGTTCTGGCTCGGGTGCATGGTTATCTACTATTACCGCACCAATCTTAATTACAAATAATTATCCTATTCAGAAATGGTGTTATATTGTTGTAAGTGTAGATAGCGCGTTTATAGATTGTTATTTAGACGGAAAATTAATATTGTCTCAAAAAACTTATATGCCCAATCCTATTAGTGGTTCTTCCACAACTAACATTTATCCTGCAATGCCTCCTGATATTGGCCAAAGTTCTTCCGTAAATAGCGGAAACAGTTATGGTAGTGGTGCAAATATTATTTTAGGAGGAACAGATAGCGGTGGAGTATCACAACCCATGTATACAAATTTCGACGCGGCTATCAATAAATTTATGCGCTGGTCTACTCCAGTCAACCCGCAAATTGTTTGGGACACATATATAGCTGGTAATGGTTCTAATATGAATCTCATGTCTAGTTTTTCTAGTTACAATGCAAAATTAGATATATTAAAGAATCAGGCTGCATATACGTCATTTTCTTTATTTTAGTAATTTTTATTGAATAGTTATATGTTACTAATATATAACTATGAACCAAGAACCTGCTACCACACAAACCAATAATATAATAAATCAGGGTGCACAAAGCGTATCTGATGCATTAAGCAGTGTTAAAAACCAGGTAAGCGGAGCATTCAACGATTTCTCAGGACAAACTAATGCGTCGAGTGAATTCAATTATTCAAATACTATTATAGCTAAATTTGCTTTTTTGCTATTAGTTATAATTTTATTTATGTTTTTTATAAATTTAGGCATAAATTTAATATCTTATTCTACTTCTCCTGGTAATAATCCTTATTTAATTCGTGGTTTACAACAAGGAACTTATCCTTTACAAATACCCCAAAGCCCTAATGCAACTGGTTCTATAACATTAATGCGGTCCAATAATGAATCAAAAGGCGCCGAATTTACGTGGTCTATTTGGTTATATATTGACGATTTGACTAGTCCAAACCCTCAAAAGTATCAACATATTTTTAATAAAGGCGATAATATTTATGATTCTACTACTGGACTATCTAAGGTCAATAATGCACCTGGTCTCTATTTAGGTAATGGTGGAGATAAGACAAAACCAATGAATACATTACATGTTATTATGGATACAGTCGGTGTTGCTGTACAATCAGGTTCATCTGTACAATCTGGCTCATCTGTAACAACTCCTACTGCTAGCGGAATGACCCCAGGAGCAAAACCATCAAACAACGGATTTATGAATCCTTCGCCTGGAACAATTGATGTTCCTAATGTTCCACTTAAAAAATGGTTCCATTTAGCTATACGTTTAGAGAACTCGATATTGGACGTTTATGTTAATGGAACTATCGACCAGCGCCAAATTTTAAGTAATGTTCCAAAACAGAATTTTTTTGATATTTTTGTTTGCCAACATGGTGGGTTTCAAGGTAGTTTATCAGATTTGCGTTATTTTAATAGCGCGCTTAATGTGTTCCAACTTAATACTATTGTATCCAAGGGTCCAAACATGAAAACTAGTTCTCAATATGCATCTAGTACAACATTGAAAGATTACAATTATTTATCATCGTTGTGGTATGAAGTTTAAAAATAATATACAATGAATATGTATATTATTAAATGGCAAATATAGATTTATCCTTGAGCGTAATATGTTCACAACGTAAAAAACGAACAGAATTATCTGCTGCTTTAGCTGTTAATCTTCCACCGCGGTATACCCCGACGAATCCTTATGTTTTATACCCACAATATCGGCAATTTGATTTTGATATGCGCAGAAAAGCAGAAATACTAAGATATGATAAAAATTCTACGCAATCTAATTCTAAATTAACAAAATCCCAGCAGTATTCAAAATTAGTAAATGCCGCTGGCTCATCAAACGGTAAATTTAATGATACTATATTATATCAAGATGATGGTTCTGGGAATTTTATCACTATTGTAGTAAAATATCCTGATACTTATAGCACATCCAAGGTGATTGTTGGTTTTGACCCGTTTGAAAATCCTAAGTATATTGACGTTTATAATATCATTCCCGGACAAAGATTGAGACCATGTCCCGATAATTTTCCTATTCCCACTAGTTCATCTGACGTTCCGGGACCTATAATTAATTTATATAATGATACAAATGTTCCATTAATATACTATAATAAAAATGTACAAGCCTACGGTATTACAAACCCCAATAATACTAACCCATGGACTACAGCCACTAGCAATAATATTTTCTTTTCTGATACAATATCCAAACTTTTTATGAATTTAATTATTAATAACGCTATTGATAACTATTCTTATACATTTGCTTTTCAAATACCTATAAGTATTTATTTTACTGCAACAGTTAGGGATGACGTTCCGGACGGACTCATTTATTTGCCCAATAATACAATAAATATTGATACTATCAATGTTTTCACATATTATAATGGTCAACAAATCACTTACCAAAAACAGCCCATTATTACTTTAGATAACGATGAAACTCTAAGTTTTGATATTTCACTCAATAAAAGATTTGTATCACAAACTTCTTACGACGAAAAAGGTTTATTAATAAATACTTCATATTATAACAATACTATTACGGGTCAATATTATTTGGGAATGCTCAATATTACAAATTTATATTTACTTACTTCACCAAGTTATATTTATGATATTAACCTGAATTTTTTTATGTCCACCAATATGAATGCGCTGTTTACTAGTTATTTTGATATAATAACTGTTGGTGTTTATTGTAATGTTGATTCTAGCTACTATCCGAATATAGCAAAAAATATTATTTTGCGTAATAATTCAACTTATCAGTTAGGCGCATTTGGGCTATCCGGAATCTGAAAATCTAACTTCAAAAACTCTTTAAAAAATTCATCAGAATAGCTACGTAAATCAAAATCTAGTTCGTCGATCCTGTTTATTATAGCAAATGCCATATACTCAAGCTGATTTAAATATTCTTTTGCTAAATTTATGTAGACTGAAAAAATAGGACTATCGCGCCGTTTTATTTTTAATAGCGAAATAAAAAATTCCGTTGGGTCCATAATAAAAACTTCGTTATGTTCTCTTTTTATGCTATTAAAACTACATTGTATTGTATTTAAAATATAGGCAATTTCTTTGTAAATAGCTGTGGTTTTTCGGGAATAAGGAGCTTCCAATGAAATTATATCTCTTAAAACACGTAAATATAAAATTACATTCCTGTCAAATTCAAATACTTCTCCATTAATCGTATATTCGCTAATCATTTTTTTTTGTAATTGCATAGTTAAATACTTCATTTCTGCTGATTTAAATTCAGATGAGCATATTAATTTGTTTTCACAAATGGCATAAATATATTCCAACGTTTTGTGATTCGGAGAAAAATTCATTGTACTAATAATGAATTTTTGTTTATATTTGTTTACGGGGCTATTATTTCTGTAAAGGATTCGAGGATACGAGTGTTTCAACCTTTGTTTCAATATAAGGCGATGTATTTAAAAACGTATCAAAGTTTTCTTTTTTCGTCTGCTCCATTATTATTTCACCAGCATCTTTTGCTGAATCACCAACAACTTCTACACCAACCTTCGCTATGTTTTTTGCGTCAATTGCGCTATTTTTTATTGCCGCACCAAAACTATAGCCAAACATATCTAAAACATTACGAAAAATAGGCGCGAATATATTTGTAAAAAAGTCAACTATACTGCTTCCTATTCCTAATACATTTATTCCTAAAAGAGACAAAACAAAGAGGCTTAAAAATATAATAATGATTGTATTTTTGGATTCTACTGTAGCGGAATCTTCACACGTTGTAAATACTTTTTTTGATTGGGTTTCCATTTTACTATATCGTATTATTTTTATAACGGCAAATGTTCGTTTAAATATAAAATATAATTTATATAATGATTTTAATGGGTATCTTTAACTATATCGACACGTTTTTTTTCATTAGTTTAGGGATAACTTTCATTTTAATATTGTTACTAGTTTTTCACTTTAAGCAACGTATTTCTGATGTAGAAGACAAAAACGAAACCATGTTTCTCATTATCAATGATATTGTAAAGGAGCTGTCTTCCGTAAAACAAAATTGCTGTAACTGCATAAGCGCTTTTCCGTTAGCCGACAATAAGCCAATTAACTTTTGTTGTGCTCCTCCAAAGAATATAATAAGACAGGAAAGGATTATTGTCTCTGACGAAGAAGATCATGATGATGATGAAGAGGATGATGATGATGATGATGAAGAGGATGATGATGAAGAGGATGATAATGACGAAGAGGATGAAGCGCCTGTTCCGCCATTGAGTATTATTGACGACACAAATTTGAAAATTATAAGTGTTGATATTAATGAAACGATTCAGTTAGTAGAGCAAGAAGATGAAAACATTGAGCCCGTAAATTTACATGTAGAAAAAATAGAGGGGGAACTCGAGCCGGTTTATGTCGAACCTGTTATTGATACATCAAAAGAAATTTATCGTAAAATGACTTTACAGGGACTTAAGGCTTTGGTCATTACTAAAGGACTTTTAACTGACCCGAGTAAAATGAAGAAGAACGAGTTATTAAAATTATTAGAAGCGAATGAAGAGTAAATAAAAAATATAATCGTATATTATAAATGTCTTATTCTTCATTTAATCAAGCAGAATGTGTCAAGAGCGCATTTCCGACCATAAAAGAAACAGTTCCGAAATCATCTTTAGGCTATAATACAAATAATAAATACCCAGAATTTCCTCCTTTGATGGCAGACGGTAGAGCAATTACTGCATCTTACCAACCCGAGTCTGTAATTAACAACGATATTATTATGCAGAATAACATCAAGTCGAATTGGGAATACAGGCAATATTTAACGAAAAATGCCAAGCAAATATTGGAGCAAAATTTCCGCGATGCATGTAATGATTCGGGTAGTTTTGCCAAGTCTTATGAGATTCATAATCGTGCCAATATAATAAAGGACCCCACGGCTAGTCCTCATATCTATGGTTCAAATAATTTAAACGAAAGCCCGTTTGGTTATAGTTCCAGCGACCTAAAGACTTCATATTTGTCTAGAGAGCAACTAACAGAATCAAAGGGGGTCGATCAATCGTTAGCTTAATAGAAATAAAATAGATTTATATCAAAAGTGATGAAACTCATTAGTTTTGATATTGGAATTAAAAATATGGCGCTTTGTTGTTTTGATATTTCGGGAGATGTTGTATCTATTATAGAATGGAATGTTCTCAATTTATTAGACAAAGAAGAGCCAAAACAATTTTGCACTTGTTCATTAAAACCTAAAAAGGGAGTAGTTGAAACGTGTAATAAAGCAGCCAAATATCAAAAAAACGGTACATTATATTGTGAAAAACACGCAAAATTAAATAAAGATTTCATGATACCAACAAAAGAATGTTCTCAAAGTTCGCTGAAAAAACTTAAAATCGACGAACTCAAGGCATTATGTAATAAATATTCTGTTGTTTATGACGCACAAAACAAGGCCGCTTTATTAAATTTATTAACTGTTTATTTTGATCGAACTTGTTATGAAACATTACAAATAAAGAAACATATTGGAGCCGGAGACACGGATTTGGTTACCATTGGTAAAAATATGAAAAAAATATTTGACGAAATTGAGAACATTCAACGACCAGATATCGTAGTTATTGAGAACCAAATATCCCCTATTGCGAATCGTATGAAAACTATACAGGGAATGGTCGCGCAGTATTTTATTATGAAAGATTCAGACGTACGAATCGATTTCGTATCCTCTGCAAATAAATTAAAAGATTTTAATCCTTTAGAGAACACGCTACGAGAATCCGACGAAAAAGGTTACCAGAAAAATAAGAAAAACGGCGTAGAATATTGTTCTCAATTATTGGCTGAGAATTCGTCATTTGATAAATGGTCACATGTATTAAACACTAAGAAAAAGGATGATTTGGCGGATTGCTTTTTACAAGGTATCTGGTTTATGAAGAATAAAATTAAATAGAATGCGGAGAACTTAAAAATAAATATTGTAAGATTAACATAATGGAAGTCATTGATATCGGATTAAACGATTTAGAACCAATTTCGCTTAGTTTTAACGATGGTCCTCCTTCAAAGGCTGTCAATTTTGGTCCAGGAATCGAATTGCTTATGAACGATAAAAAGAAATCGCCGTCTAGTGGTAGCGTAGATTTAGGAGATTTAAATAATTTGGAGAACGAACTCAATGAACTATCTGGTTCTGCCGAATCAGTCAAGTCGTCTGGCGAATCTAAGACGCTAAGTGGCTTTGCATCAAATCTATTTGGATTTGGCAGTTCAGACAATAAGCAAGAGAACAATGATTCGAAGTTGGGGTCAGCCACTTCTGAGAACGCAGGAAATACTAAAACTTGGGATGGTTTTTCCAAGTTAAATGAGGTGCCTCTCCATGACGAGCCCCGTGCATCCGCAAAGTTAAATGACAGGGAAAAACGCAGAAAGAAGCGCGCTATGATTAAGAAACTTGAAGAGTGGCATGATAAGGGACTTATTAAACATAGTTTGCATTTTAACATGGATTCTAATTTCGAGGAGGTTGAAGACGAGTATGAGACAGCGCTAGAGGATAAGCGTAAGAAGGATAGTGTCAAATTACAAGGTTGGTGGTTTATGACGTTTGTTAATTCGGTAGAATACGCTAATGCAGCGTTTAATCCGTTTGATATTAATTTGGATGGCTGGGGAGAACAAATAAACGAGGACCTTGATAGTTATGAGGAGATTTTTTCGGAGCTCCACGAAAAGTATAAGGGGGGTAAATTGGCCCCTGAACTTTCTCTGCTTCTTCGCCTTGGATTTAGTGCCGCCGTAGTTAATTTCACAAACAAAGCTTTATCAACGAGCGTCCCTGGATTCAATGACGTTATTCGGCAAAGTCCTGAACTAATGAAAGCATTTACAAGTGCTACTGTAAATTCTATGAGCCAGCAATCTCCCGGTTTTGCGTTTGCTAATAATTTGATGCAGGAACAGGCCAATAAGCCTCGTGGACCTCCTCCTCCTCCGCCCGTAGAAACAAAGTACCAAGCCCCTCCTCCTAGGCCGGGTATGACTTTTACTGAGAGTCCGGGTAATCGTCAAGATATTAATGCAGCAAGAGGTTCCATGTTCCGAGAGCAGGGTGTTGAAATTAATAGTTTTAAGGGAATAAATGAAGAGAACGAGCCCATGCGCGCGCCTCCAATTCAACCGGTTAGTCGTCCCGAAATGAGAGGCCCACAAAATACCGATATTGATAACATTTTATCTGGTCTTAAAACAAGAACCGTGGATATTCGCGAGGACGAAAACGAATCGACGATTTCTGTTAGTTCATTGAAGGATTTGGAAAATAATACTATGCCCAAGAAATCCCGTAGAAAGCCTCGTTCCGACAAAAACACAGTTTCACTAGACATCTAATAATAATATTTAAAACAACGATTTAAATATTATTTTATGGATTTAAATATTATGATTGAATTTTTTAATTCTATAGGTCAAACCCTTCGTGTAGTGCAGACGATTTGTGTTGTCTATGCCAGAATAGGTTCTCAAAAAATCGCGGAATACGTGAAAAATTTTAATGCAGAACACGAAGCGTTCCAAGTATGTTTTTATGCCAATCAGTGTAAGGCGTTTATACAAAATAAAATGGTTTATTTATATAATAATAATCGATTCATTAATAAATGCACAAATGTATTTCATTATGGTGCTGTTTGGTTATTTGCTTATTTACAATATCGTAGAACAGAGCCATTCGTGAAATCTTGGACTTGTGTATCTGCCCTAGTAAAATCTTATTATTCATACAAACAATTTAACTATAGATTTAATGAACTTTATGATACAAAGCCGTTAGTTGATTTGGATGATTATAAAACTGCATTAGAAACAGTAAAAGATGTTGTAAAATCGGAGACGGCTATTGCAGAGTGTTTAGTTACATTAAAACTTGGCGATAAATATATACATAGGATTTGTAATCCGGCAACTCTTTTTAGAGACGCGCCTACAACTAATATTTTGTTTGAACAAAGCGATGTTAAATTTTTAAGCATAGAATATCATAGCACTGATTACTTGAATCCTCAGGTTCTCGAAATAGACAAAAACGAATTGTTAGTAAACAACGAAATTCTTTCTGCTGCGTTTGTCAAACGCGCTTTAGAATATCAGATTCCTTATCATAGGTTCAATAAGAATTATAAAATATTATTAATGGACAATAATTTGAAGACGGTTTCTTTAAATCGGGGGGAATATATAGTCCTACATAAAAGTTATTATTCTATTATGAACGAAGAAGGATTTCGTGAAAATATATACAGCGACCGCAACCAAGAAATTGTTCCGAATGAATAAGATAAAATGATTTAAAAAGTAGGAGTGATATTAAGATACGGTAGCATTCTCTCGCATGGAAACATTGAGCGTATCAAAACCACAAAACTGTTTGCATGATAAATGGGATTTGTATTACCATTTACCACACGATAAGAATTGGGATTTGTCAGGTTACACTGCGATAATGAATTCCATTGATACGGTTGAAAAGGTTGTTTCATTAAACGAAACGATTACGGAGCACGTGGTTAAGAATTGTATGTTCTTTGTTATGCGTAATGGTATTACGCCCATGTGGGAGGATGCTAGGAATCGCAACGGCGGTTGCTTTTCCTATAAGGTAATAAATAAACAGGTAGCAGAGGTTTGGAAAAATCTGTTTTATATGTTATGTGGGGAAAATCTATGTGTTCAAGAAGATTTGAATAAACATATTAACGGTATTACGATTTCTCCTAAGAAAAATTTTTGTATTATAAAAATCTGGTTGGAGGTTTCTACATATCAAGATCCAAATATTATTAATGATGTGCCGAATTTATCAAAAAACGGATGTTTATTTAAAAAGCATGAACCTGAATTTTAAAAATATATTTTATATTGTTATAAAATGTATTAATCTTTTGAATTTAATATATAATAGCCATGGTACCCCAATGATGCAAATGCTAACATGAGCACAATTTCAAATACTTTCCTGGGTGTTTCTTCTTTTTGCAAACCAATATACACCAATAGAGGTCCTACAATCAAAATATGAATATAATTTACCCACGCATCCTTTTTAAAAATAGATTTATAAATATGGTACAAAATAACAAATATGCCGGTTGCTAAAATGATTGGGTAAATATAAGTGGGCATTTTTGATTGCTTTATGCCTATATACCCTAAAAATGTAGAGAAAAGTAAAATATGAGCCAAATGAACAAAAAAATCTTTCATTATATTATATACAATGAAAAATTTTCATTATCACAATACCGAAAAACGAATGCGCGCAGGAAAACATATTACTCGTAAAGTTATTATTAAAGGAGGATGTGGTTATAAATCTGTAACCATAAAAGGTGGTAAACGCAACCACACAGTAAAACGGCATCTCAATAAAACAGAAATAGAAAAAATTAGAAAAGGAAAATTTATTAAAGGACTATTCAAAGATTGCAAATCTGGAAATTGTTAAATTCAATTTAGCATGTATTGTTATCTTTTTACACCTTTGGACATTTACACCGATGAATTTTTAGCAATTTATCAGTCTCAAAAACAACGTTACCTAGGACATTTTCCATGTCCAAAGGTGTAAAATATATAACGGCAAGCAAACGCGTTCGAATCGTTCCATAGACAATTTAATGATAATATTAACATTAAAGTAATGTTCTTTCATGTTATTTGTCTGTATATATTACAAATGAAATCAAAAAAGTTGAAGACCAAGTTTAGAAAAACTAGAAGAAATCGCGGCTATTATGGTGGGGCAGAAACTGCAAAAACTAAGGAACAACAGGTAATCGATGCTTTGAAGCAATTTGAAGAGATATTTACAAATATAGATCCATCGTTGATAACAGAAGAACAAGCAAAAGATTATATGAAAAACGAAGAAATTTTGGGTATAGCAAACAACGACAACATATATTTTTTTTTAGTAGAAGAAATGAATAAACAAAATTTCGCTTCTAAAAAAAAAAAGAGCATGTTCGATTTATCAACCACAAACAAGCCTCCACCATATATAGAAGATTTACATACGACGCTAGGAGAATTTAAAGATTTTGATAATGGCGACAAAATTTTCCGAATAGGTAAAGCCAAATACTATTACGGAAAATTAGAAAACGGAAAAAAAACTGGATTTGGTATTATGGTACAAACCACTATCATTATTGAATACGACACCATATACAAAGCCATAGTTAAACCAGCAGTAAAACCAGAGGTTACGGTAGAAAATCCAGGTGTTTTTGATTATTATTATATTGGACATTGGGAAAACAACTTACAAAACGGAATAGGTTTCCGTCGCGTGAGTGCGTATGACCACGACAACAATTTGAGGATAAACCCCTATTTTTTTGGATTTTTCAGAAACAATTATCCAATATCTTACCCAAAACCAAAAAAGAAAAAGGCAGCAGTATTAGACGAGCAAGTACAAGCAGTAGTACCAGCATCGGACGAGATAGTACCAGTATTAGATGAGCAAGCACAAGCAGTAGAACCAGCATTGGACGAGATAGTACCAGTATTAGATGAGCAAGCACAAGCAGTAGAACCAGCATTGGACGAGATGGTACCAGAATCAACAACAGAACAAGCAGCAACAGAACAAGCAGCAGTAGTAGCGCCAGCACCATTAACAGAACAACAACAGAGAGAGCAGGACTTTCAACAATCCAGGCAGGACTTACTGATAGCCCAGCAGAAAAAAAAAGAATATACCACGAGAACAGACGAGTTTATGAAGGCTCAAGAAAATGCCCGCAGCGCTGCTAAAGAAAGATTGATTGACAGGCTAAAAACCGGTGGTTCAAAAAAGCGCAAACAAAAACAACACAAATCAAAGAAAAAATTCAGAACAAAAAAAATAATTCCATTTAGAGAACAAAACATATAGTTTGTATATAATGAATTTTATACAAACCATATCAAATAGCAAAAAAGTCCGTTTCAAAAACGAAAGTCTGGTTTATTTAATACCAAACAAAGACGATGTATATTACAATGGACTCAAAAATGTATTATGGTGGTCAAATGAAGAAACCACCGAAATAAAAAATGTTGCGTTTCGAGAATTTAATAGGACTGTTCAGTTTAATCGTAACAAAAACAGGCGTGACCTATTTAAAATCATGTGGTATGAAATAGATTTTGATAAAATCTATGAAATCATGGAGACCTATAAATTAACACATAAAATTGAATTAAAGAAACTTTGTGAATTATATATCATTAAAACGTAAAATGAAAAAAGTGCAGAAATATTTTCAAGGTGTTCAACGTCCTATTACATATTCTGTCGGGGAAAATGCAGAAGATAATGAAGATATTATTGATGCAGCAAATGCCGACGACGTTTGGTTTCATGGCCAGGGATTTTCTTCTTGCCATGTAATTGCTGATATTAATGGCCTTAAGTTAGATAAAAAACAAAAACGTCAAATTATTACACAAGGCGCTCTGCTTTGTAAACAAAACTGTAAATATTCATATATGTCGGATTTAGCAATTATTTATACTGAGGTCAAGAATATTCAAAAGACCAATATTAAGGGAACGGTTCGCACAAAGGAACGCGTAAAGGTGCGAATAGTTTAATGGGGAAGTGGATTTAAGGGGAACATTGGTTTACCTTATCGATTACCACTTCGCGCAATACATTTTTTAATATTTTATCCATATATTTCTCATCTTCCTCTTGTGTTTTTCCTCCTAATGCTACCAAGGAAAGGTGTAAATATTCCTCATTTTCTTTAGTATCAATGCGTTCACAATCGGGGTTCTCTTTTTGCCATTTTTGTAGCTGATTTAAATTCATTTGTGCTACGCGATTCACTGCCCGTTGTAGCGAAACCTTTTCTGGTCCCTCCTTTTCCCACATATCATTATTTTTTATATATACAATTTCGCGTTTAAAATCCGTACAATGAAGCGGACGTTTATGTACATCAATTTGCCTTAAGCCATGTAAAATAATCCGCGAAATTCCCTCTACGTAACCCAGTCGACCCGTTGTCTCAAAATCTTTGATTTGTAGTTGTAATGAGTTCACAAAATCGGTTATATTAAGAGCGTCTTTACAAGTTTCATTCAAAAACACATTTAAATTAAAATGATTATTTGTGGTATTATTTGAATTCAAATTATTGGTAACCGTCTGGTTTTTAGCGAGTTCAAATATCTGTTTCTGTAAATCGTGGTTTTGTTCCATTAATTTGAGAACCATGTCATTTGTAACCATGCTATTTTGCGAACTTTGTGTTTGTTCAGCCAAACATTTTTTCTTATGTCTCCATAAACCCGACTTATCTTTATATTCTTTGGAACACTGGCTGCATATATGCAAAGGCTGCCGATTTTTTAATTCCTCGATTTGGGATTTTATCAACTTTTGGTCAACTTTGTCAACGTGTTTTTTGGTGTTTTCGTGCTTTGTAAAATCCTTTTTGTTTTCTGTCCCATAGCAACATACGTCACAATAGAAACGTTGTTTTTCTATTATGCAGTGGGGATTTTTATGGGACATTTTATCCTAAAATAGCAACCGAAAAAATCCCCGAAGCGTTGGCCGAATTTCATAAAAAAATTATGCAGCGCACTTTTGGCGTATTTTTTTCGTATTTACTGCATTTCAATCACAAGTCACTTTTTCCGAAAATTTGAAATCGCCTTTTTCCGTTTTTGGACATTTTAAAAATGTCCAATTCTGAAAAGTTGGCCTATTTCTTTTTGGGGACTTGTTACGGTATTTTTCACTAATATTTTAATTGTTAATATGTGATGATACATGAAGTATATTTATAAAATAATAAAAATTTTATAAATAATGCAGCGGTCAGTCTACGATGGAGGAAGAGGCGCTAAACACAATTTAATTTCTCCTAGCGAAGCTACATCGTACTTTACAATAAGCGGCAAATCATTACCCAGATACATCTCCAAATGGCTACATAAGGGTGTGCATTTAATAAAATGGCTAAGCGATTTTAGAGAAAATTCGCCCTGAATAATGACGGAAGCATCCGGCTTCTGAATAAATTCCATATTACCATCCGATTCCGAACGGAAAATTCGAGAACTTGCAAAATTGCCCTCGCATGAAAACAGCAAATCGCTACCTACGGATTTAATTTCGACACGGTCACTAACCCCATTCAAATCACGAATAATCTTTTGGAAATCGGATGTAGGTAAATTAATAACCGTTGAATATTCCACATCGGGCACAATAAGCTCCTCTGTATCTGGCTCAATTAAACGCAACTTTTGGCTATAACATTGTTTAATGTCTCCATTATCATACTGTAAACCAAGATGTGATACAATTCCCTCGTGATAATCTGACTGTTCAATATACATAGAAAGAGTATCGTCATTGGACATAGTCGAAATAACCTTAAATAAATGAAGTGTATTTGCACAAACAATAATTTTCTCAGGAGTACAGCTAAACTGCTCAAATTTATGAGAATACAAAATTACATTAACTAATATAGTATGTGTCTTATCAAAATTAATTATCTTGAAACCATTTTTCGTAAACGTAATTGTCGCATCCGTTAAAATATCCTTAATTGCAGTAATCATATTACGAATAGGTTGAATTTGAACAGTTTTTATAGTTAGAACATTATTCTCTTCGTTCATATTCCAATATTAAAATATCATGTGCATATTTTTATATCGTCTTTGTGATTATATATTTTATCGAAAAAAATTGATTGCATTTAAATTGACCATGCCTTTGATAACTTAAAAATGGATCAAGAAAAAGATAGAGAACTCGCACTGAATGAATTTACTAGGGACATATATCAACATTTGAAATTTAACCCGTCTTATTCGTTTCGGACAGTAACTATTGATGGTGTGTTATGTTACCCCGTAATTCATAAACATAGGAAAATTGTTAATTTCGAATGCGTAAATATATTTTGCTACGTTAAAAATAAGTGGGGTGATAAAACTAAGGAAAAATATTCTGTTTATTATAAAAAATATTCTTCGATTAAAGAAGCTATTTTGACAGTTGAACTTGTAAACAAAAGTTTTCGTATTTATAATGGTGACTTAATGAGCCCACATGATTATAAAATGGCAAAAGCAGAGGAGCGTTTTATACCTTACAATCAATCTCAGGTTTGCTGTGTTTGTTATGAAAACACATTAGACACTACGGTTTGTGACCACTATTTATGTTTAAAATGCCGCGAAGTATGCCTCAAAAAGTGCGTGAAGGATTGTCCAATGTGTCGCAATCCTGGGATAGTATCAATTTATAATATTGATAACGGACTTATTAATAATAATGTATACACAATTTTGCGAGAAGCTCTTGAATTTGAACAAAAACAAGACGCGCCAAATAATGATTTTATATATTTATCTCCTCCCAGAAACGGTGTATATGCATTCATTGATAGAATTGGAAATAGAATGGTTCGAACTCCTAGCAGCGATAGTACAGAACCTGAACAAAGAGAACCTTCTTATGGTGAACTATCTGAAGTAAGCACAATAGACGAAAACAATTTAGAAGAAGATTTGGATGACTTTATTTCATTTGATTTGAGTGTATTGTTTGAAGTAGCATCACAAACAGATACGCTAACGATTTAGTAAACTATAATGTATTTAGCCAATATATATGAAATTTAAATATATATTAACTATAATTTTTTTATGTTTTATTGTTGGTGTGTTATCACTATTGGCAGCATCAAATAAAGAGTATATGTTGGTTATGGATAACGACCCAGGAGAACAACCAATATTAAATCCAACCCACATAGATTATTTAGGATTAAAATTTCATGCTGAAGAAGCTCATAAAGAAAAAGGATTGGACCATAGTGATATAAGTCCAAGTCTTCCTGTTGCTAAATTTGCACATAAATATTGTGATGATGTTTCAAATCGTGCTATGCCGTTTTCAAATAAAAAACGCGATTTTTGTTTTATTGGTAATATAGACTCTTATAAACCCAGAAGATTATGGGTTTGTGAATTTGCAAAATCACACTTTACTTCGAATTCCGTATTTGTTCATACAAGCAGTGACGAAAATTGGGAATCCTTAGGAGATTTTGACAAATCACATGAAAAACTGGGGTTTGTTGCATATTTAGTTCAAACACGCGAAGCTCAATACAGAGAAATACACGAAAACGAGTTTTATTTTAAAACAATGTGCGAAAGCAAATTTATATTATGCCCTGCTGGCGACGCACCTTGGTCATTCCGCTTTTATGAAACTATTATGTGTAAGAGCATTCCTATTGTAGAGACAGTTCATCATACATATCGAACACAAGAAGAGAAGGACTTTGATTATATCTATTTGTTAGCTAATGACTATGATAAAATTAATGAAGTAATGAACAACGAGTCCTTATATAATGAAATGGTTGATAAAAATACAGAATTATTTAGAAAACATCACATGTTGTCATAATTTTATTTTATAAATCTATTATATTATGCCAAGGAAGAATCAAAACAAAACTCAAAAAAGGAGAACCAAAAAAGCTATTAAAAAGGGTGGCTGGAAAATGTCTAGCCGTAGCCGTCGTAGGTCACTTAAGTCCGGTACAAAATAACATTGTAATTTATTGATAAAATTACAATGTTTATGCGTCTAATAATTTTACTGTAAATCCTGTCGCTGTTTTTATTAAATTTCCTACTAAAATAGGTTCCGCACCCGTTTGTTGAGATTGTAAATAACTATCAAGGTCAAATAGCTCATTCGTGTTTCTATTTAGTGCGTATTTTTTCTCACGATACGTTATTTCTTCCGCTTCCCATTCCACTTCCTTTTTGTTTAATTTCGGCTCCTTTTTTCCTCGGTCGTTCTCAAATGATGGTACGGACCCAAATTGATTCGATTCGACAACGCCATAGTTATAACAAACTAGGGGTTCGTCTTTATTTTTAGATGCATAAAGAGAACAATCCATAGCGCTTTGTTTTACAGATTTTAATATTTGGCGATTTACCTTATCTTTCATCGAAGCGATTTCTAACATAGATTCGTCTGTCGTTACTGGTGTTTGATTATCTAAACGACTAGTATCGCGATTTGTTAATTCAATATTATCTTCGCTCGTTTTTTGTTCTTGCGTGAGAACCGCCAAATATAAGAAAACCTTTACTGTTCTCAGCTCCTCTGGTAAATCCTGATGACTACAAATACGACGAGCACGACCAATGACCTGTTCTATACGAACCATATGCCAATACGGTTCAATAATATGTACGAAACGGGTATTTCTCAAATTAATACCTTCCGCACCGGATGACGTAATCATAAATATTTTTATTACTTCGCCCATATTATTGTTTTCGTTGCGTTCTCGTAGTTTTGCTGCAATATTTGGCGGAACAAAGTCCCATGTGCTATTATATATGTTACGTACTATTTCCTTTTCTTCTGGTCCCTCCGTGCCAGTATACAACACAAACCTAGGTTTTACTGTATCAGACTCCTTTTCGTCAATGGCCCAACCATCTCCGGTTTTTTTTATTTTAAATTCTGCGAAACCATTTGCCTCTAGTATTAATTTTAAAAGTCCAATTCCTTCAATTGTTCGGAATTGGCTATAAATTAAATGCAAACCCACGTTCTCTTCTGATTGTAGATTTTCGAGAACCTTTACAAATTTTGGACTATAAACACCCAATTCGGATTTTATCAAATACTCTTTTTCTCGCGGCGCCTCTGCATTATAACGTAGTGTATCAAGTGCTAACTTGATTTGTTTTTGATACTCTACTGCGCCGCTTTCTTGTGCTTTCTTTTCTTCTACGTCTTGTTCTTCCAAATATTCATCTTCTTGTTGTTGTAATTCGGGAGGAGTTGCATTAATAGTATTTTCGTCTACTTCGTCTTGTTTTCCGGTCGGCATAGGACGCTGCATTCCGGGAGGAAATACAAAATTACATGCCGACCTAGAAAAAATACGATAGGTGGATGATATTTTAAATAACTCTTCATTATCTGGACCAGCCTTTTTCTTGTTTTTACGATTACGTTTTTCTTGTTCTGCCTCTGATTTACGAATACGCTGGTATTCCGAGAACTGATGCCCCGACATTTCCGCTTTTACTACGTGGAATATATCGTTTTCAATAGTTTTCTCAAGAGTAGGTAATAATTTCTCTTGTGCACTACGGAAATAAGACGTAAGACCTAATATGCGACGCTGGAATAAGTCCATATTCTTAACTTCGACAGATTCACTATTTACAAATATATCCAAAAACGCCTGAGAATCATCAGGCAACGCTTTATTTTTGTGAATTTCAATAGAACCCTTGGTCACTTCAAGTCCGTTTTTGGATAGTATATAAGAAACTCTATCTTGGAAATCATGATCCGACAAATTACCACTATCGTCGAGTTTTACGCCATTATATTTTTCAAATTCTCCTGTGCCGCCAATTTGAGCATCAGAACAAGCCCTTCGTTTTTTTGTGGTCCTTTTTCCTTTAAAAAAATCTAAGAGACCCCCACCTCCTTTATTTACTCGCGCTGTTCCTTTTAAAACTCCCCGTTTTTTTGTATTAATAAAACCAAACGGATTCCGAGTAATTGTCAATTTGTTACCGCTATATTCAACATAATCAAAACTACGAAAGTTCTCTTTATCGAACGCTGCTAATATAGATGCAGTGTTTACCTGATTTGTGGTTTTTACATTAACTGTCATTGTCCAAGTTTTAATAAATCCACGAAGCATATTAAACAAAATACCAATTTCATTTGGGTAATTAATGATTGGCGTTCCCGTCATAAAAACGACACGCGCATTGGTAGCATCCATTAAATAATGATACAATTTATGTGATATAGACGTGGGTTTTTTTATTTTATTCACAATACGACTAACGAAATTGTGCGCCTCATCAATTAAAACCACAGCATTATCAAAAGGGTTTTTTGTACCACTTGCTGTCAAATTATTAAATACTTTTTGTGTAAGACCATTATAGTTGATATCGACGTATTTGGCGCGAATCATCATATTTAGTTGGTCGTCAATTTGATTCTGCTCCTCTGCTGTTTTTTCCGTAAAATTAGGCTCTTTCTCAATATTTACTAACCATGCTCCACCACCAGACCTGATATATTCAATGGGTAATGAAAGTGCCTTTGATAATATACTCACGTATTCTGGTCTGCCATCAATAGTAATAAACTCCCAGAATTGGTTCTTACGATATAGTTGGTCACCATAACGTTTAAGCTCGCTGAAAAAATTCATTTTTAGAGACGCCGGCGTTAAAACAAAAATTTTTTTCTCTGACTTCATACCCTCTGCAATTGATATAGATGAAATAGTGTTATGAGTAACAGTAAAATCGCCTATTAAATAACGATTATTTCCATCTAATGTGAAACCATAATAATCGTCTTCTCCAACATATTCGGCTTGAATTCCAGTAACAAGAACATCTTTTATTTGATTCCTTAGCGACGCGCGCTTTCTGGGTATTAACGTAGGGATTTCTTCAAGACCGTTTCCGCTAATTGTTATTCGATGTGCTGTGCCTTTTTTCTTTTCTCCTTTATATGCCCAAGTCGTTTTTTTAACTGATTTATAACATGAGAACCCCAAACTTCTGGCCAAATAAACAACGTCGTCCATCAATATCTCATTTTTCTGAGTAAATTCAAAACAACCGTTACTATAATGTCCGTCGCTATCCAAGAGTCCTGCTAATAACCGCAAACGGTTCTCACGCGAATTACATTTATAAATCATCGGAATATGTTTATTATTTATCATATTGTTTTCTTTCAATGTATTCAAAAACACATTATTATTATAACGCCCATCTCCGCTAATTCCATAATCGTATTGACAGTAGTAATTTAATGTCAAACCATATTTTGGGAGTTGTTTTGAAAAATAATATAACACAGTAGAATCTTGACTAGTTATTCTTGAGCCATTTGATGCGCCGTCTCCTAGCCAGTAGCCAATCATATAAGGGTCAATCGGTAATTCTTTTTCGGGGAAATCTATGGCTGTGCGATAACCTTTCAAAAATCCCTTCTTTTTATCAGACAATTCTAAATAATCTTTCACAGCAATTTCATAAACATTGTCTGTGTCTTTTACGTTCTCGAAAAATGCTTCAGCTTCTTTGCGTGTTTCTTCGATATTGTTTAAATCATAAGAAAATGTACGTGATTGAAATTCATTGTGCTCAATCCATTGAATATTAAAACTATGATTGCCCTTATGTTTATTAAACGATATCTTAGGAAATCCCGATGCGCGCAGACATAAAATATGTTCTTGATTTACAGTATATTTTTCTCCTTTGACCGGGATAATATCATACATTTTGTCACGACCTTGAGCTAACGAAAGAACAGTTCTTGGTTTTGAATCATCTCCCATTAAAAAATCTCCGACTCGAATATCTTCTACTAATTTAGTCGAACCATCTGACATCATTATTGATGTGCCTTTTGCGTGACATTTGCCGGATCCCAATCCGTGGTACAATAATAATCCTCGATAAGGAGTGTAAAGATTCAAGTAATCACGGACGATTTTTTGATGGGTCAATAGGTCCAATTCTGCACCAGCGCTACGGCTTTCACAGGAAAGCGATTGTTCGTCAGACATAATATCTTTACGATATGGCCTAAAAAGTTCATTTAATTTTGATACCGAAATCTCTCGATTATTCATATAGTACGCAGAAGCTTTTACAATAACTTTATCACTAGGTAAAGGAAGTCGTTCGCTAACTAATTGGTCGCGGATTTTTGCAGTGGTCAAATCAATATTTAAGAGTTCTTGTTCGGGCCCAGCAACAACCTTTAATTTACGTGGCTTTCGTATTTTTTTGGGTAATTCTTCTACTTTTATTTCACTGGGCACAGGCTCTTTATCTAAATTTTCAGCCTGACCTAGGAGTTCATCTACGTGTTTTATTTCCTTTTCAATTTCGTCTACGTCTACAGTTTCTTCGGTTCCACTAACTTCTACATCAACTTGTTTGACAGGCATAGGACCAGGTTGCTCCTGTACAATGTCAGTTAAAACAACCGTTTTATCAATTTTGACAATACCAACAGGAATAACGGCTTTTCTTACAGGCACAATATCAGTCTTACCTACAACGGCACCCAAATTATTTTGCCGCAATCGATTATATATTAATGCTCTATCAACATTAGATATTTTACGTTTATCTTTAATGATTTGTTTTTGAGGAGCTTCATCCGATACTTCTTGTAAAAACGCCGACGGCTCTTCTCCTTCTTCAACTACGGGAACCTTTTCGTGGATACGATATCTTAGCTGTAAAGGACCTTTTGCCTCCGGTTTTAATACTAATTTTTCAGTTGGATTAAAAGGTTGGTTCATTTATATTATACTGCGAATATATTATAACGATTTTTACTAACTATTTTACTGCTAAATATTATGAATTATAATAAAATTGCATTGAACTATAGTCTTGAATATTCTTAAGTATGCCTTCGTTGTGTTTTTTTTGAAATAATGGATAAAAGATAGTGTTAACGGGTAATTCAAAAAAATAGCTACATTTCCTTATAAAATGAATGTAAAATGTATCTTCACAATGTTCATCTTCTTTTACTACATGTACATCATTTAAATGTTTAAAAAGAGGTGCGTCTTCTTGATGAAATAATTTGTATTGTATTATTTCGCGAGGTTTACAATTATTAAAACATCCAGCATGTAATAAATCGCAATTAAACAAAATACATGACCCCGCAGGACCGCTAATATTTACGATTTGACTCGATACAAATGGATATGTATAATTACTTCCTGGGCATACTGATAGTAAACAACCTCCATGTTTATATATAACCAATGTATAAACTTGGTGTTTACTGTTATATATATTTTGACTTGATGTTACATCACGATGAAAAGTTGAAATAGTCGCGTTTTTGATAGCATAAGAATAATTTGCAAACTGATAGCCCTGGGGTAATTTTTTAAGTATGTCTATTTTAAAATTGTCGTCTAGTTCTGTTTTTATAAAGTCGTCATAAGAGAGAAGGACAAATCCGTCGTTTTCTATGGTTCTATGTTTTAGTGCATGTTCCCAAGATTCATAATGTTCATTAGAATAATATATGATATAAATAGTAATTATTGCAAAAAAACCGCAAAAAAAACACAAATATCCTTGAACCCTTTTCATTTTGTATTATCGTGTCATATAATGTTCTAAAATTATTTTATTTGTTACTGTTTGTGCAGTTGTATTTACAGTTTTATAATATTGTTTTTAATAAATTTATGCGAAAGAACCTAAATATTGAATCGCATCCTCGCAAGCGATTTGCTCTGCCTTCTTCTTGATTTTGTGTGTACCTTCTCCTAAGAACAGTAGGATCTTCTTATGTAAGGACATGTATTGGTGTATTTCTTGGTAACATGTGAAACGCTTTCGACCAATGGATTTGCCTGCGCTCGTTTCGTGAATGGCCTGTCCTAGACACAAATAAACGCCCATGTGATAACCGGTTTCGCCATTATATTCCTCGACTTCCAAATAATCTGGTGTTACCTTGAATTCCTTCTGAATCTTTACCTGTAAAATATTCTTATAATTATCGTCGTTCTTAATCAAACTAATCCAATCCACGTGCTTTTCGAAAACAGCCTCTACAAACCGCTGTACCATTTGAAATCCAGGACCCGTAACAAATATATTATCAAACCATCCATGCTCATCTTTAACCTGGATTTTATTAAAATCCAGGAACATGGCGCCAATAAACGCTTCAAATAAACAACCGAGTTTTTTTAGATTGGTTCTCGTCTGCTTCGATTCTGCGTATTTTGAAAGAATAAAATATTTATGTAGTCCCATGTCGTATGCCATTTTACCGATTGATTCATTCTTAACGAGGGCAATCTTCTTTTCCGTCATGAACCCCTCATTTTCTTTAGGGAAACGTCTATATAAATAATATTTGGTAATACATTCTAGAACCCCATCTCCAACGAATTCTAGACGCTCATTTGATTTACTATAAAGCGGTAGACAATCGTCGGGTTTAGGACATATAGAAATATTGTTTTGCGCGTTCTCTAGAGTCGGTCTCCGGATATAAGATCTATGAATAAACGCGCGTTTATAAAGTTCCCAATTATGAATGGGCGCATCGACCCCGTAACTCCTTAAAATGGCTTCGATTTCATTATCAATAATTAATATATTTAGGGGATTGTATGGGTCAAATACGTACGTTTCATTTCCGTCTGCCCCCTTTTCAATACGAATATCGTCGTCTAAGTTCATGGTGTGTTTATTGGATTAATAATTGTTTATAGAATCAATTTTTTACTCTTGGATAAAAAAATATTTAGCTAATGTATAGTTGAAGATGACAACAAGCCAATGGAGCCGTTCAAACAGAGCCCGAATGGGCTCGACTGCTATTACTGACCAAGCTCAAGGAGGAGGCTCTAAGAAGGCCGGATTTCCCTACATGATTGGTCGCACCAGCTGGTCTAGTATTGCTATTCCTGACATTTCTCTCAAGCGTGCTATGACCACAAAACTCCCTCTTGCACGTCCTAGTCGTGGCGTTGGAAATCGCCCTGGTATTGGCGTATATTTCACTCAGGGATTACCCGGTAAGTCATAAATAATATTTAAATAACAATATAATAACTTTTGTATTGTTATTTTACGAATGCGCGTAATTTTAGACGACAGGGAACGGGATTTATATTTAGCATGTGAAAACATTGTTGGGTCAAACCAAACTTACGTAAAATTATTCAAAGAAACGTTGCCTTTAGGAGACGTTTATGTAAAAACCGACGAAGAAAAAGACGTATTGATTATTGAACGTAAAACAATTTCAGATCTACTAGCTAGTATTAAAGATGGTCGTTATGGAGAACAATCGTATCGACTAATACATTCATCTGGATTTCCTCTACATTCTATTATATATATTATTGAAGGGTCTATTAGCCAATTGCGCACTCCTATGGAGCGCAAAATAGTTTATAGTGCATTAGCATCTTTAAATTATTTTAAAGGTTTTAGCGTCGTGCGCACAAGCTCTATTGCTGAAACAGCTGAATATATAGTTTGGATGTGTGATAAAATAGAGCGCAATTTTTTGAAAGGCGAAATTCCTTATTATTTACAAGCACCTAGAGAACCTACAGTTACAAACGAGACGGAACATCAAAATATATTACGCACGACTGAATCCAATCCCGCAAATTATTGTACAGTTGTTAAAAAGGTTAAGAAAGAAAACGTAAGCCCCGAGAACATTGGCGAAATAGTATTATGTCAAATACCGGGCATAAGTTCAACAAGCGCTATTGCTATTATGCAAAAATTTGGTACATTTCCGCAACTATTAAAGGCGCTACAAGAAAATCCAAATTGTTTGGACGATATTGGTTATGATTCAAAGGGCAAATTTCGTAAAATTAATAAACCGTGTATCGAAAACATTAAGAAATACTTTTTATGAGTTTTCTAATTTATCCTCTGGTTTACCAAATGCAGAAGGAATTGCGTCAATATAAATTCCTTTGGGTTGGAATAGCAACGGTTTTGTAATATTATTATCATTATATTTGCCTGATTTTAAAATGTCCTGTGTATATTTAACTCCGCCCCAATTAGGGTCCATAGGATTATCACTTAATCCAGTCGGTTGACTTGAAACAAATTCTTTGGCTACATATTCATAATGATTAATATCCTCATTTAAAGGATCAAAAGGACCATAGGAACTATCGGGGTACGCTACAGTTGATTTTATAAAATCTGTATTACCAGCATCGTCAGAATAAACATTGTTTTCTCTATTGCCGGTGGATTCTAGCGTAACAGGATTTTGATTTAATATATAATCATCTAAATTTTGTTGTTCTGGTTCAGAATCGTTTGCATCATCCGTTCCTTGCGTGTTTTCGTCAGTAGATGTATCGTCAACGGAGTTAGTATCTTTATCTTGTCCGGTTGGTACATTCGCGTTGCTTGGAGCATCATCTTTCTTGCTTTCTGGTTGTGGGGCACCTGTAACGCTATTATTTGCCGAATATTGATTCGGGCTATCGGTTAAGCCTTCTGAGAACGATTCGCTGTATTTATTTACCCAAAAAATTACATATATTCCTGAGAATAACACAAAAACTAAAAAAATTTGGAATAATAGTCTAAATTCGTTCATAATCTAATATATATATTTCGCGAAAAGATTATTGACAATTTAAAAAATATATTTAGTATATATAATGATTGATTTACTCTTAATTCATGCAAATTGGTGTGGTCATTGCCAACATCTTATGCCTGAATGGAAAAAAATGAAAGAATCGTTAAAAAGCAACAAAAATATAAGCGTACATGAAATAGAAAACGACGATTCCGATAAAGAACACAGGCTGGGCGAACTAAGTAAAAAAGCCGGAGGTAATAAAATATCAGTACGTGGATTTCCAATGATCGTTCGGTTTGAAAACGGAGAAATGACTGAATTTAAAGGTAAGCGTACAGCGCAAGAATTAGCTAAATGGGCAACAAAACATAAATTATCCGGTGGGCGCCGTAAAACGAAACGTACCAAAAAGAACCGTGCAAAAACATGTAAAAAATGTTCCTTTAAACTCTGGTAAAAATTGATATTTGGATGATTATATTATGAATCTATAACCATCTAAAAATAAATCAACATTATTACTAAATGAATGCAGAAAGCAAAAAGATTGGACCTATAGTAAAAAAACAGGTGCGTCTGTTTTCGTTTCAAACTTATGACGACGCACCATCTAAGTCGAACGAAAATAGCTCCGATGAAGAAAAGGCAAATCGGTATAAGGATAAACAACAATTTGTCATACAGATGTTCGGTCTGAATGAAAAAGGAGAAACCTTCTGTATCTATATACGTGATTTTAAACCATTCTTTTACGTAAGCGCTGGTGACGATTGGACTCCTTATAATATGCGATGTTTGGAGGAGCATATTAAAAAGCTCCTACCTAAAAACATGCAGGACTCCATTCTCTCGACTGAACTTGTCGACTATAATAAATTATACGGATTTACAGCAGGTAAGAAAAGCAAGTTCGTAAAATTTACTTTCAAAAACAGTATTATTATGAGAAAGGTCCGGGGGCTATGGATAGAGTATATTGATGACAAAGACCGTCCTGGCAAAAACACATCACGTATGAAGCCGTTTATTTTCCAAGGTCTTAAATTGGAGCTTTATGAAAGTAATATTCCACCACTTCTACGATATTTTCATATTTATAACATCAGTCCTTCTGGATGGGTCGAAATCCCCGTGAACCGTGTCGAGCGTGTCGAAAACAAAACTACTACGTGTAAATACGAATTTATATGCTCATCGAGTCAAATAAAACCACTACCAGATAAGGAAACACGTGTTCCTTATAAAATTTGTAGTTTTGATATTGAGGCTAACAGTAGTCATGGCGATTTTCCGATGCCTATCAAAACGTATAAGCGTTTGGCAATGAACATGGTAGACGTTTATTTGAGACAACGAAGCGCACTATGCGATTTACTCATTATTCAAAGATTTGTACAGAAGATGATTTTGGCCGCGTTTGGTTACGATAGTTGTGAGGATATTGATTTGGTATATCCCAAGTCTAAACCAGCAAAGGAACAAATCAAAAAGTATATTAAGATTTTGTTGGAGCAACCCATGGAAATTGCTAAACACGCGAACAAGGATCAGGATACCGGAGATTTACTAACCATAGACGAAATGTTTGAACAGATAAACGCTGAGGCAGCGGCAGCCAATGCCATCGATGCAGAAAGCAGCGAAATGATACCAAATGAAGAATTAGTGGAAGAGGGAACCGGACCCCGTTTTAAAAAGCAACCAAAAAAGAAGGTCGACCTAAAATCTACCGTAGTTGATATGTTGACTAGTGATAATCATACGCGTGATGAAAAAATCCAACTTCTGAATGATATTCTTACACGGCTATTTCCACCACTAGAAGGAGACCAAATCACTTGTATTGGTTCGACCTTTATGCGCTACGGAGAGCCAGACCCTTATCTTAGTCATTGTTTAGTTCTTGGTTCATGTGACCAAGTTGAAGGCGCCGTCATTGATGCAGTCGAAGACGAAAGGGACCTGCTAGTGCGCTGGGCGGAACTTATACAGACGGAAGACCCCGATATTATCATTGGTTATAATATATTTGGGTTTGATTATGAATATATGCTTCGGCGAAGTCAAGAGCTACATTGCGAACAGGAATTCTTGAATGTTTCGCGTAAAGTTGGAGAGTTTTGTGGGAAATACGACAAGGAGGGAATACTTCAACTCGATAACACACCATTGCGTCTTGCGACAGGTGATTATGACCTTAAATATTTTAAATTATCTGGTCGTCTACAGATTGATTTGTATACTTATTTTCGGCGTGAATATAATCTGGCGTCTTATAAGCTGGATTACGTTGCTGGTGAAAACATTTGTGACAGTATAGTAAAAGTAGTACATTCGGTCAATGAATCTGGTCAAATTACTGAATTATATAGTAAGAATTTGACTGGTCTGCACGTTAATGATTTTATTCATATTGGATACGTAGGTTTTACGTCGGATTATTATAAAAACGGTGATAAGTTTCGTGTTCTTGATATTCGGCGGGGTGTTGAGCTAGTTGAAACAGTCAAAGGACAAGAGGTTACCAATAAATATAATGTTATTGTCATTGAAGGACACGAACAAATTGATATGAAGCGCCCTGTGAAATGGGGTTCGGCAAAAGACGATGTATCTCCGCAAGATATTTCACGGTTGTTTAAACGTGATGCGTCTGGTCGCGCTATTGTGGCAAAATATTGTATTCAGGATTGTAACCTTGTTCATTATATTATGAATAAAATAGACGTTCTTACTAGTTTTGTAGAGATGTCGAGCATTTGTAGTGTGCCTATGAGTTTCTTGATGTTTCGCGGACAAGGTATTAAACTTACTAGTTTCGTTGCCAAAAAATGTATGGAAAACCATACTCTTATGCCTGAACTAGATAAGGGCGGCGATAATAGTGGTTACGAAGGCGCAATTGTGCTTCCACCTAAATGTTCTATGTACATGGATAATCCTGTGGCTTGTGTTGATTATGCGTCGCTATATCCTTCAGCGATGAGTAGTCAGAATCTATCACATGATAGTAAAGTATGGACTAAGGAGTTTGATTTGACTGGTAATTTGTTACGAGAAACCGGCGAAAAAACGGCAAATGGCTCATATAAATACGACGAACTAGAAGGATATAAATATATTGATTTGGAATTCGATTCATTTCGCTATATTCGTAAGACACCCACTTCGCGTGCTGAAAAAGTCAAATCGGGAACAAAGGTATGCCGATGGGCACAGTTTCCTGATGGCAAAAAAGGTATTTTGCCGTCTATTTTGGAAGAGCTATTGAAGGCGCGAGCGGATACGCGTAAGAAACAGAAGACGGAGAAAGACCCTTTTATGTGGAATATTTTGGAGAAGAGACAGCTCGGTTATAAAGTAACCGCAAATTCTCTTTATGGCCAATGTGGATCCCCTACATCTGCGTTTTGCGAAAAAGATATTGCTGCATCTACTACTGCCACTGGAAGAATGATGATTAATTATGCGCGGCGTATTATCGAAGAAGTTTACGGAAACCGACTCTATGTTTTGGAAAACGGAGCGACTGTTAAAACTAAAGCTGAGTATGTTTACGGAGACACTGATTCCGTATTCTTTACATTTAATTTAGAGCACCCGGAGACAGGCGAAAAGATTCGCGGAAAACCTGCACTTGAAATCACAATTGAAATCGCACAGGACGCTGCGAAACTTTGTTCACAGTGGCTGAAGCCGCCCATGGAGCTTTCGTATGAGAAAACATTGATGCCGTTTATTTTAGTCGCTAAAAAGAAGTACGTCGGAATGCTTTATGAAACTGACCCAAATAAGGGTAAATTGAAGTACATGGGACTCTCAATCAAGCGCCGCGATTCTTGTGATTATTTGAAGGATGTTTATGGTGGTATCCTGAACATTTTAATGAAAGAATATGACATCAAAAAAGCAATTCAGTTCTTAGATAATTCGTTGACTGCACTATTAAAAGGCCAGGTTCCAACGGATAAACTGATGATGACAAAACAGCTGAAAAGTGATTATAAGAATCCAGAGCGTATGGAACATTGGGTGCTTTCTGACCGTATTGGAAAGCGCGACCCCGGAAATAAACCCAAATCAGGAGACCGTATTAAATTCCTTCATTTTGTGAATCCTGACGCAAAACTGAATGGGGAACGTATCGAAACACCGGAGTTTATTAAAGAAAACGGTCTACCTATTGATTATACTTATTATATTACAAATCAACTTATGAAGCCATTACAACAGTTGTTTTCATTAGCGCTGGAACAAATTTGGGAGATAAATAAAGCCACGGTGCCTCTTAGAAAACACAGAAAAGAAGTACTTGAATTAGAAAAGCAATATGATGACAGAACGGTGTTTATGAAAAAACGCGAAATTATGTGTTGTAAAAAGATAAAGGAACTCTTGTTCGATAAATATCTCGAGCAGATTCGAAATGAAAAGACAGGGACTCGTACCATTACACATTTCTTCCAGAAAAATTGAACTGTATTTATTTCAATACAATAAATACAATTTTTAACATGCAAAAAGACAACACAACTATTTTAGGATATATGGGACATGGAGTCTTATTTATTGTTGAATTATCGTTAATACCTTACTATCAATTAGAATACGCATATTACAGAGCAGAAGGTCGAATAAAAAAATTTTATCAGTAGTTACCCGACAAATCATTATAAATATAAAGAGGTACTTCAATAGAAAATACATTATTCATAGATGTGTCGCGGTCCAAATAATTTTGTAAGACGGTTTGTAGTCCATTTGACAAATTCTGTACAATTCGATTTATGCTGGCGGATACTCTTGGCAATTCGTCGGTATGCGCTGTTTCCTCCTCTCCTGGTTCAGTAGGATTATCTGTTCGAATATCGTATCGGCATACAGGGCATCTTACATTTTGACGGAACCAATTTTTTATGGCCATTTCACGAAATAAATGACCACATTGACGTATTTGGCATACGGACTCGTTCTCTTGAAAATCTTCTAGAGTAATGGGACACCTGGTGTGGATTGTTTCTTCAGCTCTATAATTAAATGATTCAGTCGCATTGTTTATTTGCTCCTCTGTTGCGTTTACCAGTACGTCTTGAAATAATCCCGGCATCGCATGATGAACTGTCTCATTAATAATATTTGTGTATATTGTATCAGAAAAAGGTGTGTTGTAAAATGCATATCGATTGTTATTGGGAACAGAAGTATTGTTTTGATTATAATGTGGATAATTTGACCCGCGTCTTTGTCTATTGAGTGTAGACTGAACGATTTGAATATAGGAAGCAACATTATCGTGAAACCGTCGTTCAGTTGAACGCACAGTGTAATTATATTCAATCATTAATTCATTTAATGCAATTAATATACGGTCTTCTTCACTACGATTATGGTTACGTCTTGTCGTTTCAAAAAAGGGGTTTCTATTATCCATATTGAATACTATATAAAGGTTTATTTATATATACTTACATAAATATTATATAATTATGAATCTATCAAAATATCAAAAAAAGGGTTACACCGGAATTGATAACCTTGGTAATACTTGTTTTCTAAACTCGTGTTTGCAAGTTCTCAATCATACATATGAAATGAATGAAATACTGGATAAAAAACAGGACGAACACATGAAGCCAGGAATACCAGACACGAGCATTTTAAAGGAATGGAATGATTTACGATCAGTTATGTGGAGCGGCAACGGGGTAGTTTCTCCTAATAAATTCGTACATAACGTACATAAAATTGCCACGATTAAAAATAAAGAGATATTTACGGGCTGGACACAAAACGACATGCCCGAATTTTTATTATTTATGATTGAGTGTATTCATAATAGTCTTAGTCGCAGCGTATCCATAAAAATAATTGGTAAAAAGGAGAACAAATTGGACGATGTAGCAGTTCAATGTTATACGATGTTACAAAACGTTTACGGTAAAGAATATTCAGAAATCATGGATTTATTTTTTGGTATATACATGTCAGAAATATCGTCCATTACTGACGGAACGGTGCATGCTACAAAACCAGAAAACTTTTTTATGTTGGATTTGCCGGTGCTCGATGGAAATAAACTAGCATCCAATTTATATGATTGTTTAGATATATTTACAAAGACTGAGTATTTAAATGGCGACAATGCGTGGTTCAATGAAAAAACTGGTAAAAAGGAAGATATAAAAAAACGAATTACTTTTTGGAACTTTCCGAAGGTATTGGTTATTTCATTAAAACGATTTTCCCCAGATGGCCAACACAAGTTGAATAGCATGATAGATTTCCCATTAGAAAATTTGGACCTATCCAAATACGTATCTGGATATAGCGCATCGACGTTTAAATATGATTTATACGGAATTTGCAACCATAGTGGGGGCGTAATGGGGGGACATTATACGTCTTTTGTAAAACACATTGACGAAAAATGGATACATTTTAATGATACAAACGTAGAAATTTTGGATAATAGCCAAAACGTGAAAACTCCTTTGGCATATTGTTTATTTTATAGAATGAGGTTATCTGGAAATAAGTAATCCGTAAAATTTTATAGTATGTTATAATATATAATGGGTTCTTCCGATGATGATAATAATTTAACAAGTGATTTAACTAAACTGTATAACATGGTTTTTAATAAATCGACATTACTATTAATCATGTGGTTTTTAGCATTGCATTTTGTTTGTTATCGATTGTTAAAGGTTTTTTATAGTGAGAACTTGGATACTTTAGATTATCAAACAAAGTTAAGTAGAATGTTAGATATAGCGGTGTTCTCGTTTTTGCTGTTGTTTTTAACGGCATCTTATTATTCTGTTCCGGATACAGATAAAGAAATTATGTTAGAAAATCTAGCTGATTCATTTAAAACATACGCAAACGATAACGATTCTATTTATAAAACGGTTGTTTTCCTACTTTTTTTTTATTGTGCGATTTATTTATTTAGAATACCCATGAATTCGGAAACAAAACCGGCTTTTGTCGCTTGGACAGAATTTGGTGCGTGGACTCTATTTCTTATTATTGTTTTTGTTAAATTTTTTAATGATGTGTTTGGGTTCTCAATGATTGATATTATTTACTCTTATTTTGATTGGTCTAGTTTACCAGAAACTACTGATGTAAACAATTCGATTAAGGTTACTACAGCTAATGTAGAGGAAGATGAAGAAGACTGTGAAGATGAAGAAGAACCACCGTCTTATTTGTCAAAAGTTTTATCTTACGTAACGCCGGCACCAAAAAATAAGCCTCCTTCTATTACCAAAAAACCGTCGTCCAAACCTACAACTTTCAGTTCGGTATTAACTAAATTTGTTACTACTTTGGCTTCGGGTTCTTCGGTTACTAGTAATACTACGCCCGTCAAGGTACCTACTACAACTTTATCTAGTAATATTTCAAAGAATACCTCGACAACAAATAGCTTACGAGATCCTGTTATAACTACGACTTTATCTAGTAATATTTCAACAAATACCTCGACAACAAATGGCTTACGAGATCCTGCTATAACTACGACTTTATCTAGTAATATTTCAACAAATACCTCGACAACAAATGGCTTACGAGATCCTGCCACTACAACAACAAAATCTAGTGGCGTTACGATGGACAGTTCAACTACAACAACAAATCAATCTGGGTTTCGTAATATAAAAGAATCGTTTAATACAATGGCGCCCTCATCGAATAATACAAATACACAAAAGCAAGAAGTGTTCAATGTTTCTGGCAATTTTACTTACGATGATGCTCAGGTTGTATGTGCTGCGTATGGCGCGAGTTTGGCAGATTATGACCAAATTGAAGAAACGTATAACAATGGAGGAGAATGGTGTAATTATGGTTGGTCAGCAGGACAATACGCATATTTTCCTACACAAAAAACAACGTGGGACAAACTTAAACAGAGCAGCGACCCTAAAATACAGCAAAGTTGTGGTCGCCAAGGTATAAACGGCGGTTATGTTTCTGATAAAACAAAACAACTTGGTATTAATTGTTACGGACATAAACCAGCACCTTTGGATAAAGATTATGAATTACGTCAGCAACAACAATCAATTATAAATGCCAAAACCAAAGAAGACATTGAATTAGAATCCAAAATACAATATTGGAAGCAACAAATTGATGGCGGAACAATCAGTGTCAATCATTATAATCAAACCGTTTGGTCAAATTTTGATACCAGTCCGCCACCAGGACAAACCACATTGCCAAACCAAGACACCACATTGCCAAACCAAGATGCCACGTTTGGTTCTGAACAAAATGATTACGAACAAAATGATTATGAACAAAATAATTATGAACAAAATAATTATGAACAAAATAATTATGAACAAAATAATTATGAACAAAGTGACAACGTAGACATAGGTACAGTACAATATAATAATATTCCCACCACTTTACGATCGATAGTTAACCAACTTACTACACTTCCAGCTCTAATAAATTCGGATCAAACAACAAAAGGTACTGTACAAACAACAAAAGGCCCTGAACAAACAACAAAAGGTCCTGTACAAACAACAAAAGGTCCTGTACAAACAACAAAAGGTCCTGTACAAACAACAAAAGGTCCTGTACAAACAACAAAAGGTCCTGTACAAACAACAATAGGACCGCCTAAAATGAATAATCCTAATTTTAATCCAAATAAAAAATAATTCATCTCTAATCTATATGAATTATTTTTTTATTTTCTGCGTCTTAACTGATGATTTCCTAGATTTTACCATATGTTTTGCTACAACACCGTATAATTTTTCAAAATGTTCTTCTTCTATTGCGCCACCAATAATAATTTTGGCATCATGAATAACGTTTCCTCCGCTCATAGAACCAGATGTAGAAACATAAAGACCAACCGGAACAGAGAAGGGTTCTAAATGACTAATATCAGATTCCAATATATTGTTTATTGAAAAACCACCAACCATGGTGCCACTATTTTGTTCTCGAAATTTGTATTGTTGAAGAAATGATTTATTCATTTATATTTTGAGCCTATTTTTATTTCGAAATAAGACGCAATTCTTGTACCGTCGAAACGTCCCGTTGTTCTCTAAGATAATTTATTATAAATTGTATCTGTTCCTTATCTGCTATAATGTTCTCTAAACAAAGCTCAATATATGAGAACGAAAGTGTGCCGTATTCTTTTTTCTCAATGAGTCGAACCTCTCCGGCTGGTAAGTTAATTTTTTTATTAGTCAAATTGTTCTCGTTCATGTACTGCGTAATGTCTTTATTGAGTTCGTTTTTTATGGTACGGAGTTTTTTAGTATGTTCGTTTATGCTCTTTAATTTTTCTTCAACTAAAGACCATTTTTTTATATTCTCCGTAAACTTCTCCATTATATTATGAAATTATCTTTATTTTTTGTACTAACCCTATTCACTTTGAGGGGCAGGAGTAGGAGCAATGTTTAATTCTGCCGCAGGGACATGTTTGTTACCACCGCGCTTTTTTGCTGTGCGACCTTTTTTACCACCCTTTGCCTTCATAGTTTTATATATTTTCTTTCCGGCTTTCATCGCGTGGCCTAATTTGTATCCCTTCTTATGTTTGTTCTCGCCATAGATTTTTTTCACTAAATCTGTCCAAGCTGACATCTTTATATATATTATAGAGATAATATATATAGTTTATACCTGAGGCACTAAAGACGAAGATTCCGTGGGCGGAAGTGTAACATTTCCCCCCTTCTTCATAGAGCGTCTACGTCCACGCTTACCAGCCTTCTTCGATTTTCCACCCTTTTTTACGGACGTGCGGCGACGCTTGGTCAGCTCATTCAATCCCAAAAGAGCCAAGGACGCTCCTAAATCAACACCCGTAGAACCACCACGTCTACGGCGTTTTCCGCCCATTTGGGGCTTTACTGCAATCAAATTATCCTCTGGTGACGCGCGTTGTTGATCGCCTATAGCTCCATATACAGAAACGCCATGACTTGCTGCGCCAATACCGCCTTTCATAGTTTTACGTCCTCCCTTTCTAGGCATTATATATTATGCATAGATTATTTCCTAAATTGTCTTAGGTAGAACATTTGCTTTTTGAACGGTTTGATACAAATGGATTATTAAAAACAAATTTGCCAATATCAAAAATAGCAATAAAACGTTATAAATACAAATAAACCAAATATATAGGTAAATTTCATTGTACATCATATTTCCCAAAGGTTTAATAATTTCACGAACCTCTTTATGTAGATCCTCATTCTGAAAAAATTCCATACATGTATCACGAATCGTTTTCATATGCTAATCAATATTAATATTTTTTATTTATAAATTAAACTTATTGTTTTACTAGTCTATCGTTTATTTTTTGTCTCAATGAGTCAATATTGAATGCATCTGGTATAACGCCGTTTTTAAAGAATACAGTTTGATATTTTATTTTATAAGCATCGGCATTATTATCTAATTCAGCAACTTGTTTTAATAATTCCTGAAAATCATTATCATTGTAATCTGGTTTTAAATACAAAATAGAGTCCATATTTACATAGTCATGAATGTTTGGACATCCCCAATAGATTGGAATGACTCCTCCACAATATGCATTTATCAACTTTTCTGTAAAATAATTAGGTTGCGATTTATTCTCGAAACAAATCATGAATTTATAATCATTCATAAATTCTATATAATCCTGTGTACCCCAAGAACCGGGGCAAGTTATATTATTCATATATCTCCCGCAAGAATCTACTTGTTTATATTTGGATAATTCTGCAAAAAAATCATTGCGAGCCTTGCAGCCATCATGACTAGATGCAAATAAACAAAAACTTGATTTGTTTTTTGTCAGTTCTCTTTTTACTAGCAAACTATTTTTATCAATAATGTTATTTGTAAGCGTATAATGAGAAGCAAAAGGAAATATAATTACGTTTTTGCTTTCTTCTGCTACAGGAATAAAATTTATATCGAATTGTTCAGGGTCATCAAAAAAACTTTCCCCTGTAACCTGTACGCGAATTGCTCCTTGATAATTACTCATATCGCGTTTATGAAATGTTTCATATACAATAACATTTTTGTCAACGTCTCTAAACAAATCTTGGAAAAGTTTATCATTTTCCGGCGACGACCATTCCCCCAAGTCTATTTTTTTTTCAAAGTGCTCTTTTTTAAATAATAGTGTCAGCATAAACAACAACAATATTAAAAAAATTAGTAGTATTAAAGTAGTAAACGTTCTGTGTTTCATTATTATATATAATACTCGTTTTTTTATTCTATAAAATAACCGGCCAAATTATAAAATGGAGAACATTTACGAAACCAATGATAGTTTCCAGTTTGACAAACTGAATCTACTAAAACCGGTTTCTTCCGCTGGCGGTAATTATTTTATTCGATTTACTATTGACGGCAACTATTTATACATACAACCCCCAAAATGTAAGACAAAACAAGGTATTGTAAAGGCTGGAAAAAAATATTATACGGATTTGATGTTTTCAAACGCAAATGACCAATTTGTTCGATGGATGGAGAATTTAGAAACATATTGTCATCAATTTATTTTCAAAAACCGCGAACAATGGTTCGAAGGAGACATGGAAATGCATGATATCGAGAACTATTTTACATCGCCAATGAAAGTTTTCAAATCCGGTACTTATTATATTGTTCGCACCAATGTTCCTAGTGCTTTAGGAAAACCGACTCTCAAAATCTACGATGAATTTGAGAACGAGGTTAGTTTAGATAGCATTAACGAGCATACTGATATTATGAATATTATTGAAATACAAGGCATCAAATGTTCAGCCAAGAGTTTTCAAATTGAACTTGAAATAAAACAAATGATGGTATTTAAGCCAGTAAAATTGTTTGAGCGCTGCATTATTAAGACGAGTGATCCCAAAACAAGTGAGAACAAAAAAATGATCATTGAACACGAGGATGAGCAGGCGGTTATAGCACTTGTTCCTGATTCGGTTGAGCAACTTTTAACTGAAGAACCAGTTTTAACAAAATTAGAAGAAGTAGAAGATGAAGATGAAGTGGAAAAACCGGTTGAAACGACTTTAGAACATTTAGTAGAGCAAGAAGACAATTTTACCGTTGACGTAAATGAGTCAATCGAAACTTTAGAGTTACTACCAAAAACGAATGATATTGAAGAAATAGACTTTCCTTTAGACACACTGTCGGAAGAAGATACAATTCAAATTAAGAAACGAAATGATGTTTATTATGAAATGTATCGCGATGCAAGGAAAAAAGCAAAAATTGCCAAGGATTTAGCACTTTCATCTTATTTAGAAGCAAAAAGGATAAAAAACACATATATGTTGAATGATATAATAGATAGCGATAGTAGCGATTTAGAGGACTTGGAAGCCGAGGACGAATAGTAAAAATATTTAGGCGGACAGATTTCACAGATAAATTAAACGATATAGCATAAATAATTTTATCAACCGATATTATAAACCGATGTTGAAGAATATTTCGCAAGGCGCTTCTAAATTTTTTACTAATGAGCGAATTGTTGTTTTAGTCATTTTCCTTATATTAGTTTGGGGTTTATTGGCCTATTCTGGTAGCAAAAGTAGCCGCGTGGATACTTTCTGGGGCTCTGACTCCACTCCTTCTTCTAATTATTCAGTAACTGGCTCTGTATTGCCGGCTACACCTGCGTCTAATTCTATGGAGCAAAATAATGTCGCGGCTAGCTCTAGCCCTGTTGATTCGGCTTTTGATATGAGCAACGAGATGGTAACTGGAGATTCGTCTTTTGCTACCACTGCTAACCCTGCTGATTTGTTACCCAATGACCAGAACAGCCAATGGTCTGCGTTGAACCCCAATACCATGAATAAGGGTGACGTTCTTATGCCCGATTTACTTCAGGCCGGCTATCATATTGGATTAGATACAATTGGCCAGACATTGAGAAACGCTAACCTTCAATTGCGCTCGGACCCCGTCATTCCTAAGTCTCAAGTTGGACCTTGGAATCAAAGCACCATTGAGCCTGATTTAGGCAGAGTGCCCCTCGAGCTTGGTCTATCTCAATAGAAATTTAAGGGCGATGTTACCGATAAATATTAATAATTTAAATACTGTATTAAATTATTATATACTTTTATTTTAGAGATAAAATGGACTATGAAGACATTATAGGTTTTACAGTTATTATTGCTTTTTTATGTTTTTCTTATTACGTTTATACAGACGGCATAGAAAGTTTCCAATTAAACTGTATTATATCTACAGTAGATGGGGAAAAATATTGTGTTCGTGATAGGTCAAAGCTTCAGGATGCCGCAGATTTGTTAGCGTCCATGACTAAAAAATGCAAAGATTTGGTTGAATATTGCGGCCAGAAACACCCTAACAATGAAGCTGTAAAACGTTTAGTAGCTGGTTTCAAACCCAATAAAATTATGGAAACTTTACCTACTAGCTCATATACAGCCTATAGTGAGAACAAGGGAGAAAAAATCGCGTTCTGTTTAAATACTAAAAAAGAGGAAAACGAAGGACTTATTGATATTGATACACTTACTTTTGTAGCTATTCATGAACTTTCGCACGTTATGACAGTATCGATTGGTCATAAACAAGAGTTCTGGGACAACTTCAAATTTTTGTTAGAAAACGCCAAAGAATCTGGTATTCATGTGCCCAAAAATTATAAAGAAGACCCCGTCGAGTATTGTGGTATGAGAATTACTGACAATCCTTATTATGACGCGTAATTCTCCAACTCAATTAATTCTTCTCTCGTATTTACGCCTGATACGTAAAAGTTCTCGTTTGTGTCCAATTGTATTGTGTTAATTTGTATGAATCTATTTTTTAACAGTTTGATTATATCTGTTAAATAATATTCCTGTTGTGTGTTTTCATTATTAATTTTGGGTATAAATTCGTTCAGATACAGCGAATGGATACAGTAAATTCCTGTATTAATAATGTTAATTAATTTTTCCGATTCGCTACAGTCTTTCTCTTCAATAATTTCTACTAAATCCCCGCGTTTATTGATTATTGCGCGGCCATAACCAGTCGGGTTCTCAAAAGAAGCAGTTAAAACGGAGACATCACTGTCATGTTCCGCTATCTTTCTTAGCGCCCCAACGTTCATTAATGGCATATCCCCGTTCACGATAAGTACCTTTTCATTGTCTTTATATTCTGGTAAACAACATAATATAGCATGTCCCGTGCCCTTTGGTTCCGGCTGCTGTACAAAAGTTAAATCACCAATACGGATATATTTTAATAAACATGCTTTAATAATATCATGAAATTTACCAGTGACTACGATTATTTTAAAAGGTTTTAATTGACGAACTGTTTCAATAATACGCACGAGCATGGGCTTTCCTTTAAACAAATGTAGAACTTTAGGTAAATTTGATTGCATACGTTTTCCTTGCCCAGCTGCTAAAATAGTTACTGTTAAAGAATCCATTATATTATTTTTACATAAGTTATTTTAGATATACTTAACGCAATTATGTTCTAATACTATATTATATAAATGAATTTGTCTGTACTTTTTTATAATCGAATTATGATTATGAATATATGTCTTTGGATAATCGGCGCAGCGTTAGCGTTTTATACCAAAAGAATTTTTTTCTTATTTTTAATATTTTATGTATTCATTATAAATGAAATTTTGTATTTATTATTTAATTTCGATTTGTATTTTAGCGGAGACCGCACTGAACTAGTTTATAGTACAAGTTCCATATATGAGTTATTAAGCCCAGAAGTTCAAAATATGTCTTCCAATTTAACGGAAGGAATTTTTCCTGATAAAACTTGTATTCCGCCTGAAGAAGCAGAACGAAATAGATTTGACGAGTTTATTCGTTTATTAGATATCCAAAAGGGCGATAAAGTCTTAGATGCTGGTTGCGGTCATGGCGGGTTGGTTATGTATTTGCGTTCAAAAGGCTTTGACGCTTATGGAATAACAATAACTAAAACACAATATGATGAAAACATAGAAGAACATGGACCTTATTTTTATTACGGAGACTACACATTAATTCAACCTCAATTATTAAATAAATTTGATCATATTATTTTACCAGGCTCATTAGAACATCCATTTGGCGGAAACCCTAGATTTTTATCTGCGTACGAAAAGAAATTTAATGGAATGAAAGACATGTTTCAGCTTATGAAAAAATATTTTCGTGATGATTCCAAACAAAAAAAAATTCTTTCTACGTGCATACATATGAATATGAAATTTATAAATCATATGCCTTCTATTACAATTGAAAGAGTAATGGGTGGATTATATCCATGCATTGACAAATTAAGCGTTGCAGATGCATTGAAAGCCGCAGAATATAATGTTTTATCAAATGAAGATTATACTTGGCACTATTATTTTGCGACAGTATGTAATCCGAATCATTTTGGAAACCCTGCGCCGTTTCCGTGGTATTTTTATTTATTGACTGTTTTGTTATATCCTATTTCTGTGTATTCATATTATTATTCTGAATATGGTTTATGGATGTGGATGTGGGATAATAAATATCATTATCCGGATAATCACCAATTTTCATATGTTGAAGATATTAATGAAAGACCATGTACTTTATTTTATACCGTTGCTCAATGCAAATAAATAACATTTTTTATGTATAAAATGTTATTTTAACGAGACTGCAATATATTTCTCATGTTGCTTGTAACCGTGGTTTTAGTTGTAGCAAATGTAGGCGCTGTTGTTACGGGAGCACTTATTGTTCTTGCAAAATTATAGTTAGGCGTTTGTACTGTTGCTGATAATACTGGTACCTGGGGAAAACCATTGGATTGTAAATAACCACATACATATTGATAAACTTGATTAATTGAAACCTTATGACGATAATTACGTAATGCGTTAATAAATGCATTAGTAAAAGCGCCCTGTGAAGTTGAGTCTGCTTTAATAAATGTATCCGCGCTAGTTTGTTCATCTTTACATCCACTAATTATGCAAATGTTAGGATTGGAAATGTTACCAACCTTATTGTTTTGTATTTTAGACCATGATATAGGACCACCATACTGAAACGACCATTCTAAATCGCACATGGTACCGCTATGGCAGGCGTCGAATAATAAAAGGGCCTTACATTTAATATTTTTAACAATAGCTAACAACTCTCTATCCGTAATAAATCCAGCAGTTTGATAATCACAGGGCACCAAAATATTATCTAATCCATTACTTGTGTATGCGTTTTTATTCGGTAATTGAGAACCATGGCCGCTATAATGAACCCATATTTCATCTAAACTTGTTGATTGATTTACAATATTCGTCAAATTTTTAATAATATTTGCTTTTGTCGGCATGGTGGCAGCATTATTTATGTCGTCTCTTAAAATTGTTATGCTATCATAATCGTAAGCATCAGTTAAAACATCTCGCACATTGATAACATCGTACACGCAACCTTTCAATGTGATTGAAGGGATGGCCAAATAATCTATTCCAATAAGTAACGCGCGCTTCATGTTTATATTTTATACGCAGATATTTATTTATTCAAAGTCGTAAAATCATAATAAAATAATAGATAATTGTATATAAATGGAGATTATACCGAAACATGAAATAATAAAGATATTTCGTTATGATTCTACTGGTAAAAAAAAAGAAGTATACGTGTTCCAAGGCTCTGAATCTGCTGTGTATGAGCCAAACGAACTATTTAGCGAAATAGAACTAGAGGAAATAGAAATTTATAAAATTAAGGTCATCTATTCGAAACAACAAATTCATAAAGACGATTCTATACGTATTTTAAAAAAGAAATTAGTCAATGAACTAGGACTTACCTATGATGAAATTTATCTATTTTCATATGTCCAAGAAAAAATAAACATATTGCGTCTGTATCAGGAAATTACCTCCAATGAAAAATACGATTTTACTCATGGCATGTTTTTGCAGGTTTTGAGGAACCTTGGGCTTCAATCCACAATTATAAATGAATTTAATCGAAAAGAGGTATATACATATGATGATTTGGTCGGCTTTGGTCTACATGAACGATTATTAGATGTTCCTGTTTCTGTTGGACAAAAATTTACGCGTACTATGAATTTTTTATTTTCAGCTTGTCCGTTTCATTTAACGCAGGACGCAACCAGTTTATACAAAATGAATCCGGAAAATCCACTTGTAGAATTTGAGAACCAACTTTTATTCTATTTTGGTAATTTTCATAGGAACACCATTTATTTATGTAGCGCGCCTGATCTTTTTGATTATGCTCTTGGTCATCATATTCAAGAGGAATTTATTAGTCAAACCTATTTTCCTTTATTGTTTAATAACGATATTACAAAAAAATCGGCGTTTATTGAGAACCGCGCTGAAATGTTAAAAGCAAATGCTGCTTTGGTACATACTAAAACTCTGAAATTGTATGATACAGTTGACATGTTTTATAATATTTTTTATACAAAAAAATTAGAGATTCCTTATGCAAGTCGAGGTATAACGTATTTTGACATAGTTATTCATCCCAACACTAAAACTATTATGCCTTTGGAGGCCATATTTAAAAACATTCATGCCACCGTCTCTTGTCCGTTTATTAAATACAATCCGGGTTCTCGAAAAGAAAACATTTATCGTTTATATTCTGTACAAACAAATAAGGTTGGTAAAAAGATTCCGTTTTTATCAAAGAATCTTATTATGAATCTATCGAAAAATACGGGTAAATCAAAACAGCTGTCTTTATTTAAACAATGTATTTATAATAGCGCCGCACATGATTTTTTTATTGATTTTGATTATAATGGTGATATTCATTTACGTTGCGAGTTAGGAAAAGCTATAAATAAAGACCAAGTTTTTGATTTCATTATTCAACATTTTAATCCCACCATACGTACAATGAACGAATTTTTAGATAAAACAGGATATACACTGGATGAATTTGTTTCCTTTGAATTACCCAATATTGAATTTGTGCATTTGAAATATAAAATGGTTTTAGAAAAGGTAAAGGATGTCAATATTAAAGACAGAATTGGTTGTCTAACTAGCATTTTTGATGTTATTGATGATGCCAGTCCAGAACAAACCGTTTTACGTTTCAAGCGCGTATCTAATTTCCAAAAAATGGACTCTATGAATGCTCTTATTAATGAAATATATAGCCAGACCAATAATGAGCGCGCCGTGGTGGAGCGCTTAATGCAAAATTATCAATTGACCGAAAACGACGCACTCGTGCATATTTCCAAATTTTTAAATGCTCATACGCGTATTCAAGGCGCCTTTGTAAATAAAGAATTTACAATTGCCGAGAACCCTGGGTTCGAAACCGTGGTTCGTATCTTACCCTTTGAAAAACAAATTGTGGTTGATATTGATAATATTAACGCAATCGAATATATTGATTCGCTGACTGTGTATATGGATAGTTTTATTCGTATGATTCAATATCCGGAATCGATTAAAGTAAGTGCAGCTAAAATAAAACAAATGTGTAGTCGTACAGACTATGGGGAAGATGTCGTTGTAAAAAACATGGTCGTACCAAACACAATGTCTTCGGTTCAACCATTAACCTTTGGTAAAAAATTATTGTTACCAAGCGAAGACGATTTTGTTGAAGAAGAGGATGAGGGGTTAATATTAGAAGAATATGGAGACGAAGATGAAGGTTTTATACCCGAAGAAACAGATTATGAACCAACTCTTGAAAACACGACTTACGATGAAAGTAGTGTTACTAAAAAGCCAGTTAATATAACAGAAATACCGATTGACCAGCACGAAGATGAAGACGAAGGACTTATTTTTGACGAAATGGAAGGAGGAGCTAAAACAATAGATGGCTCAATGTTAGATGGTAAGCCTTTTAAAAAAACGGAAATTTTCTTAAAGAAATTACAGAAATTAGAACCTAAAATATTTGGAGTAAAATCTGACGGAAATTTTGGTTCATATGCACAAATGTGTCTTAGTAATTATAATAAACAGCCGGTTATTTTAACTCAGGCAGAAAAAGACGAAATTGATAAAAATCACCCGGGCTCCTACGAGAATTCTATTAAATACGGTACGGACCCTAATAATCCTTATTATTATATTTGCCCCCGATTTTGGTGTTTATTAACAAATACTAGTATGACCGAAGAAGAAGTCCAGTCCGGTAAATGCGGTACTATCATACCAAAAAACGAAAAAATTATTCCAAAGGGTGCATACGTATATGAATTCACAGAAGATAAATATCATAAAAATAAAGAAGGGGAATATATTACACATCATCCCGGTTTCCGCGAAGCCGGCTCCAATAAAGACGGGCATTGCGTTCCTTGTTGCTATAGCAATTGGAACTCCGACATACGCAAAACCAGGCGTCAACAATGCGAAAATCCAGATGCACAAGTCGAACCCGAGGCACCAAATAAAGCGCAAAATGTTCTCTATATCGTGGGGTTTGATAAGTATTTGAAACAATATAGATTTGGATTTTTACCTCCTTCTGTCGAACGGTTTTTTAGCATAAATCATGCAAAAATAATTACTAAAAATAATCCGGCTCTTATTAAAAACGATATGCCGGTGTTATTGCGATATGGCGTAGAACAGTCTATTAAACAGTCTTTAGTTGGATGTTTGGCAGATATTTATGCATCCCAAAAGGGTATTGCGCTACCAACTATAGCAGAAATGCGAGATATTTTGGCGAAGTCTATCACTATAGATATGTTTTTAAAGTATAATAATGGTTCTCTACCTTCCGTATTTAAAACAAAGCTAGGGCGCACAAAACTGGGTGCCGACGTCATTGGTAAATATTCTAGTAGTGAGTTTTATAAATCGTTGGACACCTCCAATGAAGCACAATATGATTTTTTGGAAGATACAATAAGCGCATTTGAAAATTTTTTGACTTTTATAAGGGATGAAAATTCGACTATTGATCATACTTATTTATGGGACGTAGTAACCACAAAAAATCCCGCACTTTTTGATAGAGGATTCAATCTTGTTATTTTTACAATAGTCAATAATGACATTACCGATAAAGTAGAGATTTTGTGTCCTACGAATTCGTATTCCAAAAATCATTTTTCGTCTTTGAAAGACAGTATTTTATTATTAAAACATGATAGTTTCTATGAACCCATTTATCAGTACGAACTCAAAGAAAACAAAATCATTATTAAAAAGTCCTTCCATGAAGATAATATTATGAAAAATGTTAAAAAAACATTTGTCGCTATTAAAAACTCCATGAATGAATATTGTAGCGCCTTACCTAGTATGCCAAAAGTATACCATTTTAAAAAGAATATAACTGCCGAACAACTTGCTGATGTACTACAGAAAGCCAGTTATTCTATTGGTAGTCAAGTAATGAATTATCAAGGCAAAATAATAGGCCTAACAATTACTAAACCCACTGGAGAAAAAGGGGTTTTTGTGCCCTGTTTTCCTTCCGCGCAGCTTGATGGTTTTGCTATAGTGTCTATGGAATCAAATGTATGGAGTGATTATCGCGTAACACGAGACGAATTAACTCATTTATCGAAAAAACTTAAATTACCATGCGCGCCACTTTTTAAATTAATTGAAAATAATATGATAGTAGGCGTAATAGTTGATACGAATCAATTCGTTCAAGTCTTTCCTCCTGCTGAGAATGTTGAAAAAGATGGAATCGAAGAAATTCAAGGTACTAATCTTACTTTGGCGGATAAAGCCTTGGCCTCTAGACAAGAAAGCGACCCGGTTCGTACATCCATGATTCGAAATATTACTCTAGAAACTAAAATTTATAACACATTTAGGAGCACCATAAGAGCTCTTTTGAATCAATTCCGTAATCGTAATTATAAAGAACGTATCCAGAAGTTTATTAATAGTGATAGCATAACGTATTTGGAAAAAATAAAGAATGTGGAATTATTATTGAGAAAACTATGTAAGTCTAGTATTCAGTTCGTAGAAAGCGTCCCACAAGAATTATTAGATGAATATTTAGATATTAGCCAGGGCAAAGACCAAGGCCAGTCTGAACTTTGTCTTATTAATGAGGAAAAAGAATGTAAATTGATTGTTCCGAAAGTACATTTGGTAAGTACCGTAGATAACGAAAAACTTTATTTTGGTAGAATGGCTGATGAATTTATCCGTTATCAGCGCATACGTTCTTTTATGTTTGAGCCCAAAGTATACTTAAATATTAGTAGCACAAATTATAAAATATATGCCGATGAATTTATTATATTACAATCGCTATTAACAAACGAATATTTTGAGAACCTACTGCCTTATCCCGCAGGAAAATATATAACCTATGATTTTTCAGAGCCGGTCGATAGTCAAAGTTATTTGAACACGAACGTCTATGATATGAATAAAAAAACAGCTACTCTGGGCGCTATCGACGAAGAGAAAACTAAATGTATAAAAGAAACGCGCGATGTATATGGAAATTCAGAAAGTTATTGGAAACAGCTTTTTCCAAAGACTGCCAAGGAAATCGTACTACAAAAAGAACCAAATTGTAGTTTTTTCTTATTTGGTATTATTCTATATGAGAGAACATCAAAACATCATTCTATAGCGCAAATTAAAGAATTATTATGGGAGGCTTACGCTCTATTATGGGAAGATTATAGTATTAAACTTGAGGATATATTAATGAAACAGGGTAAGTTAGATTTTGTGCGTAAATTAAAGGGTGGTATAGTTGATATGGAAACCCTCGTTAAAAGTGAAGAATATTATTTGACCAATTTAGATATTTGGGTGCTAGCTGCAAAAATGAATTTGCCCATTGTATTATATTGCGAAAAGCCCTTCAAAAATATGTTGACCGATATAAAATGGCTCATTTTGGGTGGGTCTCCGGATGATGCCTATTATTTTGTACGCAGTCCTATTGTTATAGAGCGAAACACGGTTCCTATTTATCAAATGGTAAAACCGTCCCTTAGATTAAATGAAGTACGTGGGTTCTCGACTATGGTAGAAAGCGGAATTCGCGGGGAAGAGGAATATAAAAAGAGTCTGGTATCTTTTGATACTTTCTTGCGCGAATATAGTACCAGATAATTAAACGTATACAAAATAATATAAATGTTTAAATTTATATTAGTTATTTATAATGACCATAAACAGGATTGAGCAAATGAAAAAAATACAGTCTGATGCGCTTGAACTTTTTGGCCGTAAGAATGCCGATTACGGAGACGCGTTTGCAAAATATGGTGTTATTGGTGTTTTAATGCGTATAGAAGACAAAATACAGCGTTCATTATCTATAACAAAAAATGGCGTAAATTTAGTAAACGATGAAGGTATTAGAGATACACTGTTGGATTTACATAATTATGCAGCTATGGCTTTAATGCTTTTGGACGAATAATTATTGACTTAGTACGTCAACTGCAAAATCTACTAATCCTTGTAAATTTTCAACAGGAGCAATAGTATATCGGTTTGCGTCCTGGGCTAATAATGTATTTGCAAAAACTGGTTTATCACTTTTAATTATTTTGCCTAATTTCGTATAAACTTCTGTAGCCCAATCATCGCAGTACCAGTTTTTAATCTCCTTTGGATAAAAGTAGCCCAATAATTCAACGTGTTTTTTATGTAAGAATGGATGCGTAGCTATTCTTTCGTTACCTTCGTCTATTGCCCACCCAAGGCATATGTAACCATTGTTTTTAAAATAGTCAATAAATTTGTTGATGTGGTCTAGACTATAAACATTCAAATCATCGGCAAAAACAGATAAATATTCTGCACCATAATCATTTATGGCGACAGCAGCAAGTTGATTTACAATACACACATAGCTTTTATCAAAGTTATTGAAAAAGTGGAAATGGAAGTTTTTTGGTAGGCGTTCCTTTAATTCGTTAATGTGTTTCAAATAAAACTCGTCATCATCATCAATACCTATTATAAATTTATAATTTGATATGTCTAATTTTTGCAGTGATGAATATAATGTTTTCAACAATGAACACGAATCTGCATCCGCAAAATTCATATTTCTTGAACTAGACGGTATAATAAATACAACGTTTGACTCATTTGACATAGTCTCAGTAGTTTTATTATAACAACAATATCCTATAACGATTATTATAAAAACTATTATAATATATGCCAAAACATTACGGTAGTTTAATGATAAAAAACCCGTTTTCATAAATATAATATATGCTTATAATTTATATTTATGATTATTAAAAAAGAAAAAAAGGGTTCGGTAACAGTCTATCATGTAGGAAAAGATTTTGATGACGCGGCCATGGAAAAAAGAATGAATACTTTTCTTAAACGTGAGCAAATTCCTCTAATTATAAAAGACGATACCGACGTTTATACTGAAGATGGTAGGTTATTATTGACATTTAGAAAGAACGCCATCAAAAATAAAGAGCATATTGACCAATTCTATGATAACATTATTAAATTTGCTAAAAATGTAAGTAGTAATCGTGGTAATGCCTCTGGTGCCAAAAAAATTGGCTTAGGTACAAACCCTAAAGTCATGAGCAATATTTTTGGTTATTTTGATAAATGGTCCGCCTCGCAAAAAATCATATTTCGTAAATTAAACAAAACTCCCAAGATTAGCGTTCGGGAATGCCGGTTTAATATGGACTATCCCGAAGAGTATAAGAAAACTATTCCTATGATTCAAGATATTGACGATCAGTATGCCAAATTAACACCTGAACACTACCGTCTCCAACGGCGCAAAGCAAACCAAACTCATTTTAAAATTCCTAATACCTCCTTTACTACTGTTACTACCAATGTAAATTATCAAACGACTGTTCATACAGATAAGGGCGACGATATTGAGGGGTTTGGTAATTTAGCTGTTATTGAGCGCGGGCATTATGAAGGCGGAGAAACTTGCTTCCCTCAATACGGTATTGGTGTTGATGTGCGCACTGGTGATATTTTATTTATGGATGTTCATCAACCCCATGCCAATTTACCTATTAAAAAAGAGAACGATGAAACGATACGACTCTCGATTGTTTGTTATTTACGAGAACGCGTTTGGCGAAATTCTATGGGTAGAACTAAAAAATATTTTGAGCGGTATAATCGTACGTTGAAGAAGATGTTTAATAGGTAATGGAATTTAGTAAAAATTTTATGCGTACATATATATATTATGCCAGTAATTGCCACATCAAAAGTTTACGAAGGCGAAAGATGGCGATTTTCAATAAATGAGTTAAAGGTAGGAGAAGAGTACTTTGCGTCTACGCAAAGATCTGTTGTTCAATTAATACCAAATGATACTATAGTAACAGTTAAAGAAAAATTCCCTTATTATTCAAGTGAAGATGCGGTCCTTGTATCCTATCAAGACAATGATGGTAAATTTAAAAAGATACGTTTACAGTTATATGACTGGGATTTTACTAGAAAAATTACCGGATCCACAAACTCCGGCGGACGAAAAACAAAGAAGAGTAATAAAAGGAAAAATAAATCAAAAAGAAAGAGAGCAACCAAGCATCGCCGAAATAAAAAATAATATAATCACATAGTATATACATAAATATACTATGTCATCCGATTACGTCGTTGCTATTCCATCTTATAAACGCACCAATGAATTAATAAATAAATCTTTGAAAACTCTTAAGGCCGGTGGTGTAGCGGCTTCCAAAATTCATATATTTGTCGCAAATAATGAAGAACGGGATTTATACGAAAAGGCTGTTCCCAAAGAACTTTACGGAAAAATCGTTGTCGGTGTCAAAGGTATAACTGCACAGCGTAAATTTATCGTCAAATATTTCCCCCAAAACCAATACGTAATATCGATAGATGATGATGTAGAGCAGATTGAAAAAATGGACGGGCCTACGCGGCTACTAAAAATCAAAAACGTAGATAAGTTTTTTAGGGATGGTTACGATAACTTAAAAAAACATGGGCTTTATATTTGGGGTATTTACCCCGTGCGTAACCCCTTTTTTATGAAACCCAAACTAACTACTGACCTTAAATTTATTATTGGTGTTTTACGAGGATTTATTAATCGTCATGATAAAGACCTGGAGCCATCCGAGGGTGCGGAAACGAAAGAAGATTATGAACAGTCGATTCTATATTTTAAAAAAGATGGCGGCGTTTTACGTTATAATAACGTTACGACAAAGACGAAATTTAATGCACCGGGAGGTCTTGGAACAGACCGCCATGAACGAAACAAGTCGGCAGCTGAGTATTTAAAAAAAACGTACCCTGATCTAATTACTATTTTTTATCGTAAAAATGGTATGACCGAAGTCAGATTGGCTAGGGCAAAAAGCGCGGCTACATTAAAAAACTTGTCAGTATCAAAACCTAAAAACAAAACGCAAAAAAAGAAATAAACATTATATCTTTCAATAATATAATGTTTTTTAATTTAGTGAATACTATAGTACAATGTTTATACTCATTTTTTATGGCAGATTATGAAAATTTCAAATTTAAAATAGATGATGACGATGAAAAAAGGTCAATGCGTAATGATAGTTATCATATTAATGTCCGCGATAGTTTTGAATATGCTCTAACTAGCGATTAGCCTCTGTTTTGTTGCTGAATATAATAAAATACCAATGAGATTAAATATTATATCATCATACCTCGGGTGGCTAATTGATGAGTATACATATTTTGCATCGTTTCTTACATTTTGGTTGATACGTTTGTTATAACGCATAAACACAATCTGTTCCACAAAAAACCAAATTATGCCTATCGCAAAGACTAATAAATATTCTGTCAACGATTTTACTTTAAAAAACACGCAAACCAAATAATTAAATATAATATGCAGAATATTCCAACCACAGAAGTTTAACGAAAACAATCTTTGATTTAATATGTCGTTTTTTTCCGATTTATAACTTTGTTTGAAAACAGACACGTATATATAAACAAACAGGAATGATGCAAAAATAAAAAACATTCTCATCATGTTACTAAATTATGCAAATATAATTTTTTATCCACAATTGTGTTTTAATTAAAGACCTATATCATAATCGTCGTCGCAACCCCCTACATCTGTATGCTTTATAGCACTCAAATTATTTTGAATGAGCACATTGTTTTTTGCGCAAACGTCTGTCCTGTCTTCCATTCCGCCGAACTCTTTCTCGATTTCACTATTTGCGTCTTTCATATCTACTTCCGCATCTTCCTGATTCTCCATTTCCTTCATATCAAGGACAAGATTGAATGAGCCGGTTCCGAAATAACCATGTTGTCCCATCATTACACTAGCGCTAACTCCGCGCATATGGTCAAACTCGGCGTGTCTGGATGCCTTCAAAAGTACCTCTGTGTGAACCTCAAATGTCGATTTCGAAATAGGCCCGATATCGTCATTTAAAATACCTGATCTGAAAATAGACACCATTCCTTTGGTAGAAGTCATGCGGTCGCAAAGCAGACTTAGATGATGATAATTAATATACACGTCACTAAATTCCATCACTTCAACGAATTCATTATAAATGACTTGTCTCGCTGCCTCAATACCAAGAATATTAAATATTTCATTAATATCATTACTGAAAGTACGAGACCCGTCGATGAAATCTAATGCCAGCACCTCGAGAAGATTTGAACCCGTAGTATCCAAAATCCATGTATCCTTCTTAATAAATTTGCCATCCTCCTTTTGAATAAGACGGTCATCTACTTTCTTATCCATAATAAGCTGGTTTTGTAACTTTCTGGGAATCACATTCCTGATACCATTGATACCACGCAGCACAATATTATTCATAATTGTATCCTGGAAATTGCGCAACAGATAAATCTCATCGGATTGATCGAGAGTCTCTGCTACGCCTTTTTGCTTTTTCTTATTGAGCGCATTGCTATTCAAACGGAGACGGAATACCAAATTCGATGAATTATAATCCGAATATGTGCATGTAATGTCATTACTGTAGCTATTTGTAATCGTAAAATGAATATCATCCATCGTAATATTCTTATCCAATAGTGTCTCTGGGTCCATCTCGATGCGAATAATCCACTTCGACTTTTGTTGGCCATCAACCGCTGTATTTTCGGCGCATTGCTTCATCATTTCTTCGAACTCGTAAAATTGCTCCATTAAGAGTTGGTCTTCAGGCACGTTCGTTGCCTTATCATTCGGGTCAAAACAAATTTGTACTGACTTGACGACGTCTACCAACTTCGTATGCTCTAACATATTTGCATATTGAGTCGCCTTGTCTTGTTCCCCTTCGTCAAGTGGCTTTAGGTGTACAGTTAGCGAAGGGTTCTTAGGATTCTTCGTCAATCGCAGAATCTCCTCAATACGAGGGACACCACGAGTAACATTGGATTTTGATGCTACACCAGCTAAATGGAAAGTGTTCAACGTGAGTTGCGTTGTCGGTTCGCCAATCGACTGACCAGCAATAACACCAACCATCTCTCCAGGATGAACAATCGCCTGTTTGTATTTCAGGACAACATTTTCAAGCAAAAGCGTCAGACCCTTTTTGTGAAAACGTTTATTGACAAGGAGGTCTTTTGGAGTCAAATAGTAATAATACAGAATTTCGAATAGTTCGGTCGGTGGTGCATAATGAATAGCACGTAATTTATTCATATATTCTTCAATGAGTTCAAATGCCTCCAGAGGAGTAATGTCAACGATTGAACTGGCGTTGAGATTTAATTGACCCTGTGCGTTTGCAATCATGTTTTGGAACGCAACTGGTACCTTTACTGTATTATCATTCTTGTTCTTGAAAATGTTGAACACAATTTCGTCACGACCCGTAATCATCTTTTGAATATAAGACATACACTTTTCCTTGGTGGCTGGCCGCTGTTTTTTCAAGCGCGTAATTGTCCCCTTCGCGTAAATATCTAATAAATCATTGTGTTGGTCATTGATTCCCACAATATCATAGTGCATGTAAATATCCTCTGTGCTCATTCCTACTAGAGGTACCGTTTGATTTTCCGCCTTTGTAGAATCAAACCCGTCATCTCCATAAGCGAATTGGATTATTTTACCCTTATTGTTACGAACTGTCATATCATATTCCACCTTGAGGTCCTCCAAACCTTTAATAAGTCGTCTCTGGATATAACCAGTTTGACTCGTCTTAACTGCTGTGTCAATAAGACCAATACGACCACCCATAGCGTGGAAGAAAAGTTCGGGTGCGGTTAAACCCGAGATATAAGAGTTTTCGATGAAGCCACGTGCGCCTGGGCTATCATCGAATTTGTTGAAATGCGGAAGAGTGCGGCTATCGAAACCATAGGGAATTCGTTTTCCATCTACGTTAGTCTGGCCTAAACAAGAAATCATCTGACTAATATTAATGGGCGTACCCTTAGAACCTGAGTCCACAATCATAACAAAACGATTTGTTTTGCTAAGCGATTTACGTCCAATTTTGCCGGCTTGGTTCGTGGCATCGTTCAAAATATTATTTACATTGTTTTCAAATTCGGCCATATTTGTGGTCGCCGTATTGTTTTCGAAAATACCTAGATGTACCTTCTCAATAAGGGAATGCACCTTTTTCTTTTGCTCTGTGATAATATTAATAATACTCTCCTGGGTTTGTGCGTTAGAAATCAAATCACTAATTCCGACACTAAATGAACTAGATTTCATATATTCTGTGACGACGTTTTGGAGGTCATCAATGAAATTTGACGCAGCCATACATCCATAGTCGTTATATATGCGATGAATAATACCTTTTGTGGTCGACGCAAGAACCGACTTTTCAATTTGTCCACGAACGTACTCTCCATTATGGATTTCGAGCACATTATTTGATGACTCATAGTTTTCGTCTTCATCATAGAGCTTGGTCTTGTATTTTAATGTCAATGGCACAAGGATTTGACTGAGAACATCAAAATTCGTTATTTTGTCCTTTCTAAGTGCTGACACGTCGACTTTATTAAACATCATCAATAAATTCATAGCGTCTCTCGGGCTAAATGTGATTCCCGGCCTAGTAAAACGATACGATCCAAGAAGCGAGTCTTGATAAATACCAATGATAGGCGCGTTTGCACTTGGGCTAATCATCTGGTAGGGAATGGCGGCTAGATGGCGCAGCTCTGTCTCCGCCAAAATATTCTGTGGCATGTGCATATTCATTTCATCACCATCAAAATCAGCATTATATGGTTTTGTGTCACCAACATTCATGCGAAATGTATCGCCCTTGCTCATAATTTTTACGATGTGACACATCATAGACATCCTATGTAAACTAGGCTGACGATTGAAAAGAACCGCATCGCCATCCATCATATGTCGATGAACAACGTCGCCGTTTTCTAGTCGTATTGAGCCACGGTCTACATAACGCAGCGAAATGCTTTGTCCGTTTTTCTTTTCCAGAATCTTGGCACCAGGCCAAATCTCCGGACCATTCTGAATCAACTTCATTAGGAAGTCACGGTTTCTGTCATTGACGACCATTGGCTTGGTAATATTCATCGCAATTTTTCTAGGGACACCGAGCTGTCGAATCGACAAATTAGGGTCGCCAGTAATGACCGAACGAGCACTGAAGTCTACGCGTTTACCCATAAGATTACCACGAATTCGACCGTTTTTGCTATTAAGACGCCCCATAATACATTGAAGCGGACGACCTGAGCGCTGAGCCATTGGCACTGCGCCCTTGACTTTATTATTGACAATCATCGCAACGAAATATTGTAGAACCGTGGTCATTCCTTCAATAACGTTAGGAGATGCATTCGAATTTAACTTGTCCATCAAATCGCGATTGGTTTTGATAATGTTACTATAAATATGCGTCAAATCATCTTCGCTACGCTGCTGTGCATCATGCTTCACTGAAGGACGTACAGCAGGAGGAGGGACAGGTAAAACTTGGCAAACCATCCACTCGGGTCGGCACCACGTTGAACTGAACCCCATAAAGTTTATATCCTCATCCGAAATACGTTTGAAAATCTTAAGAACAATCTCAGGCGTAAGACGAATATTGATTTTCTTATTATCTGCCCCTTCTGCGTCGATATTTTCCCAAATTGCAAAAAGCGTTGCCATTCCCTCTAGTTTGACTTTGTCCGGCTGTTTACAACCACATCCGTCCTCTGTTTTGTCTCCACATCGCTTAACTTTGGCAGCAAGACTGCTGACATAATCCCATCGGTCTTCTGTGCTCATTTTATGAACATGCGGATGGTGGTTTTTATTTATCAGTAATTTGCTACATTTGAAGCAAACACATCTGGATATTTTCATTATTTCTTTGATATGCTGAATAAAGAACACTGGTCTTGCTAGCTCGATGTGTCCAAAATAACCAGGTGTGTCGATATACGTATATCCATCTGTGGGACAGATTATACCCGGCTCGAGAACTCCCATTCGAGGATCAAACAGACCACCAACAACTGGTTTATTATTAATATAAGTATCGCGTGACGTTACTTCGACAACTGAATTTTTACGTATCTCCTCCGGTGATAATATACTAAATTGCACACCAATAATCTTGGACGAAGGTTTGTGTTCATTTGTTTTGTTTTGGTGTAGCGACATTTCAACCTAATATATATATTAATGTAACTTTTTATATTCTTTGAGAATCAATTTTTTAACGTAAATAAATACTTTAAGTGCATAATTTTCACGAAGCTAAAAATTGATTTCGAAAAATTATTTATTGTTTGAAGCAACCATTTAAACGGCTCTTGCTGTTAATATCTAAATCATGCCGAAGAAGACTGCTACCTATAACACTCGCAACAACAAGAAGAACAAGCTTAAGAAGTCGAAGGACGACTCAGATAGCGACGAGGAGATTTTTGAGGACGAGGAGGATTATGAGACATGTAGTGAGACTAGTGATTCATCTTTTGTACCTGATAAGAAGAAGAAAAATAAAAAGGTACTTGTAGGAAACGACGAGGATGAAGACTCGGAAAATGATGATGATGAGGATGAATCAGAGGATGAATCTGCGTATCGCCTTAAATTTGAAGAGTTTCTTGGTCAAATGTTTCCGTCTAAGTATATGAAGCAAAAGGTTGCCGAAAAGAAAAAGGCCTCGGTCAAATCAAAACATGAGGCCAAGTCTAAGTCTAACTCTAAGTCTAAGTCTAAGTCTAACGCCAAGTCTAATTCTAAGTCTAAGTCTAAGTCTAAGTCTAAGTCTAAGTCTAAGTCTAAGTCTAAGTTTAAGTCGACAGAATCTACTGAAGAAGAGGATGATGATTCTGATGATGACGATGATGATGATGACGATGATGACGATGATGACGATGATGATGATGACGATGAGGAGGAGGAAGAGGAAGAGGAAGAGGAAGAGGAGGAAGAGGAGGAGGATGAAAACGGTAAGGTTATGGATATTGTATTCTTCGGAGGTTCTGGCGATCAGTATGTTTATCCCGACGACTACAATGAAGAGGACGATAATGCTGACTGTGACAGCGAGGACGAAAAGGCATTTATGAAGGAGAATTATGAAGCTATCGCTATGCCGGTAAAGGATAGTAAGAAGAAGAAGGATAAGAAGAAGGACAAGAAAGGAAGTTCTCATCCCGAAGAAATCGGAGAAATTACTGACGTTGAGCAGGAATATCTTGATTTGACTGAGACAAAGAGAACTCTTACGGTCCAGCTTAATAAGCGCCCAAACAGTAAGATTCTTATTAACGCTATCCAGGATTGTGACAAGTCCATCAAGAAGCTCGTTAAAAAGGCTCGTATTCGTAATGCGCGTGCTTATCATAAGCTCATCCACGACGACACACAAGAGACGAACGAAATCGATTATTTCAAGAAGAAGCTCTCAAATAAGGAGCAGCTTCGTATCATGAATGATTTGAAGGAAATTAATTCTCATGTAAATATTGACCGTCCTTATCGCCTGGCTCTTCTCCAGTCTAAAATTCCTCCTAAGTTCAAGGCGTATGCTCTCCAAAAGCTAAACGCACTGAAGCATTTGGAGCCAGGAGACAACGAGTATTATAAAATCAAGAATTGGGTGGATACGTTTATGCGAATCCCCTTTTGCAATTACAAGAGTCTTTCCATTACTATGGACGATGGTATTGAACGGTGTCACGATTTCATGAACAATGCCATGACCATTCTTGATGATTGTGTTTATGGACTCAATGACGCCAAGCTCCAGATTTTACAGATGGTTGGTCAGTGGATTTCTAATCCTTCCGCCATGGGAACAGCAATTGCTATCAAGGGACCTATGGGGACTGGTAAAACCACTCTTGTTAAGGAGGGAATTAGTAAGATTCTTGGTCGTGAGTTTGCGTTTATTGCTCTTGGCGGAGCAGGAGACAGTAGTTTCTTGGAGGGTCACTCCTATACTTACGAGGGAAGTAGTTGGGGTAAGATTGTTCAGATTTTGATTGATAGTAAGTGTATGAATCCTGTGATTTACTTTGATGAGCTGGATAAGATTAGTGACACTCCCAGAGGAGAAGAAATTGTAGGTATTTTGACACATCTCACTGATACATCACAGAACAGCCAATTCCACGACAAGTACTTCTCAGATATTGATTTCGACCTCAGTAAGTGTCTGTTTATCTTTAGTTATAATGACGAGTCCAAGGTCAATGCTATTCTCAAGGATCGTATGTATCGTATTCAAACCAAGGGTTACGACGCAAAGGAAAAGATTAAGATTGCGCGCGACTATTTGTTACCAAAGATTCGAGAGCAAGTGAATTTTAGCGAGTCGGACGTTATTATTCCTGATGATACGATTCAATATATTGTTTCTAATGAACATCTTACGAAGGGAGAGGCTGGTGTTCGTAATTTGAAGCGCTGTCTTGAGATTGTGTATACGAAGTTGAACTTGTTCCGCTTGATTAAGCCAGGTTCGACGAATATTTTCGCTAAGGAGATTAACCTGGATGTGTCGTTTCCCTTTACTGTAAGTCGAAAGGATGTAGATGTGTTTATTAAGAATGAAGAGAACCAGAATCAGTCTATGCTGGCGATGTATTGTTAAACGTGGTTTTAAAATATTAAAATAAATAATTACATAAAAATAATTTTTTATGTAATATAATGTGCGACACGCATTATGAAATTGATGATATTATTCGAATTAAAAGACAATTGGAGGATTTGTTGAAAGAAAACGACAATATCCATTTACAAAATGCCGTTTCAGAAATAAATAAATATTTGAAACTTGAATGCCTTCATAATAAGGTTCGAGACTATATTGATATTAATCCAGAGGCTAGTATTCCGATTGAATATTGTTCTATTTGTTTTACTACATTTTAATTATAAGCGGTTTGATTTCCACCGCGAGTTTTTAATTGGTTTAGTTGGTTATCATCTAAACATAAATATCCATTGGAATTAGAATAAGGACCTGGTTCGCATGACGCTGCACCTTCCGCTTGCGAATAAATATCAATACCCTTGTCACCCTTTGCATAATCACCAGATACGTCATTTAATGTTGCGAAACCTTCCCTGCCGCTGAAAGTTGTTCTAATAACTGGAGCACTAGCTGCTTGGTTCATTGTATTATATAACATTCCTGATTCAGGAATCGGCGTCCCCATATTATTAATACTATTGTCATCATAAAATGAAGAGCTATCTCCTTGGTTCATTGTATTATATAACATTCCTGAACCCGGAATGGGTGTCCCTACGTTATTAATATTGTTGCTGTCATAAACTTCAGGCTCAAGAGCACTATCCATGGCTTGATTGGGTCCATTCGTAACAAAATTTTTGTCACTATCGTTAACTTCGCCAACATTTAAAGGCGCTTGAATGTTTTCGTAACCTTCAGAATCATAGGGTTTAAAATAAGCGCAAGATTGGCATAGTGAAATAAAAACAACTACCACTAAAATTACAATTGGAATAACATATTGTGCATTGAATTTCATTTTTGTATAAATATTTAAGAGATATTATTTATGTTCTAAATTAACCAACCAATCCCTTCGTGTTAATTCTAAATATCAGATTTATCCATAGTCTCCACTATTCTATCTAAAAGCCCCTCCTTCTGGTTATTTTCGACAACTAAAGTATCGTTGTCCATTTTAGTGAATAACCACAATTTTCTAAAATATTCATTCGCGCTTTCTATAAAATTGGTATTTAAGTTAAATATGTTTTCGGACTCTGTCAAATCCATTCCACTGAAAAAAAACTTATAAACAAAAAATACTGATATTAATAACGTTAAAACAACAAAATAACTATTTTTTGCTACATAGCCGTACATATCAAACGAATTGTCGTCGAAACTGTCTAAAGAATCTTCCATTGTTTAATAAAGTACGGAATTATATTTTTTGCGCGCAATGAACATAAAAAATATATCTTTTATTTAGTATAATGAGTATCTCAGAAAGTATTCCTCTTAAATCTTTAATCGACGAGTCGGAATATGTTAATAATACAGACTCTATACGTAAATTGAAACATAGTACTAAAATTCGCGATGACGTTAGACGATTAGACATATTTAAGACACAAAATGCAGATTTATTTAAAGAAAGTCCTGAGCGTTTTTTAGAACTAGCCGTAGAAGAGGCACCGTTCTTATACAATAATTATATGGACCTTTTCCATAAAATGATTAAGGATGAATTAGATTTAACCATTATGACAAAGCTGTTAATTGTGCTTAAGATGATTGAAGATTCTGCCGTTGACCAATATAAAGGCTCTGTAATGGTGGGAAAGGTGCTAAAAGAATTATATATTGATAGCGCAATGAAGAGAGGCGATAATTTGGACAAACAGTATGAAGACGAAAAGCCAAAAATTATAGAAGGGCAATCTATTTCATGGAAACAATATAAAAATAATGGCCCTTAATAAATAAACATGACCTCTTTTGATTATGAAAGTTTTCTGAATAATATGAACGTTAATAATGGCAATAAGAAACAATTTGCTGTTTTAAAGCTTTTTGTTAATCCCGATAATAATGAACTCCGAGAGTTATACGAAAATCATGTAAATAAACATAACAATGAGGTCATTAAATCATCTCATCCTAATTCCGGATTCGATTTATTCATTGCTGACGACGTGACGTTTAATCAGGAATTGGATAGCAAATTTGTTGATTTAGAGATACATTGTGAAATGATAAATAGCGAGGGCATTAGTAGCGGATTTTATCTTTTTCCTCGGTCGAGTATTTCCAAGACACCGTTAATGTTGGCGAATCACACTGGGGTTATTGATAGTGGTTATCGTGGTAGAATGATAGGTGCATTTCGTTGGTTAAATTCGCAGGAATCTCATGAATCATCATATACAGTAGAGAAGCGCACTCGCTTGTTGCAAATTTGTCATCCTTCGTTGTGTCCTGTTATTGTGAAAATAGTAAATGATATAAATGATTTATCGAACAGCGAAAGGGGTTCTGGTGGGTTTGGTTCTACGGGTCGTTAAAATTATAAGTAAAATATTTCATCCGACACTATATATAATATGTCAAATGAAACTGGACTTTTGCAAGTCTATAAAGGCAGTTGTTATCAGAAAATTTATCAGAAAAAGTATCAGAAAATAATTGTATTAGATTTAGATGAAACCATAGGTTCGTTCGGTGATTTATATATTCTGTGGACTGCTCTAAACAAAATACGGGCCCTAGATAAAAACGAAACCCAAACGATTTTTGATATACTTATGGATATGTATCCTGAATTTCTAAGGTACGGAATATTAAATATTCTTGAATTTCTTTATTTTAAAAAGGCATCCGGTCAGTGCGATAAATTGTTTATTTATACCAATAATATTTGTACCCCTCCTTGGGTTTCACTTATCGTTTCGTATATTAATAAACGGTTAAAAACATCGAACTGCCTGTTTGATAAAATAATAAGCGCTTTCAAAATTAATAACAAAATAGTGGAATTTTTGAGAACCAGTAAAGATAAGAACTGTGGAGATTTAATACGTTGTACTTTATTACCAAAGACGACAGAAATATGTTTTATAGACGACACTTATCATCGTGATATGATAAACGAAAAGGTGTATTATATACAACCATTTCCTTATTTTCACGGCCTTTCGGTTGACGTTATTATAAAACGTTTTATGTTATCATCGTATGGTGTTGAATTTATGAAAAAGACAAACATGATGCATACTTTTGAAGAATATATTAGTGATTGGTTTTTTTTCCATCATAAAGGAAGAGATGACGTAGCGAGCACAAAAGATGTCGATGTTTTTGTAGCGCAAAAAATGATGTATCATATTAAAGATTTTTTTTATCTAACCAATCGTAAAAATCGTACTTGCAAAAAACGTGCATCGAATCATCGTAAAACTCATAAAAATCGGTTATCGGTTGATAGTTCATTGAACCAACTTTCTTAATTTTTCGAGTAAAGAGAACATTGGTGTTTTATTATCGCCTTTTACCAAAGATTTTTCTGTTTCCTGGTATATCTTCGATGGGTTTTGTCTATTCACGTACAAATGGATATTATAAACGGAAAATATTATTGCGAGAACAAATACGTCGTTGGTCCAATCAATCGATAGGCCTTTTCTATATAGTAAGTAAATCGGCAAAATCTTTAAAAAAAGTATCATGATGCTGTATTTTGCTATTAATATGACGTCGAATTTTATTTGAGAAACATAAATTATTTCATACACGTTAAACCAAAACGCTATCCATAGCGCCAATAGAGGATTTGCCGTTTTTTTAAGCCAGTTCGTGGTTGGCCCGACAAACGCGCCTATGTTATAATAGATTAAAAACCATGCCGCTATCCAATAAGAAAATAAGTAATCGAATCGTACATAGCCCATTTGTATTAACGTGATATTTGTTTTTTACACATTTGAACATTTAAAATGGAACTCCTGAAAGGCGTTCCACTAGATATTTATCGGTGTAAACTACTTTTGTAATTCCTCATACGCCATCAATAATAACTGCTCTTCATTGGATAATTTTTGAAACGATAGACATTCATCAAAACGGTATTGTATAAAACGATTCATGTTGTTTTTTGTGAGAACTTGTATTCCGTCTTTTAAAAATTTGATATCTACAACTATTCCTCCAGTAGTTAATTTATCTGAGTCTTTACGAATCCAACGCACATGTCTTCCTTTAAATAGTTCATTTATTTCGTCTATAAAACGGTAACCTATTAATTTATCACACAAGTCCTTGGTTTTTTCTTTTGTTAAAGACAGTTCGGAAATGTTCTCAAAAACGTCTTTTGTGATTTCATCCATAGTTTTGTTCTCTAAATAATCGTTCTTTTCATTTTCTACGGACTCTAATATGGCTTCAATATCTAATGTTGAAAATAAGGTCGGGTCTTTTTGTGCTGTTTCGAAAATTTCGTTTACGTTCATTGGTATATATAAATATTTATCTTTATGTATACGGCGTCTTTTGTTTTATAAAACATAAGTTTGTTTTACGTAATTTAAAAAATATTGAGTCAATGCCAAATTTCCTAATAAAAATACAGCTGTCCCGAAAATTACGCGACGGTCCCCTTCTGTCATTCTTGTTTTTCGCCAAGGATTAAATCTTATTAATAATACGAAACAAATATAGGTTTGTATAGCTATATTAAGATAATTGGTCATAGTTTCATCGAATATTATTATTTCAAAAAACCCCAAAATATGCGATACATGTAAAAAATGCGATATATTTAAAATCAGTAACGTATAAAAGTAAAAATTACCGTTTGATTTTTCTATAATCTTATCTATATATGTCAATGTTTTGTTCATTTATATTATCATTATAAAAAAATTAGAGTTATGGTTACTAAATTCATATGAATGAATGTATAGTAAATAACAAATACAAAATCTTGGATAAAATAGGTAACGGACAATTTGGAAATGTGTATAAAGCAATTCATCAAAAAACAAGTGCACAAGTAGCTATAAAATTTGAGAACCAAGATGGCGGAATTAAATTGCTACAACACGAAACAACTATTTTAAATTATTTGCGGAACGAAGGCGTAAAACAGATACCCACGGTTTTATGGTATGGATTATATGGCGAAAACCTTTGTTTAGTTATGCCATTGTTTGAATGTTCTCTAATTCAGTATATTCAATCGAGAACGCTGACCCCAGAAAAAATATATAACATTATACGGAGTTGTTTATCTATACTCGAATCTGTTCATAAAAAAGGCGTTATTCATCGCGATATAAAACCGGAAAACATTATGATAAAAGACGGTGCCTTATTTATCATAGATTTTGGGTTCTCAACCTTTTATATTAATGATAAACGAGAACATATTCGAGACGAACGCAGTCATAACGATATAACAGGAACACCTAAATGGTATAGTTATTATTTACATAATGGTTTGAGCCCATCTCGTCGTGATGACATAATATCCCTATCGTATATATTTTTATTTATGATACTAGGAACTTTACCATGGTCCAATATTGCCGTTGGTAGCGCATCAGAAAAAAATGCACTTAGGAGAGAACTAAAATCTCTTGAAAATATTCTATCTTTGGTTGATGAAGTACCTCTTTGCGATTTTATAAAAAGCTGTTACGATATAGCGTTTGATGAGGCTCCTGATTATTACAAATTAAATGATATTTTGAAAAACAATATAAAAAAATAACATGAATACATGTACAGAGTAATACGATGAGTACTACCGAGCGTGCATTAGGTCAAGTAAAGTGGTTTAACAATAAGGCTGGTTACGGTTTTATTACTATGAATGATAGCGCCGATGAGAACGCAGGAAAGGATATTTTTGTGCATTATTCGTCGATTCGCGTTACAAATTCGCAGTATAAGTACCTAACTCAAGGAGAGTATGTCGAGTTTTCGCTCGAGAGGTCGACTTCGGAGAAGCACGAGCTTCAGGCGAATGATGTCTCGGGATTAAAGGGTGGTAAGCTCATGTGTGAGGTTCGTCGTACTGTTTTCCCCGAGGGAGACCGTCGTCCTGTCCGCTCCTACCGTCGGTTTGAAGAGGATGGGGAGCAACAGCAGCAAGGCGACGATGATTTTAAGAAGGTCCAGCGTAGGAAGCCCGCCGCTCGTAAGCCACGCACTGTTCCTGCTCCTTCGGTTTAAATTCTATAAAAACAAATAGTTTTATAGAATCAACAAGTCGATTTATCAATGACAACTTCTTTCGCAATATTACGTAATATTTTTTCCCGGTTCTTTTCGTCTTCTTCTGGTGTTTGGCCGCCTAATACTGCTAACATAATTTTAATAAAGTTCTCGTTTTGTTGTGTGTTATTGACCGTACATTCTGGATATTCTTTTTGCCAAGCAAGCATTTGTTGAAAGTTTTTATCAGCAACTACTTTTACAGCCTTTGTTAGACGTGATTTATCATCGTTTTCTTTTTCCCAAACATCTTGGTCTTTCACGTACATAGTTTCCCGTTTAACGTCAGTGCAATGTATGGGTCTCTTATGAACGTCCATTTCTTTTAAGCCATTGACAATGATTTTTGATATGCCTTCTACGTATCCTAGACGCCCAGTCTCTTCAAAGTCCGTAAGTTTCAATTGTAGTGAATTTACGAAATCCATTAAGTTGAGTGCATCTTTACATTTTTCATTTAAAAACACATTCAGATTAAAACTATTGTTGTTTGTGGTAATATTGTTTTGTATCATCGTGTTCTGACTTGCTAATTCATTAAATTTGTTGTTTTGTTCTATCAATAAAGTTTTAAATTCATTTGTTTGTTTTACTATTTCTAATAGTAAATTTGCGTTTATTGATTTATTGTTGTCCGATAAAACTGCTTTCATTAAATCATCAGCGGTTGTGCCAGTGCATTTTTTTTTATGATTACATAGACTCGACATATGCTTATATGTTTTACCGCATTTACATGAAAAATCACGGGTTTCAATATTGTTAGGACTTGGGACGAAACCATTCGGATTTGTTAGTAAATTATGTTTACGGGTGGAATTATGTTTGATAAAATCTTTTTTGTTATTCGTAAAATAGTCACACGTCTTACAAATATATTTTTTGGGGATTTCTGGGGATTTTTCCATTCGTATAATGACTAATGAGAAAATCCCTAAAGTCGATCGACGCAGTGGGACCCTCGTATTTTGCAAAATTATATTGTTTATTATATATTAACCGCGCATAATATTATAGTCTTATGATAACAACCATGAATTAAAATAAATGTCCAACTATCATGGAAGCAGCGGGGATTTTTTGAATTAGGCAAAATTAGGATTTTATTTTATCGTAACAAAATCATTTTGTTTTTAAACTTGTGTATTACCAAACATGCAATGAATATGATTGAAATAACAAAAATGGGATTTTTTGGGACAAAAATATTAGGATTTTGCCTAATAAATTTGTCCCAAAGTGCGATTTTTGCGTTTTTTCTTATGCAGTCATACTAAAAAAATAATTTTTGATTTTAAAGCTTTATCGAGACAATTCGTTTTTCCGTAAAACTTTATTTCGTATATTTTTATTTTGGACATTTATAAATGTCCATTTTCCAAAAGTTGGCCTATTTCTTTTTGGGGAATTGACTGCATAAAATTATTGGTGTTTTTAAGATAAAAAACGTTATCATTAATCGTAAGATACATAAAACGGTCTGTTGACTGCATAATTGGGGATTTTTTGTTAGGATTCTATTAGTATTTATTCTTTCAGTAATAAATGTTTGTTTAATAAAATAATAAATGAATGCATAATAAGTAAGATAATTATTTACAATTATTTTAGGGGATTTCTTTGGGATAAAAAATTAGTATTTAGCCGAACGGGTTTGTCCCAATATTTGGAGAACTTCATAAACCAATAAAAATTGAATCCTTTTTGAATTCTTATTAGAATGCAAAAAGTAGCCATGACGGCAAATTCTAATTACGACGAGGTCCACGTTGTTTCCGATTCCGAGGAGGATGAGGAGGAGCAGGAGCAGGGTTGGACGGGTCCATACCATCCTAGCTTTCCGAACCAGTGGGTCCTTAGTCACGAACCAGGCACTGGTCCAGAGCAATGTAATAATTGTGCAGATTACGGTTCCTACCAAGGGGAGTTCATCGGATACTGTGCTAATTGTGCTGCCTACGTATACGAAGGACGGCGCGGCAGAGGATTCATGGGCGACGGCATTGAACTAGTCGATGAGCAAACCAGACAGTGGATAAGCGTTTACGACACCTATTTGTCGCACGTAGAATTTGCTCGATTCAGTAACGAATTGCCTCCAGTGGTTGAGGAGGAAGACTCATACGATGAGGAGTCTGATGACACGAGCATTCCCGACCTAGAATTGGTGGGCCAAAACACCGTTTTTGAGGCGCATTTTGAGGGTGGCTACTTTGATTTCTAAAGTAAAAAGACAAAAAAAATAAAAAGGTTGTATATATTGTTTTTTTATCACACAATATATAAATGAAACTATTGAGGCTCAATGAATTTTTAAATATTTTTCATAGAGAACCAGATACATTACCCAATTTTTTACGTAAAGCGACTGTTAGAACGTCGGCTGGTTTAGTTCCTTTAAAGGAATATATGGCACGAAGACAAATCGATAAAGAAAAAATCAAGACTCTTTTTGAGAACATTAAGAATCGAAATGAATATTTAACGCGATTTTACAATTTGTCATTACGTATCGATCCTGAATTTTTAACCATTCAAACGCCTCCTATGAAAAATAAACATATGAATAACAACGAATCGATTAATTATAAAGTTTTGATACGTAATATGCATTATAAAGGGATATTACAAGATACCAAATCAGGAATTGAAGGTGTTCCAACGTATATCGATGTTCTCAAAGATTTGTATTTACATTCCATAATTGATTATAAATTATTGACACCAAGCGCATCTGATTATATAGCAAAGGGCCGTATTGGTTCGGTGTTCTCGTCCTTTTATTTTCGCGCATCAATCATGAACCCATATCTGGTATATTCGTTGAATCATTCGGTTCTCAAAGGCACTAAAATTTTTACACCAACGCTAGGATGGACATCTTATTGTTTTGGTTTTTTACAATGTCCCTATGTTACTGAATATGTAGGAACAGATGTAATCAAGGACGTATGCACCAAGACACAGGAATACGCAAATATGTATAAAGATAAAAAGACAACTATATTCTGTGAACCATCTGAGAACTTAGCCAAATCGGCTCAATTCAGAAAGAAATATCGAGAACATTTTGATGTAGTGTTTTTTAGCCCTCCGTATTATCGTTTAGAACTGTATAAAGGTGCAGAACAAAGCACTAATAAATATACGTCTTATGAAGAATGGTTAGAAGGATACTGGGAGAAAACCATAGAACTTTGTCATCATGTTCTTGAGCCGGGTGGTCGTATGTGTTATATTTTGTCGGGTTACGGTTCTGATAATACGAAGGAACAATACGATTTGTTAGGAGACATGAATCGCATAACAAAGAAATATTTCAAATTACAAAGTTCTCAACCAATGCATAATAAAGATGTACATTCCACGAATCATAAAGAGACTGCGGAAAAAATAATGGTGTTTGTTAAATAAAATATATATTTTAATAATATATGAAAAATTTTTTAAGGAGGACGTTATTCATTTTTTTACTATTAGTTCTCATATTTAATATGTTTTATTTAATTAAAGACTGTTTTGCTTTATCACAAACGGTGGATGAAACCAAAAGAGACTTGAAAGATTACGAGAATATACCAATTAATGATAATATTATATATGAAAATGTTGAAAAATTAATAAATGAAATTAGCGATATTAAAACCGACAATAATGTAATAATCAATATAGTAAATAGTGATTCTGGTTTTGGTTCTCAGTTAACAATATTTTTACAAACATTATCTTTTTTAAAAGAAGTGAATCCCAATATAATATGTTTACCGCATTTCAGTAAAAACACAACGCTCTTTAAATATCATGATAGTAATTATAACAATTCTTTTTTCTTATACTATAAAAGAAAAATACATATAGAAAATTTAGAAAATTATAAGATTTATTTTGCAAACTCATCTCTTTTAAGCACACCTTTCATAACAGCATGCATACCAACAATGAGTGACGAAACGAACAAAAAATATATTACCAATTTTATTAATGATTATGAAGTAATAAAAAATCAATCTGTAATAGATAGTATTTCTAATTTAAAAAAGCCAATATTTGGCATACATTTGAGGAGCATTGCGCAAAAAATTGTGCATGACCCCGAATATTTATCTGTATCTTATTCAGATAGATTATTGAAAATTAAAGAAAAAATAAGCAATGATCACAAAGAATATTCTATTTTTATAATGTCGGATACTAATGACAATATAAACTTGGCAAAATCTATTTTTGATGATATTTATTATTTTGATAACGTTTTAAGAATTGATGGAGACAAAGACATAATAATGAGTTTAGATAATGACAAATCTGGTTATAAACTAGGAATGGATATTTTGAATGAGTGTTTTGCGATGAGTTTATGTAATAAAATATTTGTATCAAATAGTAATATCCATTTCATTATTTCAACAATGAATCCAGATATTGATATGGAAAATTATTAATCCCCTATACGAATACGCAGAAAAGTTAGGATTTTTAAAAGAAATATAAATCGAATAAGCATTTTAAGTTATAAAGTTTTCAACGCGTTTTTTCCATTAATCATAATAACAATACAGAAAAATAATGTTTGTTATTTTATATATGATTAATCATAAAATAAAAGTTTTAGATGAAGAGATGAAAATAGTAGAAAACAACATTAACATAAAACACCAAATACATAGTCGTGTTGATTATAAAAATTCGGCTTGTGTAAAGCCTTGGGGACATGAGTTTTTGATATACGAAAGTGATAAAATAGGGGTTTGGTTTTTGAAAATTAAAAAGGGCCAATCTACTTCTTTGCATACACATTTTAATAAAGATACGATTATCATATGTTTAAACGGAATAGCTAAAATAAATTTACTCAATTCTAGTATTATTTTAAATCCTATGTCCAGTATTCATTTGCCTCAATACAATTTTCATGGATTATCTTCTTTTTCGGAAGAAACCTATTTATTGGAAATAGAAATTTTTAATGATAGTGCAAAATTTAGTGACAAGAACGATTTATTGAGAATAAATGACCAATATAAAAGAAATTCAACAGGATACGAGTCGTCTGTTAATAAAACTACAGAGGACTTGGACAAATTGGATTACTTTTT